TAACATTGTCGTGGAGTAACCACTCCAACATATAGGAGGCTATAAAAGCAATGGTATATGTATTAAATAAACAAGGCAAACCAATAATGCCTTGTAAAGAAGCAAAAGCAAGAAAGTTACTGAAACAAAACAAAGCCAAAATAGCAAAACACGAACCGTTTACAATTCAATTACTGTTCGATTGTGAAAATCAAACACAAGAAGTAAATCTCGGAATTGATGCTGGGAGTAAGCATATCGGTGTTTCTGCAACAACAGAGAAACAAGTCTTATATGAAGCTGATGTCGAATTGAGAAACGATATTGTTAATAAATTATCTTCTCGTCGCGAAGCAAGAAGAACGAGAAGAAATAGATTGAGATATCGTCCAGCAAGATTTAACAATCGCGTTCATTCAAAACACGAAGGATGGCTTGCTCCAAGCGTTGAACAAAAGATAAATACACATATCCAAATTATAAAACACTTGTGCGAGATTTTACCGATAACTAAACTTATTGTCGAAACCGCTCAATTCGACATCCAGAAGATAAACAATCCCGAAATATCGGGGGAAGGATATCAACAAGGCAATCAATTGGGTTTTTGGAATGTGAGAGAGTATGTATTGTTCCGCGATAACCATGAGTGTCAATGTTGCCACGGTAAATCAAAAGATAATGTATTAAATGTACATCATATTGAAAGTCGTAAAACTGGTGGCAATGCGCCGAATAATTTAATCACTTTATGTGCAACCTGCCATAAGGCTTATCACAAGGGCAAAGTTAAATTAAAGCTCAAACGTGGTAAAAGTTATCGAGATGCTGCATTTATGGGGATTATGCGTAAGACGCTATTTAACAGATTATGTGCGTTATATCCGAATGTTTGCGAAACATATGGCCATATAACCAAAAACACTCGTATTGAAAATAACCTGCCGAAAGAACACTACATAGATGCTCGGTGTATAAGTGGCAATCCAAAGGCAAATCCTTTAGATTATTATATTTATCAAAAGTGTGTTAGAAGACAGAATAGACAAATCCATAAAAACAATTTCTTAAAAGGTGGATATAAAAAGAATAATCAACTAATTGGAAACGTTTTTGGATTTAAATTATTTGATACTGTAAAATATCAAAATAAACAATATTTTGTTTTTAGTAAACGCAAATCAGGATTTTTAGATATAAGAAATCTAGACGGAGAAAAAATAAACAATGGTTCAATAAGTTATAAGAAACTTAAAAGGATCAAACATAATTCAACAAAACTAACAGAAAGGAGGCGGCAATTCCTCCGTACCCCTAAAAAGGACGCGGTTTTTTGTCGAAAATTTTATGAAATATGTATATTTGATTACTTGCTTCACCGAGAACGGTGTGAGACATGACAAAAATGGTTATCCCATTTACGGTGGTCAACAGACGGTGGGGATGTATTTCTCTAAGAAAAAGGCTCTGTCTGCACTTGCCCGAAACGCTTGTGATATTCAAGACGATGGCAAATATGCGGTACTTGAGCGAACAGCTGGCGGTTTATATAGTTGCCCTGAAGTATTGGGATTCTTCAAGTATAACCCCGAGAAAGACGGTTTTGAACCAACAGATGAAGTGGTTGATCCAGGTTGGGCAAGCTACGTTTGGTCAATAGTGTGAGGTAGAATATTATGGAAAATAGCTTACATGAATATATTTCAGAAAATCCTTTTCAACCAGGAGATTTGTTGATCCGTATCAAAGGTTGGGAAGATGACATTGGTTGCCTTTTCATGGCGGTCAGTGGAGCGGGCCCTGCGGCTCTTAAAATAACACCGAGCAAATACGACGACTTTCCAGTATATCATTATATAGATTATACTGAATTTAAAAAAGTCGGAAATATAAAAGATGCTTTGCGTCAGTTGGCTAATGCCCAAGTTCAGAATACAATGCTTGAGCAAGCCTATCAAAAATTTTCAATTAAAGGAGTGAACTATGAATCCGACCAAAGAAAGAGCAAATGTTGAGCTCGATGAGCTCAAAATCAGAATCAACAAACTCAAAAGATTTGTTGAAGGTGAACGCATCACGACGGTTAGTCCCGAAATGGCAGACCTCCTTCGCCAACAATATGCGGTTATGAAAGAGTATTATGAAATTCTCAAAAAAAGAATTTCACTTATGGAAGACTAAATTCCAAAAAAAAGTTGTCACAATTGGTTGACAACTTTTTCCTTATATGATATATTATAGTTACTCAATAAGGAGGTGCAACATGATAGATATCAGAAAAGAGGTTGCAAAAATATTGGATGAAGCTTGCAAATGTGCAAAAAATCGTTTCAAAACCAAGGTCTCGATTTATGACTTTGGATGCGTTTCGCGTTGGAAGCCTGACGAAGAAGACGCCAAAGAGTTTGGTTATCTTAAAACCGAAGAGTATTACTTCCGCGTAAAGGGTTGCTCTGGTTGGTTGTTTGCAATCAACACCTGTCTTGTCAACGAAGACCGTCTTGACATAACTTCGTGCTACGGCCAATACGAGGACACCATTGATAAATTCAGAGCAAGCCATAGTCTTTACAAGACTACGAAAGACGAGGATGTTACCCACGAAGAATCCTTTGATGGCATTCGCTATGTCGCTTGGGAGTTGGCAAAAATATTGTCATTCATCCACAAACATCCTGCTTTGGCTTATTACCGCAGCAACTTTACAGAGGTAGACACGGAATTCTCAACAGTGGGACCAATTGGCGCGACTTTTATAAAGCTCAAAAACACCATAGATACGAAGATTCGGACTTTCATAACGGACTGTGTGACTCGTTATCTCTGCAAGTGTTTTATAAAGCAAATGAAAAAGGCGGGCTTTACTAATTGTCGTTTCGTCATAGCCGACAAAGGAAGTAACTGGTCACCGCGCTATGAACCCACTATAATCTACGATAGTGAGGCGGCACTCGAAGAAGAATTTGAGAGAAGGGGTTTGTATGGTTTGGATGAATGGGACTTGTCTCGCCAACACTTGCTTGCTCAAAAGATAGGCAAGAAAGCTGCAGTGTTCTATAACGAAATAGGCGACTTCGTAATGGTTACCACGAAAGAGATTGAGCATGAACTTATTGTTGAGGGGTTGGTTCCATATTATGGATTCAAGTCAAACCCCACAGTGTTCTATGACGGCAAGGACGAAGTCGAAGATGAGGAGTGAGTATGGAAGAATTTCAAGTTGATTTTTATATGTCTTCGGGCAAAGTATATTCCATAATATACGTTCAAGAATCCATTGAAAAAGTGAGAGAAATCATCGACAATCTGATGACATTCTCACCCAATATAACTCACGCAGAAGAGGGCGATCGAATAACGATTTTGAGAACGTCGCAGGTCTCTCACTACACGATTGCCCCCACTTCAACCAAGTGGAAATATTAAAAAGGAGCGGTTAGATGGCTGATTTCTACATGTATATAGGACTTCCTGGTTCGGGGAAGAGCACAATAGCCGCAGCTCAAAAAGGTGCAACAATCATCAGTAGCGACGCAATTCGTGGGGAACTTTATGGCGACGAAAACGTTCTCGGCAAGCGCGACGAAGTGTTTGGTTTAATGTTACGCCGCACAAGAGAGGCTCTTACAAAAGGTGAAACGGTGTGTTATGATGCGACCAATCTCACAAGTAGACGTCGCAGGGGCTTGCTAGAACAGCTTCCAAAAGGCACAAAGAAACACGCGATCGTTGTGTGGGCTCGATACAGCACTTGCTTGAAGCGTAATGCGGAGAGAAAAAGAAAGGTGGAACCCGAAGCAATTCGTCGTATGTTGACACAGTTTGATGTGCCTTACTACGACGAGGGGTGGGATGACATTATCATTCTCAAGAACGACGAAAAAGGATACGAACCGCTTGAATTGCTCGAACTGTTGGATATTCCTCATGATAACCCTCATCATGATGGTTCAATTATTGAGCACGTCCACCGTGTCCAAAGAGCCGCTCATGCACTTTTGTACGCCGAGGGTAATTCTTATTTCCCCGACGAGGACACAAAGAATTTGGTTTACCCGATACTTCGAAGTGTGGCAACGTGGCACGACGTCGGCAAGCCTTTCGTAAAATCCTTTTTCAACGCGAGGCAAGAATTCACACCGAAAGAAGCGCATTACTATGGGCACGAGAACGTTTCGGCGTATCTTTATCTCGGAATTGAGGGCGTAGATGCTACGAATATTGACGCTGACTTATGCACGGCGTATCTTATAAATATACATATGCTGAAGTTTGTGAAAGAGAGCAGACGATATAAATCGTTGCCGACGAACATCAAAATCTTGCTCGATTTCTTCAACGAATGTGACATCGCAGGAGCGTAAAACTATGGAATTAAAAGTTCAAAATTTAATCAAAACAGACTTAAACTGGCGCAAAACATTGGAAGAACTTTCCATTACGTTAAAAGAAGATGAAAACTACCTTCTTTTAAAATATGGAATTACTGCCGATTTTGCCAACCTAATTGTTCAAGAATGCCGTGGTTTAATTTTGAATAAATATACTTTGGAAGTGGTTTGTCATTCATTCGACAAATTCGGTAATTTCGGCGAGTCTTATGCTCCCGAAATAGACTGGACGACGGCGCGTTGCCAAGCTAAGATGGATGGCTCGCTTATCAAAGTGTGGTACGACAAAGGGCAATGGCGTGTTTCTACGAACGGGACAATTGACGCTTACAAGGCGGAGCTCCATCAGCCAGACCTCGTGACAGGCGACTGCCCATATCACACCTTCGGCGAACTCTTCGATGCGGCGCGACAGGCACAGCTCCCGTCTTACGACCATCTTAATCCTGACTGCACCTATTCATTCGAACTTTGTTCAAAATATAATAAAGTCGTGTGTCAATATGGCGAACCAACAATCTACCACATCGGCACTCGAAACAACAAAACAAATGAAGAGAGCAATCCCGATATCGGAGTGCAGAAACCGACCGAATATCCTCTCCATTCTCTCCAAGGCTGCATAGAGGCGGCGGCTCACTTAAGCTATAATGAAGAGGGGTACGTTGTGGTTGATGCCAACTGGAATAGAATCAAGGTGAAATCACCGACATACATTGCGGCGCATTATATGAAGAGCAATGGGCAGGTTTCACTCAAAGGGTTGTTACAATATTACCGCGCTGGCGACCTGGACGAATTCGTGACTTACGCACCCGAATATGCTCCCGCCGTAACAAAGCTATATAAATTGCTCAATGCTCTCAAAGAGGAATTGAGAACGACAATGGCCGAGAGTAAATACAAAGCATATCCTCGCAAGGATTTTGCTTTGGCTATCAAAGAATCGGGCACCCGATACCCCGATTATTGCTTCAAGTGGTACGACGGAATCGGTTATACTCCCGAACGATATCTTGAAGAACTCTCGTTTGACCGATTCTTCAAAATTATCGAAGCGCGTTGGACGGAAATTAAAAATAATTAATTTGAGAAAAGATTGTCACAATGGGTTGACAATCTTTTTGTTTTGTGATATATTTTATTTACAAAAGCAAGAGGTAACAATATGAGCAGTTTCAAAAAAGTGACAACAATCGATGGGCAACCGATTTTTCGTGGCGAGCATAACAACGTTCGTGGTTATTATACGTTTGAACATTACAAAGGCATGGGCGATTCTTGGTACACTTGTCCCGTTTTCTTGGGCCGCACCAAAAAAGAAGTCAAAGACGCCCTCGCCTCCTATCTTAACTGGAACTATCGAGCCTGGCACGGAGAGATGGCTCATATTTTGGAGATAAGCGATTTATTTGATAAACTTCGCCTTCCAACAATAAAGTTGGTCACGAAAAGTTGACATTACAGCCAGCCTGTGTTATTGTGAACCACCTATGAGCTAAAGATTCATAGGCTTCCATTAAATAGTTCACAAGTCTCAGCCTCAGAAATGAGGGCTACGTTAGTTAGGTCATGACACCTTCGGTTGTCGCCTTAGACCGTCGCTCTGTCGACATACATTAAGTTGGGTTGGAATAAGAAAAGCCCTGTGTGTATGTTACAAAAAGCCTAATTAACATTGACGAAAGGAAGACCGATTCTTAACTTGGTAACAGAGTTAAGATAGGCGCTACCGCTCATTAAGAGTGAGAATTTTAAGGAGACTTATTTATGGTTTATGTAATTTCAAACAGTGGGAAACCGCTAATGCCATGTGAGAATGTGGTCGCAAGATTGCTTCTTAAAGATGGCAAAGCTAAAGTTAAAAAAAGATGCCCATTTACAATTCAACTTACTTATGACTCAGGTGAGCATACGCAAGAAGTTGTCTTAGGACAAGACACGGGTTCAAAACATATTGGTACTGCTTGTGTCGGTAATAACAAAGTTTTATATCAGTCAAATGTAGAACTTAGAGATGACATTAAGTCGAATATGGAAAGTAGAAGACAGGCTCGCAGGGGTAGACGGAACAGAAAGACTCGTTATCGTGAGTCAAGATTTCTCAACCGTAAGAATTCCACCAAGTTAAACAGACTTCCGCCTTCTGTCAAGCACAAGGTTCAAGCACACATTGATGAAATTGAGTTCTGCAGAAAGATGCTCCCAATTTCAAAGATTGTGCTTGAGGTAAGTCAATTTGATACACACCTGATGAAGAACCCAAACTTAATTTTGGAAAAAGTTAAACACTGGGGGAATCAAGAAGGTTTTGACTATGGATGGTCAAGTAGACGAGAAGCTATACTCAATCGTGACGGCTATACTTGCCAGATTTGTGGTAAGAAACATACTAGATTAAAAGTCCATCACATCGTTTTTAGAAGTCAGGGTGGCACAAATGATGAGAACAATCTTATAACTCTATGCGAAGATTGCCATGCAGGAATCCATAGTGGGAAAATTGCACTAAATAAAAAGCCCAAAAAGATGAATCTCAAGTATGCGACTCATATGAATATCATCAGAAGTCAGTTGCTTAAGGTCTATCCCGATGCTATTGAGACTTTTGGATTTGTTACTAAGACTAATCGTGAAAATCTCAATCTACCAAAAGACCACTTCATAGATGCTTGTGTTATCTCTTCTGGAGGTAAAGAGTTCACGCCCAATGACACTATCTACCAAAAGAGAAGAGTCTCTAAGGGTGATTATCAATTAACTAAAGGTGTCCGTGGAGAACAGAAAATCCCTGTAGGTAAGATCCAAGGATTTAGAAAATTTGATAAGGTCAAATACTTTGGGAAAGAGTATTTCATCAAAGGAAGAATGTCGACTGGATATACAATTCTTATGGATATAGAGGGCAATAAGATTGATTTTAATCATATGCCGAAAGGCCATAAGACACCAAAACTATCAAATTGTAACAGAATCTCAGCCAGAAGAAGTTGCTTATGTATAAGCCAAAAAATCATTAGAAGTCAAGGTTAATAGCGATTCATCCCATCGGCTAAAGACCAGTGGGTTTTCTCGCTTAAAAAATATAAAGAAAAGGAGGAATCCTATGAAAAAGACAATAAAGTTGCCGCTTGCCACGACGGTGACGTTTGAAAACCCTGAATATCCCAATTGTTTGGCAGAGATTTCATATGCTTATATTTCGGGTGCCGACAACGAACAAGGTTACGAAGTTACGTATAACTGGGAAGGCTGGCCCGACGAGCCTGGCATGGGTACGCTGACGGATGAAGAAGTGGCCGAACTCATCAAAGAACATGGTCCCCATTGGGAAGAAGAGTATTCGCATTGGCTTGGTGACAAGGTTTATGTTCTTGATTCACCGCGCTACCCTGCTATCATTCAAGGAATAGATGCCGATCGACACGGATATGATTGGACTTCGTATGACGAAGACGGCGAAGAATTCGACGAAGGCACTTTTTACGAGGATGATTTGGGCATTACGGTGTTTGACGACAAGTCCTCGTTCAAAGACGCGTTGCAAAAAAGATATGAGCACGAAACCGAGTTTCAAAAAGAGATGATTCATGACATTCTCGCGGAACTTTACAATTGAGAGAGGCGGCGGAAATGGACATTTCGAGCATTGACCTTACCCCAATAGGCAGGATTGCGGCGTTTAACAGCGATGGCCTAACTTACGGCGACTTATTCTCTTTTGTCGAAGAGAATAAGTTATACCGAGTTATTGACATCATCGGTGACAATACGGTCATGTATGTTGCCCACGGGGACGAGATCGAGAAAGATGGGAAGTGGTGCCGTGATTACACAAAGACGGCATACTTCCAAAATTACAATAGTAATAAACATATAGTCAACTATGGAGGCGTTAAAATATGAAAATAAAAGAAAGTAGAAAGATGTCCAACAAGGACGTAGAAAAGTTTTTTGATGCTCTTGAAATTATTGGCAGGGGTATCACAGGTACGCAAGAAGAAAGCGAAGCGGCTTTTTCGGCGTTTTACTCACTAATCATGAGCCGCCGTCAAGTCGTATCAAAGCTTTATGATATGCTTGTCCCCATTGACCGTAAGCCGTTGGCTTCAGGGATAACCTTGATGAAGTTGATTGAACTTATGGTAGACACCGACCTTGCACAGAGATTGGCGACTCTCGTCTGCAAAAAGACATATCTCGACAACACCGAGCTTGATACGATTCGTGGCGAGTATTGGATCAAGAGAAACAAAAATCTCTACTTGCTCTGTTCAAAAAGGGCGAAACACAAATATTGCTATAAAGTTATCTGCGAACAACTCGCGAAGGTTGCCCAAATGATGAGCAAGACCAGAGAGTATTATACTTTCTTGTCTGCATGCGAAAAAGAGGCTCTGAAAACAATGGACAAAGAAGATGCTCCGTTGTTTGACGGGCTAACCTAAGGGGAAGACTATGCAAGAAGCACCCAAAGAGAGAACAGTGACCAGCGTTACCGCAAGTATACTAAAGGAAGAAGCCGATTTTTTTAAAGATGATTCGGTGTCTAACAAGGGTATACTATTCTCACTGTTTAGCAAAATCACCGCCGATGTCGATTTCTTAAAACCCAATCTCATGTATCGGTTTTTCTATTCGGTTACCGAAAACGAAAACGGTTCAACGCACATCCTATACATGGAAAAACTCGACGGCGTGACAAGAACCAAAGAGCATAAAGAATTGTTGTACGGAAACAAATACCGTTCGACAGAGCTCTTTTCTTTCCGACCGAATCTTATCGAGTTTTTGATTGAGAGAGCTTTGAACCAAATGAGCAATAAAGAACTCAACACCCTATTGTTCAAAGAGAGGATTTATCTTGTTTCAGAATGGCTCAAGAATACGCAAACGGACAGTTTCGTTATAACGACCGAGAATGTTCGACAACAGGAACAACCTTTGGAAATCGCCATTTATGGTTTCTACGGGCCGACCAAATATCTATGAGGAGAAAGAACAATGCCAAATTGGTGCAAAGGCGTACTTAAAGTACGTGGTTCAGCAGAGAATGTTAGTAAATTTCTTCTTGAAGGAATTGACTACAACGACTATCAATACACCCCCCTTATAAGTGTGGATGGGACAACCACTCTTGAAAGAACAGCGATTCCACGTGGGGCAGTGAAGAAAGAAATTGACGACCAGGGCGTTTGTATTACTTGTACAGAAGGGCTTTATATCAAAGACACTCGCCGTATGTTTATCAGCAGCGACGAAATTGACTGCTACAGAACTGACTTGATTTTTATCGACATCGAACAAGCGTGGTATATTGAAGCCAAAGACCTGGCAAAGATTTCTTCCAAGTACGGTGTTGACCTCCGTATTTTTGCGACCGAGTCGGGTATGGAGTTTTGTCAAGAAATCGAAGTCATAAATGGAGAAATCACAATAGATAGAGAAGTCCCGTATAGCGACTTCATGTGGGAAGCCCCCGATCCGAGAATCGGCGGCTAAAGGAGATTATTATGGATACTACGAACACGATGGATACAAGACAAACAACTGTCGGAGAGACAGACTATCAGTGCGCAAAGAAGATAGTACGCCTCGTTAGAGAGTTTGACTACCTTCAACAGCACTTGCCTAAAGAAGGAACAACCGAAGAAGATAGGGCGGCAATCTATGACAAATTCTTCAGCACTTTCATTTCACAAGAGGCGTTCAAAAAGCTCTTGGGACAATATTCCCAAGCAGAAGGATATGTCGACGCAATTATGAAGAGACTTCCTCGCGATATGTGGATAATTTTGTTGACTTATTTTGATGTCACCGAAGAACCTTCGGAACTGCCGACGTGGTATATCACAAAAGCCCACATGCTGCTTGCGGCGCTGTCGATATTCGACCTGGATAACTACGTGTACGGTTTGCGGTCTTCGATGATGATGCCATTTAAAGATCTCATCGAGATTTTGCTGACACGCTACGAGGATCTTTCAGTCTTCAAACGCCTTCCGCCGTCGGCTACGAAAGAAGGGGTCAAAGAAGAACCGATAATTACCGAAATTTAAAGTCATAAAAGGTTGACATTCTCCGAGTTTCTTGCTATAATGTAAAAAAAAGAAACAAGGAGAATGTTTTTTATGAGCAAAGAAGGTAACGATTACAGAGACGAATTCATCCAAGCAATGGACGACTTGCGATTCCGTTTGGCGCACAAAGACGAGGTTGAGGTTTTAGAAGCGGGCGGGAATGGGCTAACCATTCGCGATTGCTTCTTCAACGGTATTTGCGGGTACTCGAAATTTCACGAATTCTGCTTGTCATATCACGCTAAAGAATATGAGGAAGACCCAGGATTCATTGACGAGATATTGGAACGTGCTTTGAACAGGTTCTTTGATAAGAAGTGGATGCAAGAAAAGTATTGTTTGCTCGTGTGCAATTTCGACATAGAACAAGCTAAAAAGTATTGCACCGAAACAGTGAAGCTTATCGCTGCTGCTTATGTCGGCAGGTTGAGAGAGTTATACGACTATCATGAACTCATAGAAACAGATTACTTCTCTTCCAATATCGAGTATTTAATAGGCGGAGTTTATAGCAAACATCTCTTAATAGGCGAAAATGACGAAGAAGACTACGACGAAGATTACGACGGAGAAGATGACGAGGAGGACGAAGAAGATTGTGAATAAGAGCTTGGAGTTTGTGAAAAAAAGTATAGCAACACAGCGAAATCTTTGAAAATGTTTATTCCAGCACACTTTGAGTTGATAAAGTGAGAAAATAAGATGCAGATGTCAATGACTTATGGCGACATACCCGCCAACATTCTAATAGACCATCAGCCGTGGGGAGCAGACAATGTCACCGTTCGGCTGACAGATTACGACGTCATTCATGCGGTACAAAAAGAACCGCAGACACTCAAGGTCACTGACCACATCAGTGTTCATACAGCAACGGGCGACAACGTCTGCTGCCGTTGTATTGTAAAGTAAAAGGAGATTTGAATTATGAGCAAATTTAAGATTGGAGACATCATTAAAGGCACCGTCATAGCAATGGGAGCAGGTACTGACAAGCTGACCGAGTTCCCATGTATTGGAATTGTCATACCTCACGATACTGTAGGCACTGATAAACAGGGCACCGTCATCATTTCTGCCCCATATCGAGGATATAGATTTCCAAGCGTTGATGAAGACTACTTCGAACTTGTTCCCGAAGAGGAATTGGGACATCTTAACTTACTGTAATTTGGGAGGAGATAACGATTATGAAAATTGGAACAGTTTGGGATGCAAAAGTAACCCACTTGAACTATGTCTTGAGAGGCAAGATGGTGGCCAATGATTCAATGTTGAGTCAGGAAGCCAATGAAACCACATTGCCTTTTGCAATCAACGACGCAGTGTTGACCTTGGGCGAGGACGACTATATGCCCAAAGTGGGAGACGTGATAACTGTCGAGCTTACTACCAAAGTAATTATTGGTCGCGTTTTTGAAGTTGGTTCAATAAATATGAGATTGGAGAACGCGGTAATTACCGACATCGATAAGTACAATAATCTGTGTGTGACAGCAAATTTATCGGCGGAGCATCTATATGACGCGTTGCTTGATAAGTTTGGAATTAAGAAACACAAGTCATAAAAGGTTGACAAACGACAACGGCTGATGTATAATAAGAAGAAAAAGGAGTAAAGACAATGGCTGACTACGAACCCCGCGAGTTGAGAAAGTGTTGGTTGTGCGAAAGAGAGATTGGCCCCCAAACCGACATGCGTCTTTGGCAGAACTATATCTGCTCTCGCTGTGCAAAGGTTCTACGCGGTGTAATCAAGAATCCTCCGAAAAGTGCGAGAGCGACTAGCGTGCTCTCAAACGACAAGGCGAGCGATTTCGTCAGAACCCATTTCTGTAACTTCTGCCTTATCAATCCAGACCATCGTTGCAAGGTCGAACAGGAACTCGATTGTATGCGACATAAGATTGACTTCGCCTTCGTTGAGATGTTGCGTGAGCAGGGCGTTGACGTTGAAATCGAGCAAATCTTTGAACAACGTATTATGGCAGGTAAAAAAGAATGGGAATGCGAAGGCTGCCATCGGACGATTCCTGTCGACGAAATGTTTGCAAAGGTTTCGATTCAGGCTGGGGAAAAGTATCCACAAGAACATCGTATGTGTGCGCTGTGTATGAAGAAGTATAACCGCCGTTTCCAACGAAGAATGGAAGAGAAACAGGCGAAAAATGAAGAAAATTAGTCTAAATAGAGGCTAAAAATAAAGCGTTACGAATTTATAAGCCTTACGGCTTATAAATTATAACAAGTATTTTTTTGATTTGGTGGTCGGGCGTGGTCACGAGTGGTTAAAAAGGGTCAAAAATGGTTAAGGACCTTTATCTCTAAAAAGTCCTTTTTTTACACCCCCACTAGACAGAGGGGTTCCGCCGCCCATAGGAGTAAAAACAATGAACAAGTTAACCAATTTAGTAAACGAGTCAACTAATTTCGAGCTCGAACACGAATTTCGATATCGTCTTCCGAAGTCGGTCTTCGTCCAACTCATGGCGAGTCCATACAAACCATTCACGATAGCCGACCGTGTCATCATCCGTCAGCTTTGGACGTATAACGATGGCACCGCTCGTAGCCGTATCCGAGAACTCGCCGACAGCAGCGGTAATCTCACATACACAGCCTGCACGAAGTACAAACTCGACAAAGACAACCAACTCGAATTTGAGCGCCCCATTCTACCAGCAGAATTCGCCAGCGTCCGTAGTCTTTACCCGAACACGGAGCTCGACGAAAAAGTCCGCTTTCACATTTGGACGAAAGAAAACCCGACCTTCTACTTCGTCGTAGACTTACGGGCATCATCGGACGAAGTCATCGTTGAAATTGAATGCGCGAGGGACACGTTTGTGGTAATACCGAAATGGTTATCGGAGAACGCGATTAAATGACGTTCTGAAAACCTTCGAGAAACCCCGACGAAAGGGGTTTTTTGTTAGGAAAAATGTGTAAAAAACCTAACAAAACCTCTGGAAAAGTGTGATCGGGGCGACGGTCGTAGTCGTTCGTCAAGGAAAAACTGGCTCATAAAAGTGGCATTGTCTGCACCAAACTGACTCATTTTTTGGGGATTATTTGCACCTTTGGCGGCGGTCGTAGTCATCGAACGACTCGACAAACCGTCATCGAATGTGTCGATTCTATTCCTTTTTTGGCATTACCGACCATCGGATTTTATGCCTTACGGACGGATAAAACGCACGTTGTCAGCGGTCGATTTTCGGGATAAAACGCGGGCATAATCACGATCGGTTTGACGAAAGAAAGACGAAGAAAAGACGTAAAAAATGACGTAGAAAACGGGGTAAATGAAGGCAAAAAGTTATGTCCCATTTTCGGTACATTGTCCCATTTATGGTACATTAAAAATAACACGATTCGTGTTCTCGATCGGGTGCACAGCCGCCGCCGAAGTCCTACTATTTAGTGGGGTTCTGGCGGTTTCATCGGGTTTTATAAGACACGATTCGTGTTCTGATTTTCGGATAGGGCGGCGGGAGTCATCGGACGGTGTTTTTGTCGCTTTATTTTGTCACTTTGAGTAGCCGTTTTTTACATCAGAAAATTCCAAAAAAAATTTTTTCAAAAAGGGGTTGACAAATAGCCGCCGCCGTTATACAATGGTAGTGTCGGAAGGGGATGAGAGCCCCGCGGCAGGAGAAAAAATTATGACAGACTTGGAACAATTTATCAAAGAATGTGAAGCACTCGGCAAACGTTCGGACAGAAAGCGCGGCAAAGACAAAACCCCGCGCGTGAACTCGGTCGAACTCAAGATTCCGAAGTCAGCGGACGTCGTCCCTGTTGATTTGACCAAAGAGGAAATCGAAGCCATCAACGCAGGCATCATAGCGTCCTCGCTCGGACCCGACAGCCTTTGCTGGAAGTGTTTGAACGCTCACGACAACATCCGTCACAGCTGTGAGAAGTTTAGGACGGGATGCCCCATCGATGGCAGTACATACAAACAGGAAGAGGGCCCGCTCGGAACAGAGTACAACATCAGGACATGCCCGTGCTTCAAGTTTGAATACGATCGCCCACAGCCGTTTAGAGACATCGTTAAAATCATCGCACATTGGTGTGGGGTGACGACAGCGACCGTATGGCGTAATCGTGAGAGATTCTTGACAATGTACAACGAGATGTGCCCCGAATGTGCTTTCACAGTGTTGGACGAAACTTACGACGAGGAGGAAGATGAATATGATGATGACATTATTGAGTGAGATGGGAAACATCGCGGAACTTTACCGCACCGATTTGATTTGTGGGGTTGTATTGAGCATGGCGGCGGTTGTCGTTACCATCATCGCTTACTTCACAATTATGGACCACCTTGAAAGCAAGGCAGCGCGGGAAACATTGTTTGTCCTCGGAATTCTTGCAATTCTGATGGTGTCCAGTGTGCTCACCTGTAAGATTGTCGCGTTGGGCAAATTTGAGCTCATTTCGAGGGGTTCCGCCGCCGTAGTCACAAATGCAGGCGAACTTTTGTTGCAGAATCGTTTTTGAGGTCAGTATCAGCCGAAATCTCGGCGCATACGAAACTTTGGCGGTTCGGTTGAAGAAGTTGTCGACCTCGACCTTCGTTGTCCGTATTTTACCGAAAAGATGGGATTGACGGCGGAGGTCGGGTAAAAGAAACACAAAGAATTAAATTGGCGGCGGGAGTCGTCGCCGTAGGAGGTTATATGAGCACAGAGTTTTACAGTTTTTTGGAAGCGTTGAGTTTTTACGCCATATGGATGTTGTCGGTATGCAGCACCAGTGACCTTTTCAAGGAGACCAGAGGATGCGGACGCATCAGTCGATGGGGAAAGGTGTTGACGGTCATCAGCATCCTGTCTACGATGGCAGCGTTCGTTTACACCGTGCTAATCGGGGAGCGAGTACCTGCATAAGTCAACGGGAAGCGGATGGTTTTCTGTTGAAAAGTCAATGAGGGCGGCGGGAGTCACAATAGGTTGACACCGACCGTCCTTTATGCTATAATGATGTTACGGTGGGAAAAGCGTAGTCCCGCCGCCGATTCTTACGACAAGGAGGAACGACGATGTTCCACGGATCTGTAATGGGGAAAATAGTGACCCCGATCAACGCGAGCGACGAGAAACGCCCCAGCGGCAATACCCGCAGAAGGGCGACGTATACGGTGTGCACAGGCAAAGATGGCTATGGTAAGAATAGTCACTTCTGCAATATGGATATGGTTGCCATCGGAGGGGCTGCTTACGAAGCGGAGAAGAAGTTGCACAAGGGTGACCATGTGTACGTTATCTTTCACGCAGAGGCGGCGGATAACGACGGCCATTTCACGTTCTATGTTGATTCACAAAGAAGGGCGAATTGCGCCGACAACGCCGAAGACACTATGACGGATGAGGAGTTCGAAGCAAGCCTCCCGCCTATTGATTTTTGAGATGAAACAGAACAAAAAATACGGCAGTAATATCGCCTACACCGATCACCAAAATAATGCAGCTGAAGCCGAATTCGTGGCAAAAGCAGAAAAACATGGGCTTATCCCTTTGTCGAAAGGATGGCCTGATTTCCTATGCTACAACCCCGAAGACGGTTCCATTATCTGTGCCGAAGTAAAACCTACTCCCAACCAACGCTTAAAGTATCACCAATATCTGATGATGAAACTATTAACTTTGGCTGGCATTGAGTGTTACCATTACACCCCGCAAAAGGGGCTTGTTCCCTTTGAGGTAACCGACCCCGCTGTGGGAGCAGACCTAATCTTAAAAGAACGTGAAAAAGAACGAGAATATTTGTGTTCTCTTCCCGATGTTACACAAGACAATTTTGATTAACTCTCCTCCCTCGCGCGCGGGCGCGCGTTTAAGGGATCTCTCCGAGGGTATATACTCTTTACTATTGTACTCTATTAATATACTCTTCTATTAATATACTCTCTATATATAATATATAAATATATTATATATTACTCTTATTTTATATATCTATATTATTATATATAAATATATGATAATATTATTACTATTATTTATTATATTACTCTTACTTTCTTTTTTAATATATATTAATATATATTTATATATATTATATATATATTATTTTCTTTTATTATAATATATTTATATATTATAATATATATAATAAAATAAGTAACTAATAATTTAATAAATATATTCTCTTATATATATCTATACTCTTTTATATATCTAAGTATTTCTATATACTCACTTCAATTATATAGAGTTCTAAATCTTTAGAAACACTCGATATTCATAGGTATATACTATTTTCCATGGAAAAAATAGTAACTTTAGGAGTGATAACGACTAAAGTTACTATTTTTTCCATAAAATCACTAGCGAACGTAGTGAGCTAGATCTTATATATTCAGGAGATATTATATACTACTCTCAATAATTACAGTAGACTATATACTCTCAATATATGCTCTCAATAACTACAGTAGTTCTTCTATATACAACTAACCCTCGGAGAGGAATATAAGAAAGGGGTTTATAGGGGGAAACAAAAAAAATCAATAACATCCTCGATGAAAGAAGACATACCTCATTCCGATAAGAGGACGTCATTGAGAGTAGTCCTGAAGAGTAGTCCTGTACATTCCCGAGGATTCTCCCGAAGTCGAAAAGGGATTCGCTTCGCTCTCCCTCTTCACTCCCAGGCGCTTCGCGGGATGGTTTGGGACTGACGGTCGTTTCACTCCCTTGTCCCAAAGGTTGCATTTTTTGGTGTGCTCATAAAGAAAGAGGGGGACACAAAGATACTCACAAGGCGGCGGGAGTTGGCATCGGGTTATGTTGTCAAAAAAAAACATCCGTCGCCGATGTCACAATAGGTTGACATATTCATCTCCCCGTGATATACTGTATATGCTGAAGGGCGATGAGGTTTTTATACGTGACCTTTGAGGATTACTTACCACTTTTCGCGCCTCCGAGGTCTGCAGGTTTTGTGAATTTCCCCGCCAAAGTTCTCCTATGTTTTCCCTCGTCGCCCTCCAGCATCGTTTGCCAAAAAGAAACAACGTCATAGAAGGTTGACATCCGCCGCCTTCGGTGATATAATAAAATTACAAAATCGATACGGGGGTTCGCTCCCGAAAGGAAGGTAGGAATGAGTTGTAAATGCTGTGGCTGCACCTGCCACAAACACACTACTGATACAGACGCTTATATGTTCTCGGAAGAGTACGCCCAAAAGATGGCGGAGATCTCGGCTGACACCGAAGCTACTCCTATGTCCCTCCACGGGCATATCGTGTGCGAAGTTCACCCCGACGAAGATATAAAGGCTCTGGCGGCGGAACTCTCCTCCCTCGTCGATTAACCGACAATCGGGAGAGTCGCGGTTAGGACGACATCAACCGCTGCCTTCTTCCGTAGTCATACATGTTCTTTGTTTTCTTTTCATATGTATACCTCCTATTAACACTCCGCTGTAGTCGTCCCAGCGGGGTGCTTTTATTTTACTTCCGCCGCCCTACAAAGAAAACAACCTAATCTGACGAGCGTTGGCATCGAGGTTGAAGAAGTTATCAACCGAACCCCCAACGTTCCTGTAATGAGGTAGTTCTTGGGCGAGATTTACCTCAGAATCGATTTTGAGATGATTCTGCTCAATTGGAGTGGACAAAAACAGACCGTTGGCTCTTTCCTCGACAACTTATTCAATCCGCCGCCCAACGTCGCTTAAATTACAGCAGGAAGTCAAATGGGCGGGGTATAATAAAAATAAGGCGGCGGCTCTCTAAAAAATCTCCGCCCCCTAATAAATAATCATCACAAAAGGTTGACACTTCTTCCCTCTTTGTGATATAATAAAAGAAAAAGAATTAGTGAGGCGTCCCCATTCCGCCGCCCACGAAGGAGTTATCATGAACTATACAGCAGACGATATGACAGGCATTGTTGGCGTCCCCACAGACGAAGCCGAAACCACCGTACAATTTGACCGCAGCGGTGATATTATGAATATCTGTACGTCCGACAACACTGTTGTTACCAAGCTCCGCCGCCTTCTTAAAGAACATCCCGAAGCTTACACCCTTACCCGTATCTCGACCGACAAGGACGGCAACCACGTATTCTATACGCTCACAGCCCCCAAGAAGCTCCTCACCTTCCGTGCGCCGTTCTCTATGGACGATGCCGTGCGCGCCGAAGCAGGACGTCGCTTGGTAGCCATAAACGCGGCTCGTAACGCATCGGTCGACAACGACTGACGGCAGCATAAGTCGATAAATTTATATCGATAAAAAATCTGTTGGCGGCGGCTCTTACAACCGTCGCCCACTTCCACGAGGTACCACTATGAGACAACATCTAATTACCCCCGAACAAATAGCCGCAGACTTCGGCGTCAAGTCCATCGACGACCGTATCTACGAGCTCCTTGAGACCGCTGACGATGCCACTAAATTGAGGGTCTTGAACCTCCTCAAGTCCCCCGTTCAGCCTCCATCAAAAGGCGCTGACACCGACCGTAATCAGTTCACGCTGGATGACTACTACGACCCCTATTACGGCGACTTCGATCCCGATATGCAATCATATCAGTAAAACTATATCGATAAAAAACGATATCGATTTGTGAGAAATCTTAAGGTAATCTTAAGGTTTCTTTTTTGCGTTGTCGGCAAGAGCTGCTGTCTCTATGTACCGTTTTCGGTACATCAAATCCGCGCCATAGTTACCCCCTTGCTCCCATAAGAAGTGCTGAAATATGAGTAATTTTTTATCTTATATAGATATTTTTATATCGATATAAATTGAGCGATATGGTCGGTTACCTGGTGGTGTGGGACGATCTATCGGACGCTGACCTGGACGCCGTGGACGATCTATTACGAACGATGACGGGCGGGGTTTTGGCGCGGTATAGTACCCCCTGGTGGGAATTCGGCGGTATAATACGCCCAGGCTATGACCAATCCTGATATAAGGGGGGACGATGACAACGGATGATGACATCGAGGGGTGGGGTTGAAAACGATTTATTCAATGGTCACTATCGTGAAAACCCGAAATATTGCTAATATTGTTTTGCTTAAATACATCACCTCCTTATTTATGCAGCCAACACCAAGCACAAATTGATAGAAAACCGATTGCTACCAAAAAAATCCATCCGCCAGTCATTCGCCTCACCTCCTTTATCTATAGTTTTCCAAAACAGCATCAGCCGTAATTGCCAACGCACGTTTGGTTGCTTTGTCCAACTCATCTTTCTTCTGTTGAAGTTGTTCAATGAGTTTTGGCAGAGCTTTTGTTGTATCACCCCACAAACGAGTGATATCCCACCCGATTTGATTGATTTGTTTAACAATTTCTTGGCTTTGTCCGTCGACAAAGTGCCATTTGGTTATTGACACTCCATCGATGTTTGTCTTCCACGTAATCTCCCAATGGTGGTCTGCCATTGTAGAGCGCACAGCCGTCGGAGTTGACAATCCAACGGATGAACTTGGAATATAAAGCGCATAGGTTGACAGGCCATGCCTTTCTACACGGACAACAAAAGCTTGTTTCTCATTGAAATCAATCTTTGTTTTCTTTTTGACGCTACCTGGAATTTCGAGACGGTCAAAGTTGTTATTCGTTGAAATGCCTGATGTAAACCAACCACGATCGGTACGGCAGATTTCTCCGTCTTTATCGAAGAAGATGATGTCGCCGAGTTCGTAGGTTTTACCATTGACATCGATTGAGAGGGGGTTGTACCATTTTGCAGTTCTGTAAAGTTTCATTTTTGTATCTCCTTTTAGGGTTATTTAATTATAGTTGTATTGTTGTATTCTTCGGCGACTTGTTTGATGATTTTTATCATCTTGTTATAGTCATAACCGCGCTCTTCAAGATACTCATCGTAAATATCCATTATAGCGTTGATTTCGTCATCGCTCAAATCGTTGATTGTCGCTCCGTCGAAATATTCATCGAGGATAGTTTTTATATCCTCGAGCTGATAATAAAGCTCAACTATAGTGTGAGTCGAGAACTCTTCGGGCGTGGGGACATATTCTTGTGCGAATTGTTTTGCTGACATTTCTTTTCCATTGATAATCATGTTTTTATCTCCTTTTTATTTTATTTATTCGTTGATGGTGATAGCATAGAACGCTGGACGACGTCCGAGTTCGGATGTGTTGCAGTTGTAATAAGTGAATTCGTTGACCAAGGCATCGAAGTCTCTACCTGATTTTTTTGAAAACATCGAGTTCGAGAACCAAGGGCTGTTCGGATTTGCATTACACGGCAGAATCATAATTGGTTTGCCGAGATTGTAAAGTTTACGAGCTTCGGACTTGTTGATATGGTTGTAATTAAGAGTCGTGTTTTCGAACGCAAGTTTCTTAACTTGCAGAATATCGCCGTCGATGTCGCCTTCTTCGTTCACGGGGACTTTCATAAGATATACCGAATATTCGTTGAAACTAATGAATTCTATCTTTCGTGCCCAATCCAAAGCTTCCTCTTTGGTGTTGAAGAGAATCGATTGCGCAAAGTAGACATCTGATGAAAGTTCGTCAGAAAATTCGACAAAGTATTTGTAATTTTGTCCATTGTTGTTGCGGTTAATAAATTTTTGTTTGTCCATAAGGGCCTCCTTTAAATAAGTTCTTCGAGTTCTTCAAATTCTCTTGCGAAGTTACGCATTGTTTCCTCAAAGCCGAACCATGCAAGGATGTTTTGGTTATACTGATAAAGAGCGAGAGGATCTTCTTTGTCCCATTTATCGCCAAATAATTCCGAGGGAACATAAATACCGCAGTCGTCCATTGCGTCATAAAAGAGATTATTAATCTCTTCTTTGTGCGCTTTGTAATAGGCAGTCGTTTGGTTGTAATAAACAAGATGATTAACAAACCCCGATCGGCATCCGTTATTAAGAACATGCAGAACGATGTCTTTCTTATCATCGTATTCGTCCCATTCGTTGAGAATGTAATCGATTACGTCTTTCGTCAATTCTGACGTTGTGCTGCGTCTGATTCTTTTGATGTTTTGTTTAGTGAATTTCATAAATTCATTTCTCCTATACTATAAGATATTTTTTCAAGTTTACTGATGAGAGCATCGTAAAATGCGATACTCTCTTCCGTTTGTTCGATGGATTGCTCCAATTCAGCATCGTAATGCGTGTGGCTTTCGTACTCAATTTCGAGTTTAAGCAACTTGGTTGATAATTCATGACGAGCATATTTCACACAAAGAATCGTGTGATACTTTTCATTTTCGGTAAGTTTTTCCATTGATTTAACCCTCCTCTTTGTCTTCGTCCTCGCCGCCGATTCCCAACCATTCGTAAACGGTTTTGGCGTCGAACCATAACAAGTCGTTCAAGTCTGTTTCGTCGATTCCGTCGGGATATAAATCTTCCAGAATCGCCTCCAGTTGGTCAAAACCTTCTGACCCTTGCTCTTCCCAAATGCGTTGAGCGGTATCTTCTGCTCCGCTCCAAAACTTAAAATCTGCCAAACTTTGTTCTGTAATAATTTTCATTTTTTATCTCCTTCGAAGTGGCTTATTCAGCCACTTCTTCATTATTTTCTTCTTCCTCGTCCCATTGTGCGAGGAGTGCTTGAATGTAACTGTCGCCGAAATCTTCGCCGTAGTCTATAGCATATTCGGCAAGGTTGTTTATGTCAATCCAACCTTCGCGCAAGGGGTTGTCGGTTGATTCAAGATTGCCATAAACGTTAAATCTGAAATAGCTGTCTGTGGGGTAAAATTCGCCGTAATATGCCATTCGTGCAATGTCCCATGGTTCTCTCCCGCACAGGAGTTCATCAAAATCGTCCATTGAGTAAATGGCATCATCGCCATCTAAACACGAACAACAACTGATGAGTTCGTCGAGATCAAGGCTGTTGAGAATGCTTTTAATTTGTTCAATTTTGTCTTCATATTTTGTCATTTTTATGACCCTCCTTAATTCTTTTGATTGCGCCAAACAATTTCGTTGACATCTATGTCGTTACAGGGACAATAAACAACTTCTACGCATTTTGCCGTTATCGCCGCCGCAACTGCGATCGCTTTCTTTTTGGTTGCTGCCGTTTCGAATGGGGTTAAGTTTTCCCAATCATTTCCGATGTTGATTACATAATCATTAAATTTTGTCATTTTTATGACCTCCTTAAAATAATTCAATTGTTGTTTTGCGAGTGACTTCTTTGATGGTAAAAATCACTTGATTTTTGTGATTCGAGTTATACCAGTTGATAAACATTTTGACCCCTTCGAGTGAGTGGGCGACGGAAACTTTTTCGATGTTGGTCGTCAACGTTTGGCGGTTTGTGCCCGTTTGACCACCTCCAACCCATTCGTTGCATAGCATTCTCCCGTCGGGAGCAAATGCCGCATAACCTTTTTCGATTGTTTCTTTTTTCATAGAGTACCTCCTTTGCCATAAATGTAAAATTGTTCCATTTGTTTTTCTGCCCATTCGTTCATGGGAGTGATGCTTGTCCCACCTACGTAGTTGAGACCTTTGGTGTTCTCAAAGTATATTGCTTCTTCAAGAGTGTCAAAATACTCTTTTTGAACCACCATGAGACTGCCGTTGATAAAATCAAAACACATTACTTCAAAGTTCATTTTGTTGCCTCCTCGTTTTTCCAAACAATTGAATTGTAGGTTAAGCCCTCTCCATCGGTATATACCGAATCTTTGATATAAGCAATATCATCAATCTGATTTTGAATCAACTGTATGACTCTTGTTTCGCCAAGAGATTCTACATATTTTGAAAGATACGAGTATTTCTTTGAGCGATCTTCTTGCAGCACTATCGCCGCGTTTGCCTCCCATCTGAGTCTGTAACACAAAATGGAATTAATCATGCTGATACAGGATAGTTCCTCTGAGCGAAGTGCATATTCTTTTGGCGGTTTAATATAATCTCCATTAATCCAGCCACAACCAGCTGCATTCATTTCTTTGTGCAACTGTTTCTTTGCTTGTTCAAATTGTTTGTCATTCATTTGACTACCTCCTATTATTTTAAAAACACATTTGGATGTTTGAGCGAATAATCGATGCGCTCGTATTTTTCGTCCTCAGGAACGAAACAGATATGATATTGGCTATATACCGCTGGCACAATTTCATCGGCATCTTCAAAAATTGTTTCAATGACCCAACGAAGCCGATTTCTGTTAGCTTTAATCGAAGAAGAACTGTGGCGTTCATAGTTAATCCAGTCATTTGAGTGGGGGTGCAGCATAATAACACCGCTTACCATGCTGTTACCGCGGACGCCCACATAGGGGCGCCCCGCTTTGATGTCCGCAAGAATGCGGGAGAGTTCTGTGTTTGTGTAATGTTTCATACATACCTCCTGTTAATCACGATATAGGTCTGGGGCTCTGAAGCAATTATGCTCCTTTGTCCAGTTGCACTTGAGGCACAGGTCTTCGCCGTGATTCAAGCACTCGTCGCAAAGCATAATCAATTTGCCGCAATGTTGGCAGCGAGCGACGTAGCCTTGCTTGTCGACATCCCAATTAGGATAAACATTTTCTTGTTCGCAGAAGGGGCAAACTTCGACTGCTTCTGTTTGAATTGTTGTGTTCATATATACCTCCTATTAATCGTACAAAAGTACGTAAATTTTGCCGAAACGGTTGATATATTCATTAGCGAGTGGGTTGTAATCTTCACGGGGGAGATCCCAGTTGAGATTATTATGCAAATAGTTGATCATTTGGTCTTTCGTTCCCGCGAACTCACCGCCAGGCTCACCAACTATATCGAAGACTTCGATTACGTTCTTTGCTTGTTGGAGAAAAGCGACGATTTTGTCATACTTCTTACGGCTCAATGGGAGAGGATCGATGTCGGGGACGTAAGAGAAGTATCTTCCGTCGGAATCGTAGACTTTGATTCTGTCGGGTTCTTCACGAAGAACCTCGTCATAAGGTTCGATGTAGAACACACCGACTCTTTCGTTGTTGATAATTTGCCAATTGGGGTTAATAAACATTTTTAGTTCCTCCTTTATTCTTTTTAGGGTTTATCAGGTGTCCATTGGACGAGCAAGACACAATTGGGTCCGCCAACGTCTTCGACCAATTCCTCGACTATTACGCGGATATCATAAGCCAACTCATCGACGAACAAATCGTCCGTTGGAATATCGAGCAGTTTCATACTGCCCCCGCCGTAGTAGTCAAAAATCAACTGACGGTTAACGCTGTTGAATCCAACTTCTCCAAGCTCTTTGACGCCGAACCAAGGTGATGCTTTCAAGAGAGCATCTTTGTCGGACTTGAGAATAGCTTTTTGAATGTCGCTCATCAGCAAATCGGATATTGCGAAATCAGCCAAGAATGTGGGTTGACCTGCTTTGGGATTTCGACTAAAGCTCGCCGCCAATTCAGCGGCGAATTTGTCGATAGTCATAAGACTGTAATTGGTGTTGTCATCTTTAAACGAGTAATTCATATAAACCTCCTGTTAATATGTGATGGCGATGGTGTTATTACAATGATAATCATCATCGGCTTCAATTCTCCAAACGTAAACGTCTGGTTCTTTTTTCATTATATCGTCGAAGAATTCTCTGATATAACTCATTGCGTTGCCGAGAGCTTCGTCACGATTCTCACCGATGGTGATGCCGCTGATTTTGTTTGCGCCGTCGTAAAAGCGCCACAATCCATTAATGTTGGTTTTCATTTTGCACCTCCTTAATGAGTTCGTCTATATCTTCTATTGCATCCTCTGCAATAAAATAACCTTCGCCCTCCTCATCTGAATTGTAATAAGTGTCTATTGCGGTTTCAATACGTTCTTTCAACTCACGCAATATGTTGATTTTTGCTTGTTCGATTTTACCTTTCGTATACTCTTCACATTCGTCATATCCTTTTTCATATCCGTTATTACGAGCATACGTGATTTCAAGCTCTTTTTTCTTGAGCTCTTCTTCAAGCGACCATCTCTCTTTATTGAGTTCATTGTTTTTCTCTTTTAACCGCTCAATCTCGGCTTTATACTCGGAAACGTCGCCGTAACCTTTATCATAAAGAATTTCCGCTATTTGCAGCCGTTGTTCACCGTATAAATGTTGCCCTTTTGGATTTGCATCATATGCGACTATTGTCTGTGGGACATCAAGCATCATTTTTTCGATTTGCTCTTGTTTAGTTTTCATAGCTACCTCCTTAATTGTCGTAATATTCGTCATACTTTTGACGATATTCTTCGAGATCTTTTTCGTCTACACAGAACGTGTCGACGATTTCTTGTTCTGTCATTCCACGATTGCGACACCACTCATAGAGTTCGAAGTTGTCGTACATTTCGCTTGCCCAATCGAGCATTTCATTGAAAAGTTGAAGTTGTCTTTCGATTGTCATAGTTGATTACCTCCTTTATTCTTCTACTGGTTCGCACCAGTCTGGATACGTTTCCTCTATCTCTTTGTCGGAGAGTTCCTTACAACCTTCTTTTGTAATCGTTCCCGCGAGCCACATCCCTGGTTCGAAATACTCACACTCGATTTCGAGTTGCGGATTATTCTCAATGAGTTTTTCAATGACGGGAATTGGGGGGTCCCAGGGAGTATCGAAGAAGATTTTGATAGAATCTTCATTCTGTTCGACACTTATTGTCGTAGCGTTCCATTTGCACCCCCAATAATTGCAATTCCAATCATACCAATTGAACCAATTTTTGGGGTGTGTCGGGTCCCAATAAAGAAGGTGTCTGTTCGCCTCTTTCTCATTGTGAATGATATACTCTTCGGGACATTCCTCTATAGTTTGTGGAGAGGGAATGATATTTTCAAAAGAAAAGGCTTCATTTGGAAGATATTTTTTGTTGAAGTCGACGATTTGTTCTTTTGTTCCTTTGATTGATAATGTGTTTTGACACCAATTCGGCATAGTTGTTCACCTCCTTAACAAATACCGTTTTCTCTGAACTCTTTCAAGAGTCCATATCTTTTGCCGAGAGCTTTGAAGTGATTGCCCCAAGCGGCGAGATCTGCCCAACTGTAGTTGCGTCTCTCGAAATTGCGTTGCCATTCGATGGCTTGTTCTCTTGCTTCTTCTTTGCATTGTTGATAAGTTTTAACCATTTTTGTTTTCTCCTTTTTTATTTTATTAAACCCCCGATGGTTGGTCGGGGGCTTGTGAATTGATTAAAGATTTGCGAACTTCTTATCAAGCGCAACTTTATTGAGCTCTGCAAGATGCTCGAGCAATTCAGGCGACAACGTCAATTTGTCATCGTGAGTGTTGATTTTGCGAAGCTCTTCCTCTTCGGCATCTGCCAGCTCTTTCCCGTAGGTATCTCTGATGATGTCGATGAGTTCGCCGTAAACGTCAGCCGAGTGCGAATATCCGTAGCCGTGTGTTGCTTTGCCGTAATAGACAATGATACCGTTCGTATTTACGAGAACGTTCATCTCTCTGATACGACCACGACGCGGGTGATCGATATCGGTGACGATAAAGTACGGTTGGATGAACGCACGTTCACCTTTTTTGCTGTCGATTGTGATGAAGAAGTAATCGGGTTTGCCATTTTTGTAAATAGAATTAAATTCCATAGTTTGTTATCTCCTTTTTATTTATTTTTGGTTATTGAACTTCATAGAACTTCGGCATTCCACCAAGTTCGTAGTTGTAGTTCGTTTCATCTGTAACGTCGTCGAAATCGACGTCAACGAAATCGTCCGAATCAAGGACAACTTGCTCATCGTGGTAAGCATCGCTTACTTTTTGAATTGCTTCGTATTTGTCCTCTGCGCGGACTTCGACGGTTTTCTTTAGAGTCTCTGTGACCGAAATGTAAAAGGTCTTAAGAGGTTTGGAAGAGATGATTAAACCATCATCTCTTATTTCCAAATCTTTCAGCCCCTCATATTCCTTAAGGAAGTATTCGGCGAGCTTGTCGTAGTTTTCATCTTCCGACACAGAGACTTCGATATCGACGACATCGCCGTTTTTGTAATACGGGGCATTGATGTAATCGAGATCGGTTCTCATATCGTCCGAAGTCCAAACTTTGATCGCGGCATTGACAGCATAAGTCAAATCATCGATTGCTTGAATTACGCTCTCGTCGGGTTCGTTTGAGTAACCGCTAGACCAACCTACGCACACGGCGAGGTGGTCGTCGAGTTTGTAGGTGCAGCAGCCTGCTTGACGGTCAACCAACCAATCAATACTTTCTTTGATCCATTTACTTAATTGCTTCGTTTGCATTTCTTTGCGCATATTTGGTGCCTCCAATTCGGCAAGTTCAATTTGCCAATATTCGTTTATTGTGTCTATTACTGTTTCTTCTTTGAACCCTGCGAACAACCGATAAACGTTCACTGTCTTCCAGTCGTCGGGCTCGGCTTCTTCGTCGTAGTCGTCCATATAAGCCCACTCGAGAGCTTGGTAGGCCCAAGCCCTCATTGAACCGTAACGTTCAAACGCGAAGTTTGAACCTTGATAATCTGCCGTATTGACATAGATTTTGTCTGTCGGCAATTTTTTAATCGCTTTGACCGATTTCGGAAAGATGTCTTTAAATCTGTCGTAGTCTTCCTCGTGTGACCTATCCATGTCACTATACTCATCAAGAGATGAAATTTGTTGTCTCTCTTTGAGTTCTGCTAATGTGATTTTTTCCATATTTACCTCCTTTATTCGAGCACTTCTATTTTTCTGTAATAGACAGTGTAGTGGTAGTTGTTGTATTCTCCTGCGTCGTAGAATGAGAACGACGCGCCGTTCTCGCTTTCGGTGTATTCATCGCAAACATACTGATCTCCGTATTCTGCTTCTTTGAAAACACCGTCGTCGTCAAAACAATCGGGGTAGGATTGGTTTTTGAATTTTTTCACAAGGTGATTATATTCCTTTTTTGCTCTTTCTCGAGTAGCGTATACACTACTTCTTTGTTCGGTGTCACAGTAGTAAGTAACATCAACAACCAACAAATAGACGTATTTTTGTTCCATTATTTGTTTCTCCTTTTTGTTTGAAATTGCCCGTAACGTCGATAGCTCATCGTGTTTATTTTAGAATTTGTATTGTTTGATGGCGTCTTTCCAACAGCTACTGTTGCAGCCGTAGCACGATTTGATCGAATAGTCTCTTTGTGCTCCATCTGGTTTGACGTCGCAGATAAATTTAATCGGGATTTCAACGTCCTTCTCAAGTTGGATACCCCAGCAGCTACCGCCGCCATTCCAACTATCGTAGAGAAGACATTCAACGTCTTTGCTGACGACGATTGAGCCGCAGTCTTTACGATCTTCGGGTTCCCAATAGTACCCATCCCCATCTCTCTTGTTGATAATTTCTTGAAGCTCGATGAGTTTACCAAGAGTCATCTTCACAGGGAAGACGAGTGACGGCAACGGCACACAGCAGTTGATGAGTTCGTCGTACACGGTCTCCAAGAAACCGTGACGCTCAAGGCTATCTTCGAGCGTGTTCAACGCATGTTGAAGCTGTTCTTTGGAATAACCTTGAGTTTTTGCCAACCACACCAGCGATGCTCGATCGTCAATGTCGTCTCCTTTACGACCGTTGTAATGCGGATAAATCGCATTCAGCGTGAAGTCGTAGTTTGCATCGCCTGTGTCGATACGAATGTCGACGTCAACTTCTTGTTTCAAATACTCGTCGATCGGATATTTGAAATACCACATCGATTCGAGTTCTTCACGAATCTTGTCATCGTCCCATGATTGACGGGTGAGGGTTTTCGTAAACTCGTCAACAAGTTCCACCTCACGCTGCCAAGCGACGTCGCCCCACCAATCATAACATTTTTCTTCAAGCATCGACATCGGATCTATTGAATACAAAATGTCGGCGATGGTTTTATCGTCGATGTCGTCGTCATAACCACGATACGGCTCGTCGTAGTAGCATTGGTTTTTTTCGTCCCAAGCCCACGAACTGTATTTCTCATCGAGAAATGCCTTAAGTTTTTGTTGCAAAATTGTTTGTTTCATGTTGAAACCTCCTTAATTTTCTGCCCATATGAGAGCATATTGATTTTTTGTTTTGATGAAGGCAATGCCTTCGGTGCATCTGAACACCTCTTGAAGGCGTTCGGGTGACATCGCCCGTAGTCGAGCGACGTCTTCTTTCGAGTACGCATCACTTGCCGTGTAATCATCGATTAGGTCATAAACCGTATCTCCGATTACGTAAGGGAGTTCAAGCTCGTCGAGAACTTGTTCAAGCGTCTCCGCTGTTTCGAGTGGATCGATAACAAACGCTTCAATCCACTCTTGAGGAGTAATGCCGTCAATTTCGGCGTTATTCCTTATGGTTTCGCCGTCACAATATGTGACGTTTTTATTGTTGATATTTATATCGACGTTGTAATCTCTGTCAATATAGATTTTAATATTGAAACCTTTCTTTGCAATTTTAATCATTTTCATTTGGTTCCTCCTTTTCGGGGATGCAATAGCCATATCCCCAATCTTCGATTTCGCTTTCGGTCATTTGGACTTGACCGATGAGAATTCGATAAAGTTCTTCGTTACTGTCCGTATTCCAGTCGACGTATTTGAGTAATTTTTTGATGAGCGAATTCTTTTTGAAAGAATATTTCGCATCAATCAACGCTTCGAGAGCGTCGTCGACGGTGCGGTATGAGTAAAGACCTTGATTCCAAGTTCCGTCTTCTCTGTGATAACCAAGACCGACAACGTAATCGTCGCCCCAATACATAGAACGTTTTGCGATAACGTGTTCTTGATCACCATCGGGGATGATAGTGATGATTTTGTAACCTGCTGAAGTTTTTTCATTGAACATTTTTTATTCCTCCTCTTCGTTGTTTTCTTCGTCTTCGTTATCTTTCCATTCTTCAAAAGATGCAGGCGAGCATCCTTCAAACAGCGGATCGTTGTGATTGAAAATCCAACCTTGCAAATAACGCAAATAGCGTTCGTGAGCGCTGTCACTATCGGCATCGAGAAGAACGGCACCATTAAGGAAAACATTTCCACCGATTTTGTCCATCTTTTGCTCCAAAGTGTCGATGACTTGGCCATCGTTGATTTCGTCGTCTACATTGACGGCTGCTAAAACATTTCTGTACATATTCTGTACCTCCTTTAATAATTCACGACGAGCACGCCGTCGTTCTTTTTGTCGTAATCGTCATCCAGGCAGTCAATCCATACTTGGATGTCGTCTTCAGAGAGATTTTCAATTTTCTCTCTATCGGGATAGCCTTTTTCGAGGAAATGCTCTTTGACATATTTAAGAACTCTCTCCGTTGGGGCGACCGCACTTTTTGAAGTGACCACGCCGCTCATGTTGAGGCTCTCGATATACCAACGGAAGAGATAACCTTCTGTTTGGATGTTTGCCCATGTCGCGATGGATTTCTTAATCTTCGCAACGGGACGAATGTCACCGAGAACACCACCGCTGTAATAGCTGTGTTTTGCTCCCATTGCAATGCACGCTGTAAAGCAGCGACAACATTCTTCGAAACAAGAAGTGTCACCATCTTCGTCTTCGGGGATTGCGACGTCTTCTGCAATGAATTCATAATCTGATTCATCAGCTCCGTCGGGAACCCCGTTGGTGAGCCAGAGGTCCATAACCTCTTCGTCATCAAGGCTACGGACGACAACGTCCATAGCCTTAAGAAGTTCTACTCTTTCTGCGATGTTTTCGGGTTTCATCGCGATTTCGAGTTGTTTTTGAGAAAGTTTGTTCATTTCTCTTACCTCCTTTAGTTCCAATAAGAAGCTTGTTCAATAATGGCATATTTATCAAGCTTCAAAACTTCGGGAATTGACATTCCCTCTTCAACAACAAAGTCGTTGATTGCGTGTGCGACTGCGTCAATGTCGCATTCCATATCGAATTGTCCCATAAAGACTTCTTCGACTTTGGCACAAAGAGCTTCATACTCTTCGCTTGTGTAATCGAAGTCAAAGATATTTGTACAGGACGAAGCCACATCAATACTGATGACGCTGAGATTGTTTTTGCTAAGAATGTTCATAATTTCTGTGTATTTCATATTGGCCTCCTTTAACCAATGTATTCGAAATAAATTCTTTCGTCGTCTTCCCCTACCATTTTGTAGGAGCGGACATCGTCTTCATCGTTATTGTCGATAAATTTGATGTTGACATAAGTGTCTTTTTGATAATCGTCAAAAATGAACTTGTCAACGCTGATGCCATCTTCTGTTTCCTCATAGTCAAGTTCGTCGAGAACGAGATCTGCTTCGGAAAACATCTTACTGTAGTTTTCTTCAAAAGCCTCTTCGACAACATCATATAGAGTATATGGAATTTCACCATCCATACTCTTTAGTTTGTCATCAACGATATCACACAAAGACTCGAATTTCTCGTCTGATAGTTTTTCATCTATATCGGTCAAATATATATCGACCATATCTGCAATTTTTAGCTCAAGAGCGCCAATACCGTTTTGTTTTGCTTTTTCGAGCGTTTCTTTGTAAGTCATTTGTCTTACCTCCTTTATTTGATAATTCCGTAGACGTCGTCTACGTAGTAACAACCCACAAAGGGGTTGTAGATTGCAGTGCAGCGAATGCCTCTGTATTCGACGATAACGTCGTTACAGCTTTTTTCGCTGACGATGGTGACTTCGGCGAATTGACCGCCGAGGGAATGGATTCTTGCTTGAATTTTTCTCATGGTTGTTACCTCCTTAAACTTCAAAATTATTTATAAACGCATTGGTCGCGTCTTGTTTGGTTATGATTTGTTCTATTTTGGTTTTGAGTGAAGACCAATTTTGGAGTAAATCATACAAATCGTCAATATAACAAGTTGTCAGCACGCAACCGCGCCCAAATCTTGTTTCAAGAGCCACAAAGGCCTCTTGTGTCTCATTCCAGCCTGCACAAAAAGGATAAGGTTCCTTTTTGATGACCAGAACGTGCATTGGAGTTGGCGCCCCCGTTCTCGGACAATAGTGGACACCACCAAACTCGAGACGAATATCACTCGAGATACGCGGGACGACGTTTTCGACGATGTAACGCTCAATTGCGAGAGCATTTTGTTTGATTTGTTCTTTTTGTTCTGTTGTGAATGTGATATTTTCCATATTCACACCTCCTTTAGTTCAACACAATCGTGTTGCTTGGTTCGTCTTCGCCTACTTTGTAAACGAAGACTCTTGCTTCACCGTCCGACGTAACATCGAGACGAACTTCTGCTTGTCCACCTTCGGTGTCAAGGGTAATTGATATACCCTTGAAGTCACCATCGGTGAACGCTGATGCCATTGTGAGACCTGCAGCGGTCTCTTGAATAATTTGATTTTTCATTGTTTATCTCCTATCTGCTCTGCGATTTCTTCGGCTATATGGTCAACATCGTTAGAGTCCATAACTATTGTGTCTGTCCAAATATCAACCTGTGCGTTTGCGTTTATCACTTTTTTCACCAACAATACGATATCATCATACGCTATTTCTTCGTTGACGCCGATGACGTTGTCGTCACGTTGATTGTTCGTGAGTTTAGTAGTGTTTGCCATAGTTTTGTCCTCCTTTAATTATTTTGCGTGAGTTTTTTGATGGCCTCTTTATAACTGATGGCCATTGACTTGCTGTAAAACTTGTCGGCGTTATCCACCATAAGTTTTATGAATTGATAAACTTGTGGAAGATATTTATCTTCAAGTGTTGGTTTGAACCAAATCTCCTGCCACTCGTAGCTTCCGCCGCCGTCTTTGTCACTGGTTTTACCCTTAACCTTTCGGTTAATAATACAAACATATAGTTTCGATATATCCGAAGTTTGGACAATTGATACCTTAGTTTTTTGCTCTTTGAAGATCAAGATGACTTGTGAACGCAACCTTCCGCTGAACGGGTGATCGCGCTCGACGAAGCTGATGTTATCATCAACATCTTGTTTGATAATTTTTGTTAATTTATGAATAAGCATCTTATTCACCTCCTTTACTCGTTTGCGTGCGAGCAGATTCCCCACTCGCAGGTTTTGTTTGTACAACCCTCACAAGGGTCTTGTTTTTGATCGAACAATTCATCGATTGTTCCTTGTTCATAATCGGTCATATTAGACCTCCTTATTATTGAGAACGATGCCGTTCATAAGAACGGCGAACTCTTTTGCAAGGTCGAGAGAGTGGAAAAGACTTTCCACTTTCTCTCCGTTTTTTGCGTTATAAATTACTTTATAATTTGGTTTCATATTGCACCTCCTTTAATAATTATATTTTGTCGCTTCTGCGGCGTTTTCCCATTCTGCGACGAGATTTCCGCCTGCGAAGCACTTGTCCAACAATTCAAGTGCAACTTTGTCATTGCCAAGTAATATTTGAACTTCTGCGGCGTCGATAAGAAGATGATCCTGCCGTGACCAGCTCCAAGGATAATCTCTTTTAATTCTATTGACTTCTGCGTCAATTTGTTTGCAGGCATATTGCCTATCATAATTTTTTTGTAACATATGTTACCTCCTTATCAGTCGATCGTATCGACCGTTACTTGGGTATTCACATTGATACCCAGTTGATGAATCAGCGACATCGCCAGATCGTCACCGAGTTCAAAAACGTCAACTTTTTTCGGCGTTACCAGTGTCATCGTTGCAACGGTGATGCCGTCATTGTTACTGAAAATAAAACTATAATGTTTCATTATTGATTCCTCCTTTTCATTGATTTGTAATTAGGTTTTTCAACCTTTGCTTCCATCATCGGGAAGCTTCGGTCGATGACGCCTTTATTATTTACCACCGAGTTTAAAAGCTCGGTGGGATTGAATTTGCTATCAAGAGCCTGTTTGGCTTTGACTTTGATACTATAGTCTTTGAAGAAGTTTGCCATAGTAACCTCCTTATTTAAACCAAACAGCCTTATGACTGTTTGTGTGTTTTTTACAGGTTTCATCACCTGTGAAAAGGCATTCGTCAAGATTTACGTAATACCACTTACCTGTTCCTTCCTCTGTGAGATAATTGGGATTGACGTCGCCGTCGTAATAGACGATGTAATTTTGTCTATACGGTCTATCCGCGACAGGGTCTATTACCCATATAGTTTTTGTTTTACTTTTAATCTCCTGTCCTGGGACGAGGTCTCCAAGAAGAGACCAATTATCTGTATGAATTCTCTCTTGAAGCTTCTTCAGATCTTCAGCTTCGTAAACACTAACTACCTTTGTGGGTAATTCTTCCGTGTCATAAAAGCTTTGATAGAAGCGGGCAGCTTCTTCAGCTTGTGCTTTCGCATCTGCTATTGCTTCTAAAGTGTTTCTTCGTGGAAAAGAAACAAACTCTTCGACAACATTTTCGTATGTCGTTTTAAATTCGATAGGAGTGTTCTCCCAATCGTCGACAGGCGTTATCGGTGCGACAGGGACTTGTCTTTCTACATTGTAGAATGTGGCCTTAACTGTTGCGATAATAAAGTTTTTCATAGTGTTTCTCCTTTGCTTGCCAAGCTACCCGACTAGCATTATTTTTTTTTGTTTTTGCGGGTTGCCGAACTATGAACGGCTTCTCCATCTGCATTACTCGCGGGCTTTGGACCGCCGTCGGCTGCATTAAGAACGAACAACCCAAAAGAGGGTTGCTCGAAGTAGGATTCTTAAAATTGAGACCTGAGAACAATTCTGAACACCGCACCGCCTTCGTAATACACCGTCAACGTTGCGTTGGCGATCTTTGAGAAAGCTCTGTCTAGTAATTTGGGGTTAATTCCCAAGCAAGACACCTGATGTTGTTCAGCCAATTGAACAATATCGTAAGTATTATATTCTACGATACCTTTGTTAAATTGACGACAACGTGCTTTTGCGTCTGTATAGATGATGTCTGCGAGTGTTTGATACAATTTTTGTTTTGCTGTGAATAGCATATTAGCCTCCAATGTTTATTATTTATTATTAAGAGCAGTTTAACGTCTTGCTCAGGACGTGAGGATTTAGAAGGTGTAATAAACATTGCCACATTTCAAATCGCGTTCAATTTCTTCTGCGATTCTATCACAACGTTCGTACACGATCGCTGCGTAGTCCGAATTGTCCTCAACTTCAATGTTGAGGGTGTTAAGAAGCTGGTTGTTGTTTTGTGTGTAAAAATTTACTTTGATTGTAAGCATGTTGTGCCTCCTTAAATTGTGTATTTGTTATTTTCGTCGTCTACGAACTCTAAATCGTAGAGCCCGTAAGCTTCTGCGTATGATTTTGCTTCTTTGTACGCTTCTTCAAGCGTTGTCGCTCTCATAACGACGTATGAATTTTTGATTTGTGTCACGATGTAGAACATAATCTACAACCTCCTAAAATATTTTTATATCGGAATTTCGAAGTTGACTTTCGAAATTTTCGAACGGGGTAGATACTCACATTCCTTTTTTTGTAGGTAGGTGAGTAAGGTTTGATTTAACTTTCAATTGAAAGATTCAATCAAAAGAATCAAAAAAGACTTTATATATTCACTTTTCAGAACATATATAAAGTCTAATTTACACTTTTTTAAGATTAAATTTCAACCAATTTAACACTTATGGACAAAAATATTCATAAACCCATTTTTCAGCCTTCCCTCAACGCCAACCCCCGTCATCCGTAGTCAGCGCACATAAAAAAAGAGGAGCCAGGCGCTCCCCTTCTTAATCAAAACCAGAAAAAGTCGTTCAAGATATCGAACATCGACGGCACTGAACTCTTTCCGTTATAACTCATATGGAAAGAGCCGTAATCCTTGACGAACTCTTTCAGCAACTTCTGTGCTTCGGCTTCAGCTTCACGTGCTTTTTTAAAGGCTTCTACAACTTCTTTGCTGCGAGCTTCACGTTCGGTTTTAAGTGCAAGTTGCTTTTGTGCTTCAGCTTTTCTTTTTTCTTCGAGCTCGACTTCTGCTTTTTTGCAGTCTTCTTGTTTATCAAAAAATTTATCGAGTGATTCACTATAATATTTCATTATTTATTCCCCTTTGGGCGTTCCTAATCTTCGCCCTTATTTATATTTCCTGTCGTTCTCTGCTGACGGGATTATTTATCTGAACCTGCCTGGTCGGTATCGGATTCTTTCTTCTTTCCAAAAATTGCCATCAAATAAGCTTCCTCACCGCCGAACTCTTTAATTCTTTCCTCATAATTTTTTTGAAGCTCTTGTCTTTCTTCCTGCTCTTGTTTTAGACGGCGCTTTTCATAAAACTCGGCGTTATCTTTCGCTTGTTGCTCATTTCTAACCCATCCTCTGATAATAGCCGTAGTCGTCCAAGTTATTGGTCTGAGGATGTACTCTGGGTAACCGCCATTATGATCGTCGAAGTCCCAAACCAACGGGATATATCTAACCAGCGGACTATCCGCGTCTTTTTCTTTCTTGTACTTGCCCGAAAATGGGAACTCAAGAACGCCATAATGTGCCCAACATGCAACAAGATATATTTTGGGAAGTTTTGCGAGTTTGTCTTTCGTTTTCTGATTATAAGGGAGACGTTTCCTTAACATGCACATGGTAATTATCCTTTATTATTTTATTTGTCTAATTGCTTTTGTTTTGAAGAGTTTGATATCAGAGAGGTTTCACAGCCCTGCAGCCTCAAACTCTTTCTCGGTGAAGAACTTGCTTTTTATGAGCTCCTCTTTTGGCCAGCCTTGGCTGAGGTAATACTGAATATTAGATTTGGTAATTGCTTGTTTTGTGGCTAGTGTAAACTTCATACGTTTTTTTTCGCCGTCTGTGATTGTTTCATTGACAATATCGATTTCGGCATTTAGTTCTTGTCTACGGTTGTAATCCGCACAAATATATTCACTACGCCATTCTTCGTTGACGTGCCATACTACACCCCAATCTATTTTGGAGCCGCAGTGGGGACAATAATCAAACCCATCGTGCGCCATATTAAATCCATATCCGCATTTACCGCATTTATAAATAACTTGATAACTTGAACAACCGAGCGAAGACATTTTCGGTTTAATCGCTTTTCTTGGCATTGCTCTTTTTCTCCTTTTTTACATGAGATATATTAACCAATTGAAAACTGGAAATAGCAACGTTGGAAACGCTGTTGTGCTCGCCTATCCATTCGGCAAGTTCGGTGAGCTTGTTGAAACTATCAAGTTTACTTGTCCTTGTGGTGTAGACGGTGCCAAATCCAGAATTCCCACAATAAAATGTCACCAAATAATTATACTGCTTCATTTGTCTTTTGTCCCCCTTTTCATTCATTCTCTATAATCATCATAGATTTCAATCGTATACTTGTTATAGTTTAATATCTCATATCGTCAACGATTTCAATTACGATAACCTCTTCATATCCCAGCGCGGTTTTTGCTTCGGCAAATTCATTATACATTATGATTTCACGCCAAGCGTCCGAAAGGTCAATAAGACGTTGAAAATCTTCCTGCTCATTTAGTTCGATTATAGCATAACCTTCTTCTTCGCAAGGGATTGCGTGGAATACATCTTTCAGCTGTGGATATGTTTCCAGTAAAGGATGAGATGTATGACAATATTTGCAGATTGTTGATGTCACCCTAAATTTCATTTACACGCCTCCAAAAGTTCGGGATTGTCAAATACATTGCCGATGACTTTACATTTGCAACAATTATCGTTCCAGTCATCAACCGCAAAATCAATCGCTGTGAAATTATAATCTCCGCCTTCGACATCAACGCATAGCGTACTCCCATAAGCGCGGACTTCAGTTCTATAAGCCGTGCCGTCATCGTAAGAAATTTCAAGGATATCACCTTTAAAAATGGCGGTGCCGTCGATGTCGCGAATCCCCGCACAGCGACATACGGTGTCGGGGACGACTTCTACGGGAATCACACAGCCCAAATCTGTTCCTGTATAAATCGCTCTTTTGAGCCCCTTGTTGCTTGCGTAAAAGGCATAAGGGCCATATACCCAATCATGGTTGTCTGCTCGTTTAGCTCTGTAAAGTTCAATTTCCATCGTTGTTCTCCTTGGTTTCTTCCAGTTCTTTTATGATAGCTTTAAGATGCTGATTCTCCATTTGTAATCTTTCCACCTCTTGAGAGTATTCTACCACATTACCATAACCGTTGTCAACCAATTTTTCAAAAATTGAAATTTTAACGGGGCAATCCCAGAGTTTGGGGCATGTTCCGTTCACACATTTCTCTGTGCTTACTGCGCGGCAAATAACTCTTGCCATATCCAAAGATTGCTCGTCTTTACTTTTTGTCATTCTCTACCTCCTTAATAAGCTCATCGATGTCGGTTGCCGAGATCAGCTTTTTACCAACAAAGTTTTCAATACATCTTTCTTTAACCTCAATTAATGTTTCGATTTTCGTTTGTTTTTGGTCGTTGAGAAGTTCGTCATTGAGTTTACTCAATGCGGCATTAACATTTCGCATCGAATTATTCAGCCTGGCGAAGGTTTCCAAATCTCTTCGGCTTCTCTCTTGTAAATAATTGATTTGAGCCTCTTGCTTCGAAATAAGGTCGGCAATGCTTTGAAGAAGCTCAACAGAGACGCAGTCCACATAATCTTTATGAACCGTCTTCGCATATTCCAATTCAACATTCAGTTCTTTCTCGATTTCTATTCTGTCCATATTATCAGGCCTCCTCTATGTCTTTGATGGTTTGATATGCGGCACTATATTCACCGCAGAGCGATTCCACATACCCAACCAACGCGAATTCGCTGTCGATTCCGTGGTCTTCTATCCACTGGGCGATTTCGCGGTCAAGATTGTTGAACTCCTCGGCGAGTTTGGCACGGCGCATAATCTTTTTACGCAAATATTCAGGTACCTTCATCAGTCCCACCAAGTGCGGAAATCTTCGGCGATTTTCGCGAATGCTTTCTTATAAAGCTCGGTGCGTTTCTTTTCTTGAGCCTCGATTCGTGCGCGATACTCTGCGGCGTCTTCATTGGCGCGTTGATTGTCATCGTTGTTGAGTTTTTCAATCCACAACTCCAGTGTCTCGACACAACTATCAGAGGAGTCAATATCATCGTCTTCCGCCGCCGCATCGAGCAAATCACAGACTTCTTCGAGAGAACGTTGAACTTCGATACGAGAGTCCTCTGCTTGGAACACGTTGTAACCGAGATCGTAATAAGCTTCCATCCAAGACAACATAGTGCAAAGGCCTTCCATAAAGAATCCGTAGTCATACGGCTGGAATTTACGTGCCTTTTTTATGAGTGCCTTGCGATAATGACGCATCATACGATAGTAGCTTTTTTTGACCGCCTTCGAATATCCTTTGCAAGCTTTACAGACTTCCTTGTCGGAATCGTCATAATTGGATGGACACGAATATTGCTTTTTAATATTTAGCTTTTCAGCCTTATTCAATGACATAGAATTCTTCTCCTAATATAGATTGCGTCTGACGGGCTCCCTGAGGTGATAAAGAGCAGTCGCCGATTTTTTGAAATGTGATTGTTGCCCCTTCCGAAAGCTCTGATGCAAGTATGTAATAATCCACATCGAGAGCTTGGAAGGCGGCGACAACCGTTCCTGTTCGGACTTCGTCGCCGTCAACATAATACATTTTGCGCCCTTGGAAAGAGCATTTTATGAATTTCGCATTTGCTGTCATAGCTTTGCCTTTAAGTTATTACAAGGTGTTGCGAATGTGTGAGTGCAACTATCCGCTACCTTGAGTTCGTCGCCCGATGAAACTGTCGTGATTGGATACGGATTCGTATGCTGCCCAGATGGTGGAGTTAGATTGTCTTTTTGTGTCCATTCAGCATAAAAGGGCTGAGTCCCTGTTCCCACCGTCGTTATCCAATCGTTTTTTTTTTACTACAAAATGGACAGTAGCTTTGATTTGGTGCAAGTATAGCTCCACACTTCGGACACTGCCAGCCTTGTTGGATAAATTGCGGTGCAGGAATGTTGCACGCCGTTGTTTTTGGATCGGTTACTGTGCTCTTGTTTTCAGGCATAGTGTTAGCTGTACTATCGGTTGTTCCACGAAGTTTTATAATAGCTTCTCTGCACTTTGGACAAATACGATGCTCGGCATCGAATCTAAACTCTTCTCCACAAATTGTGCATTTTGTGTTTGTTGAGTATATCGCGGGTATTACATCAATTCTTGTATTTTCATCTGCGTTCGTAGTTGTAACGCTACCAACACCAGGGTCAGCTTCGTCAATTTTTTGGATATATCCCGAAGTTGCGCGTCCGATTTGATTTTCAAAAGTGATAACGTCACCATGTTTGGTATTGCCTTTTTCGCCACAGTTTGGGCAAGTCCACTCATAACATTTCGGATTCGATGTTAAAATCTTATACAGGTCTACTTTAACTATTGCGCCACATTTGGGGCATCTTATGGGTTCGGTTGGTTTGTACATAATTTATTTCTCCTCTATTCTTTCAGCATATTTTACGTTATTCCAATTGATTATTGTATAACGTCCTTCTTTTCCAAGATTCTCAACAGCAATTGCATTTATTGAATCTTCTGTGGTCATTAATTTTTCAAAAAGCCCATTATCGGGTGCGTCTATATATCCGCCGCCGATTAAATGAAAACGAATTATGGGTTCTTCCATAGCGTCCTCCTTAGTCTATTATAATTTTTATAGAATAATCATTATCTATAATTTTATATTCTTTGTTGATGTGTTCATCTTCGGGCATACAAAAGACAGGAGTTTGCAATCCGATATCATTCTCTTTTACCATTTCATTTTCTTCAAGCATTTCCATTAGGGAATTGACAACTTTTTGGGATTGTTCGAGATTTACATATGTTCCCAAAAGAACAAGGGAACTACTAATACCGATGATTCCAAAGGTGGAAGTCTTTGCTTCCGAATTGGAAAGCTTAACATCTCCACGAGATATCATTATTCCTGTTACTACGACAAAGGAATCTTCAAGGAATTCTTGAGGATTTTCATCGAGTATGGCTTGTTGAGGTTGAACCAGTATCATATATGGATACTCCTTGTCTATTATCTATGAGTATTATATCATATAGAAATCAATACGTCAACCTTTTGTGACGTTTTAAAGTGTTTTCTTCTTTTATTAATTTATAGATCACAGAAGGTTGACAAAGTCAAGCTTCTTGTGTATAATAGGGGTGGGTGGCGGGAGTATGAGATCTAAATTATTCTTTATTATATAATATAAATATAACATTTATTATAAATATATAACATTTAATATGTTATAATGTAAAATATATGTTATATAAATAAAAGTATTATTTTATTTATTGTCTATTTTAATATGGATAATTAAATACAAAATAAAAATAATATAAATATATAAAATAAATAATAGAAAGTATTCTATTATTACATACTCCCTCCGCCCACCCAATATTATAATGATCATAAAAACTTTTGTCAACCTATTATGACGTAAAAATAGAAAAAATTTTCATAAGGAGAAGTTTCGTAGATAAAACAATACAGAATTATCAACAAAATAGTTTACAAATGTCACAATAGGTTGACTTTCGAGGACTAATATGATAAAATATCAATGTAATTAAGAGGGAGTAATCTCTCACCAAAATACGATAAGGAATTACTACTACTATGAACAAACCCATCATCATCGCTGAAGTGGACAATTTGGCTTACAATGCCGCTGCAGCCGTCACCAATCTTCTTAATAATAAGTATAACACCAGTTATAGCGAACTGGAATTTTATGGTGACAGATTCAAAAGTGTAATCAAAGAAAATTACGAAGATGCCATTAGCGCAGCTATATTTACAGCGCATATGGAAAATGTAATTGAATATAGAGAAGGTGGCCTCAAATTTGAAGAAACCCTATACAAGCATCGCGTAATTAGCACAACATTAGGTATGGCTTATAATCCTAAATACCATATATCTGAAAATGCTTTGAAAGATTGCGACGCGCCTGTCATTTATATTGGTACTAATTACGACATGTGCATGCGTATGCCCGCAAAATTTTTAAAAATCTTGGTAAAATTTGGTGTTGACCATAAGAAAAACAGAGTCATCGGTAATGAAGACAACTTCTATGTAGTGAACACTTTGGAAGAAGTCGGACAAATTGTTGACTTTTATGGCGAACACCCTGAAATGATTTATTCCCTTTGAGGCTTAATAATGAAAACTTTATTTTGTGTCCTGGGACGGACTGGGACTGGAAAAGATTCGATTGTTGACCAAGTGTGCAAGCTCACAGGGATGTCGAAGGTCAAATCTTTTACGACAAGACCACAACGCGGGGCGAATGATATAACTCACGTATTCATCAAGCCTAATGAGGTTGAGAAGTATAAGAAAGACATCGCGGCATATACCAAAATCGGAGATATCGAATATTTCGCTACGGTTCAACAAGTCATCGATGCCGATTTCTATATCATTGATCCCAAAGGTTTTTACGATTTTTTAAGCCGTTGGGATTTAACCACTCATCCGATGCGTATTGTGACTATTTATATTACAGTACCCGAAGGTATGCAAATGTTTATGTTGACTAGACGCGGTGATGGCAAGGAAGTATCAAGGCAAAGGATTTTGGCAGAAAACGAACAATTTGAAAAATTCGAGCAATTGCAGCATTGGGATTATATGGTCTTGAATGACGATATGTATTCGGCAGTTGTAGAAGTTATGAATATAGTGAACAAAGAGAAAGGGAGTATTGCCTGATGGCGACTTTGCAAAATCAGTATCAAGTATTTAAACTAAAGTCTGACTTTATCGTGGCGCGAAATTTGAACGTTGAAAATTATTCAAAGTCGCAGGCGGCAAAAGACGGGGCGTTGGTATCAATCGGAGATAACCTTGTGTTTCAACAAATTCGCAAGTTTTACGATGATAAACGCACCCACCGCGAAATTTTTAACGATGTCCAACAATTCCGCCGTGCGATAAGGGCAGCAAAGAGAGAGGGGAAAAACAAAGAGGCGAATATTCTTAATCGATTCTTGGTGGACTCTCTGTTTGTGAAAGACATTGTCAACGTAGAGGTTGTCAAGAAGAAAGAGTATAAAGAGCTTGCGAAAAATGGTTTCACCGTAAACGGAATTCACTATGTAAGATTTTGTTGCGGTTCTGGGCAAATGCGCCGTAATACCATCACCTTCATTAACGACAAACTGTATGACACTTTATATAAGAACTTGATGTGCGGTTTGGATACCAAAATAACAGAAATGAACTTGGCGAAATATCACGCATATTTTGCATTGGCATTTTCGAGTGTTATGTGGGTACGAAATCCAAGAGTGTGCGTTGTCAAAGACTTCCACAATGTTGTCAAAGACCAAAAGGTCGACTGGATATGTCCCGATCCCGCGACTGGAAAGAAACACATTGAAGAACGCATGATGGATATCGATTTAAACTGTGCCGATGGACAAGGGCTTGTTGATCCGCAGTTTGCGGCCTTGTGGGCAGAGGACATGAATCTCTCTTATGTGCCGTCGTCATTCGTGGTTCGAAGTGTTTTTGTAAAAGGTTGCTTGGTGCCGTTTGACTTTAAAGAGTTTGCGGCGGAACACGGCATCGATTCGATTCGTGACAAATGGGGAATTGCTCATCGCTTGGAGGATATCGACGTCATCCTTAGTGAATCACAATTCAAGATGCACAAATATTACGTATCTTGGTACGAGTATCAGAAATACGCTGATGCTGCTGGAATTCAATGGGGTGTCGCGAGATACAATAAAAAGTACGATGATGAATATGTGCTTGCAAACTATCAATATTTGCAGGTGTTGAGCATTGACAAAACCGATATACTTAAACTGATTCAGCCCACGGTTGATTGGATTAAGAAGATTTGCACAGGTGATCCTTTGTATACGATGTTATATATGTTGGGGTGCAAGGGTGAGCAAATCAGTTTCAAGGAACTTTATAACGGAGCTCAAAGCACGGCGCTGAAAGCTATCATAAAGAATTCGATGATGCTGGACGATGCTCATGTGCAGAAGAAAGTATATCGTAATATCGCCGAGACGATAAACAAGGCGAAGATTGGCAAGGTGTGGGTGCGAGGAAATTATAGCTTTATGATTTCTGACCCTGTGGCGCAGTGCCAATCGGCGTTGGGTTTAGAGCCGACTGGGTTAATTGGTCCCGATGAAGTGTATTCAAATTTCTGGAGGCACAAAGGCGTGAGTTGCGTTGACCTGTGCCGCAGCCCGATGATTGACTCGCACGAACATAATCCTTGTAAGGTTGTATCGTCCGCAGATATGGATTATTGGTATCAATATATTGAGAGTGGAATCATTTATAGTATATATGATACTTCGACTCTCCGCCACAGTGACAGCGATTTTGACGGCGACGTAGTAATGTCCACGGACAATGAAATCTTTATAAAGGGTGCACAGAAGTGGCACAATGTCATTACATATGAGAAAGGCGCCGCACCTGTGCAAAAGATTTGTTTAAAGAACTCGATTGCGACAGACCTTCGTGGTTTGGGTACGGGCGTCGGAGGATTCTCTAACTGTGCAACGATAATGCACGCGATGAAGGGCATCTTCCAAAAGGATTCTCAAAAAGAGCAAAGAGATGAGTTGACACTTCGTATCAAATTGTTAAGAGAAATTGTTGGGCAAGAGATTGATAGAATAAAGGGTACCGCCGCTCCCGAACTCCCGAAAGAGTGGAAGAAGACGGTGCGCATTAACGATGACGATACGGATGCGGTTAAGGCTGATAAGTATAAGAGGAACTCAATGGTCATTGCGAAGAAACCCTACTTCTTCAGGTATCTTTATCCCGAATTAAATCAGCAGTTCAAGCAGTATGAAGATAGCTACAATGTTGAGTCTCGTAGTCAGTTTGGAATCAAATTTAAAAAGCTTCTTGTTAAACCTAACAAGACAGAAGACGAAATGAACATGGTTCGTCGGTATCAAAAGTATTCACCGTTGATAACCGCTCCCTGTATAATGAATCTTTTGTGTAAAGAGTTAGAAAATGTCGATTTTGACATTAACTTCAACAAAGGTGCTGTGAGCATGCTTCCGACTTATGAAGATAAGTTCAAAATTGACGCAGAGAAATTAGCTTTGATGAAAGAATTATATTGTAAGTTTTCCAGGAGAAAATATGTTAAATCGTTGGAAAGTATGTTCGACGGAACGATTCTCCCCACGGATGACGAATATAACGAATTAAGATTTAGTGCCGTTGATCTCATTCGAGACGAAATACGTCAACAATTGACCAATAGTGAAATCAGCGGGGAAGAAGTATTGTTTTACAGCAATGTTCTCTCGAAAAGTTATAAACAATTCAATTGGGACTTTGCTTGGGATATTCTGGGAGATTCTATTGTGGATTTAATCCCTCGTGGAAGAGTTGAGGTTCCTGTGAAAAACGACGCAGGCTTTGACTATCTCGGTGACAGATATGTCCTTGCTCCTATCACTGAAGAAGAGGCCAAAGTTATTCAAGAAGAAGAAGTATTCGACGATTTCTTGTGGGACGACCTTCTCGGAGATGATATGCCATCTATCTTTGATGTAACAGACAATCCGTTTGAGGCAGACAATGAGTGATAAAATCAAAATTAAAAATCCCAAAGAAGTGGGTAAAATAATTAGCTCTCTTAGAGCCGAAGGGATGACTGACGGCTCTATTAGGGAAACCCTGATCGAAGCTGAAAAAGAATTTGAATTGGAAGATAAAATTTTCGAACGGGCGGTAGATCTGTTGTTGAACTCGGCGTTATTGGATAGCCAGCCAGTCGGCGAAATGATGATAGACATCTCCCAACAAGAATATGACTTTATCAGTCAGATTAGTGATAGAGATGTGCGTGTTTTGTTCGCCGTTTTAGTTTACTGTGCTAGAAGAAACTGGCATCCTACGGGTTGGATAAAGTACGACGAACAAATGGTCATGAAACTTGGCGGTTTTAAAAATCACACACGTTTTCTTGAAGTGACACAGAAGGCTTCGAGGCAAGGATTAGACTTCAGGGTTGTGGGTAGCAAGAATCCGATATTGTGCTTTAAGTTGAGCTTTTTCGAGGAACTTGGCGCTGATATGTTTACTTGCCCATTGTCTGATTTAATCCGCACATTTGGAGAAGGAAAATGATTATTCTTGATTGGGATAAAAATTCGGAAGAGGTGTTGGCGCAAGGGCACTACAACACAAAGCGCAGCGTCAATGCGGAACAGACCCACTTGTGCAGATACTGGCAAGAACAGGGAGTGGATAAAGAAGCAGCTTATCAGATATGGGTTGCTTTAGAGTCGCCCCAGGCGGTCGGATGTTTTGAAGAAGAAGAGCGCAGAGAATATTTTGAGAAATTTTGGGCGGCCGCTGAAGAAGCAGGACCGAATGAGAAGTACGCCTATGGACTTACACAAAAAGAATATTCATTCATAAACGAATTGGATGTTGACGTGGAGTACAAGAATTTCTTGCGTTCATTGGTGGAATATTGCCGCACTTATGGTAAAGACGGTGCATTCTTCTGTAAACAACCGACTTACGCGGCTTTGGCAAAAGGTGCGCGTCATCATTTAACAGAAGCAAGAGAGTTGAAAATGGCGCAGTGGAATCAAAAATATGATTTATATCGTACCACTGTTTTTTGTGGATATACTCACAAGAACACCACTTGTCGAATTGATTTGAGATTCTTTGATAATAGTGGAGCTGAATTGATAGACAAACCATTTGGAGAGCAGACGCTTCGTTGTTTGAATTGTGGATGTTTATTTGAGAAGAAAACACAAACTCAACGCGAAATTTGCGACGAGTGCCAGTCCAAAAAAAGAGCCAAAGGAGTACATAAAACATACTATGAAGAACACCCAAATTGTGTTCCGCGTAGTTATAATAATACAAAAAGATAAAAATGTATTGTTATGTAGCACCCTTTGTTAAAAAATATATAATGGTAAAGGAGAAATAAAAGAAACATTTTATTTCTCTCAATTTCCTTGTTTTGTCGCAATAGGTTGACAAAATACGTATCGTGTGATATGCTTAAATCACAATGGAATTAAAAGGAGATGTCGAATGACACAAACAGAATTTTTAGAACTCTTAAATAAATACGACGAGGAACATCTTTCCGAAGACGATTTGTTTGAGATTGGAGTTGCTCACAAAGAGCTTCCGCTTGGAATGAAAAACTGGAGCAAATTGAACGAGCAACTTGGTATGCCGTTCACGACTGGTGAAAACTATCGTTGTTGGGTGAAACAAAGATTGGCGCGTGTTGGCGAACTTCCTAAAAATGTGAAGATGTTGTCGAACAAGACAGTTGACGAACTTTCGCAAGAAGAAATCACGAACGAGCTCGAAGAACAAATGCGCGACTTGTACAAGCAACAAGTTAAGACAAGAGATGTTCACAGAGAGTATCGCAATGATATTCGTATGGATGCTCGTTGGGAAAACTTGGCGCAAGAGATAAAGAAAATTCTTATTACCCAAAAGCCCTTATCATTGCGTCCTGTTGAAAAAATCAAAGGTACGGCTGAAGCGATTTGTGTAATAAGCGATTGGCATATTGGATGTGTGGTTGATTCTTTTTATAACCAGTTTAATCTTGAGATTGCAAAAGAAAGAATTGCTAAATTGCGTGATTATACTTTGAAGTATTGTAGACAATTTGGGGTTCGTAAACTTCACATTCTTAACCTTGGTGATTTGATCGAAGGTGAAATTCACACAACGGCAAGAGTCACAAACGAGATGGACACCATCAGTCAAATTAAACAAGCTTCCGAGCTACTGTCTCAATTCGTAGTTGATATAGCTTCTGAAGTTGAACAAGTGTGTTATCGTAGTATTACAGATAATCACTCAAGAGTGATTCAAAACTATAAAGAAAATCTTGACGGCGACAGTTTTGTGTATTTGATTGATTGGATTCTTGAAATGAAACTCCAATTGGCGGGTGTAACAAATGTGGAACTTTGCTTCGATAATCTTAGTGATAATTTTGGTTTGTTCCGTTTGGATTGTGGCAAGCAAGTGGGTTTCTCTCATGGACATCGCCAAAACGTAAACACAGCGTTTCAAAGTTTTGTAGGAGCGACCAAATCCTATGTTGACTATATTATAATTGGTCATTATCACTCAAGTCGTATTAAAGAATTTAATGCTGCTAAAGTGATTGTAAATTCATCCCTGAAGGGAACCGACGAGTATGCTTTGTCTAAAAACTTGTTCGGACACCCGTCTCAAACTTTATTAGTGTTTGACGATGGCAATGATTTGAGTTTTGTGATAAACTTGGATTAAAAGGAATTATTTCGTAAAAAGGCTTCCGTGTGAAATAACGGAGGCCTTTTTTGAATAGTTTTTCACGGAATTAAAAGGAGGGCTTATGGCCAGCGAAAGGAAAACTTTATCGGCTTTTGGTTCACTAGCCCAAAAGCTTTACTGTGTAGGATGTAAGACTAGTCTGGATCCTGAAGAGTTTTGGGATAGTGATGGTTTGATGTCCTCACTCCGAATGACGAAAGAAAATGGGCACAAATCTTTTCTATGTAAAGATTGTGCGCGTGCATTATATAAAATGATATTAACAGAATGTGAAGGAGACCATCTTGAGGCTCTTTTCCAACTCTGTGCTACTAATGATTGGTATTATGATGACTTGCTCGCTCAAAGTATAACAGCGGAGCTTGCGTTGGACGACGTAATGCCAGATAGATACTTGGAAGTTATTTTTAATAACGAGGAGTACAAAGGAAAAACTTTTTATAAGCAGTTGAGTCGTCCTTGTTTTGTCAAGATGTCAAGCCTTAAAGAAGAGGAAAATGAGCTTACGGAAGAAGATAAGCAAAATCGTAATGACATTAAAAAGGCCTTCGGATATGATCCGTTTGACACAAAACCTATTTCTCAAAGACCAATGTTGTATCGTTCATTGAGTCAAATGATCGACCCGACGTTGAATAATGACCTCGTAAGACAGCGTGCGGCTATTGAAATAGTTACTAACTATGAAGAAATCGACCGTCTTGACGTTGCAATTGCAAAACTTTCTTTAACACCTGATGATATTGTCAAGCACTCTAAAGAATTGGAGACATTACGCAAAATGAAGTCGGATGTTAATAAAAACATTTCTATGCTTTGTAAAGACCATGGCCTGTCGGCAAAATATGCCAACTCAAAGAGCAGAGGTGCTGGTACATTATCAGGCATTATGCGTGATATGGAAGAAAGCAATTACGACGAAGGGAAGACAAATCTTTATGATATAGAAACCAGCGAGAGCATGCAGCAATGTTCTGACATCAGCGCAAAGTCTATTATGTCGCAATTGAGATTGTCAGACTCTGACTATGCTCAAATGGTCGAAGAACAGGCTGTGGTGGTTCGGAAAGAGATCGCTGCGCGTAAACAAGCAGAAGAGGCTTTAAGATTGTGTAAAGAATATTTACGCAAACAAGAGTTAATTGTCGAGCTTATAAAAGAATACAAACGAAAGGGAATTCCGACCGAAGAAATCGAAGAATTGCTTGCCCCTGAATTTAAGGATGGTAAACAATGATTTCTGTTTATGGCAATCTTATTGATAACGAAGTAAACATTCGTAAGCAAGAAAATTTTCAACGATATAACCGTTTGATCCAATGGGGTCGCAAGCACCCCACTAGATTCATTGAGAAGGTTCTTGGAATACAGTTACTTGACTATCAAAAGTGGATTATTATGGGGACGTGGACCGCTGAAAAAGCTGCTTGGGTATGTTCTCGTAACGCGGGTAAGACCTTTTTGGGGGCAGTTTATTTGATGACAAAAGCCATCTTATTCCCTCAATTTAAGATAAATATAATGAACGTTTCGGGACGCCAGTCTTTTGATACGTTTATGAAGATTGAAGATATTGCCAAAAAGAATATCGCTTCGTTGTTGAATACAACTGACGTCTTTTTTGACGAGCTTATTAAGAGCAATGCAAACACTGATGGGTTTACTCATAGTCAAAAAGGTTATGAGTGTAACCTTTATAACGGTTCGCAGATTAGAGCTCTTGTAGGTAAACCAGAAACTGTTGTTGGTGTTCGTTCAAATATTAACTTTTACGACGAGGCTGGCAAAATTCCACAGGCCTTTTTCGATCTTACAGAACCTTTTACGGCACAAAACCGTGATTTTAAGACGGGTTCTGGTTTTGATGCGTCGGTCTATCCAAAAGACATTCCAACGCAATGTATTTATTCATCATCAGCCGAAGACATTAACACTCACTTGTGGGCGATGTATAAGCTATGTGCGATGAATATGATGATGGGTATCCCTGGATATTTTTGTGCTGACGTCAACTGTGATATTCCACTTGCCCCCAAACTTAACGGCAAGGCGATGTCTCCTCTTCTTAAGCAAAGCGAGATTGATGATGCGATGAAGAGTAACGAGGCGCGTGCTATGCGTGAGTATTACAATATATTTGATAATACTGGCGGTATCGATGCGTTGGTCAAACGCCAAGATATTTTGCGAAATGAACAGGATTACTTGCCCATATTTAAATCAGTAGGTCCTGATCATCATTATGGCATATTTTATGACCCTGCTCTACAACAAGATAACAGTTTTGTGCTTATTGTGGAATATTGGAAGGATAAAAAACGTGGTTGGCTTGGTAAGATTGTTAATGGCATTAACTTGATTGAAAAATTACCAAATGGCGATAAAAAACCTTTGCGTTCTCCTGAACAATTAGAATGGATTCGTAAGCTAATTGTTGCTTATAATGGCAAAGTGCCTGAATACGAAAACGTAATGTTTTATGTTGACGCTGGTGCAGGTGGCGGCGGTCGTAGTTATGCGGACAATTTAATGCTACCGTGGACAGATCGCGATGGTGTCGAACATGCGGGCATTATCGATTTAACCGATGACACGGCAAAAGAACAGGCTGAAAAGTTTAGGCAATCAAAAGACGTTTGTCGTATTATCGAACCGCGTAAATGGCGCACGACAATGTTTGGCGAATGTGCAGAAATGATCATAAACGATTATTTGATATTCCCGATGCCTGTACCTAAACGTGGAGTTTGGGAAAAAGATGGGGAAAAATACGAACTTTCAAAAGAGGAATTGAGAGCATTGCTTGAGATTGATCTGATGAAAGAGGAGCTTGTAGCAATTGTAAAGACAAAAACGCCTAGCGGTGACGTGAAATACGGTTTACCGCCAGAAAAGTCAAGGAAATTGCATAAACAACGTTGTGCACTTGCGGCATAATACATAAACCGCTCGATTAAATCTTGTCTAATTGACTTGGAGGTCCAGGAGTGGATGACAAGGCGGAAGTCAATGACACCGTGAACGACTAAATGACGAGAGCCCGCGTTAGCGGGTGTGCGATAGTCTGAACTCGCGATATAACAACAGAAACGCGAGAGAGGGGATGAAGAGCCCCTCCGCTCGAGTGAGGTTAACATGGTTGGAATTTATTTAATTACAAATTTGCAAAATGGGAAAAAATATGTTGGGCAATCTCAAGATATTGAAGCTCGTTGGTACAAACATAAAAATGCGTTAAAAAACAACACTCATGTTAATTCTCCTTTACAATATGCTTGGAACAAATATGGTCCTGAAGCATTTAATTTTTCCATATTAGAAGAATGCGCCTTAGAGGAGCTTGACCAAAGAGAGTGTTATTATATTCAATTATATGACACTTATAAGAATGGGTACAATCTCGATAAAGGCGGTCTTGGTATTCGAGGTTATAAACATACTGATGAAGAACTTGCCCGAATGCGTAGAATACGTTCTCCCTTTGTAGTATTGCAATTTGATTTAAAGTACAATCTGATTGCGCGTTTTGAGGGAGGGTATATTAACGCTGCTAAACACTATGGTTACACTCGTGACTGTATCCTTAGATGTTGCCAGAATAAGAAGGGGGCACAAATTTATAAGAGCTGCTATTGGGTTTATGAACAAATCTACTTAAATCCACAATTTTCGTGGGAAAAATTTTTAGACAGGCGCTGTGATTTCCCTATGGTGAAAGAAAAATATATTCCTGTCAAAAAGCCTAAAAGAGCAACTGCTCACGAACAGCCATTGCTCCGCAAGCCTATAGTACAGATTGATAGGCAAGGAGAAATTATAAATGAGTTTTGTTCTCAAATGGAGGCCAGTTTGTTTATATCGGGTCATCGGAAAGATTCTCATATATCGACGGCTGTGAAAAAGCACATTGTCCACAAAGGTTATTTGTGGGCAAATAAGGGAGAAGATTGGTTTGTTGATGAACAGGCAAGAGAATCAGCATTCAAGCAGTTCGAAAAAAACAAACCTGTCTGTGTCCAACAACTTTCATTGGACGGGGAGAGTATAGCTATTTACTCTTCTTTGACGGAAGCAGCTTTATCAATATGGAATAGTACGAAGAATCTCGGAAACTTAAATCGAGCAATCAATAAAGGCCTGACGGCTGGAGGGTTTCGATGGAAAATTGTAGAGGACGAGTCTTAAAGTAACAGAATGGACGATAGGGCCTACACTTGTGTGTTAGCAGCCCATCACTTGGCACAATTACGAAGAGAAGAAATTTTGGGTTCGGCTGAGCCGACTACAAATATGGATGTTTTGTTTAGTAACAGGGTGTTTCAAAATCCCCAATCTAAACAAAGCGCCAATCCGTTTAGTGGATTCACTAATCCATTTGGACGGAGAAGATAAGAGGCAAAAGGAAGGAAAGGTTATGATCTGTAAAATAATTCTCGATTATACGGGAGTTGATGTGGAGACTCTTTTAGACAAAATTGGAAATTTAGGTTCTTTTATGATGATAAAAGGAGTAATTTATTTCCAAACACTGGGAGAGTGTTCTAAACAAAAATTAAAATCTGCTATCAAACGAAGTGGCGTAACCGACTGTGTAATTCTTGAAATTACGGAAGAAAGCCTTTATAATGAAGGTGGTTATGTCGGCGATTGGGCGCGAGAATATTTTACCAATCTCGCGGCAAAACGGGCGATAGATGAAATGAACAGCGAGAAGTATCAGAAGCAAATGGAGATTGAAGCTCTCAAAGTTGAGTTGGCGCAAGCTCTTGCTTCTGGTCAATTGATCGCGGTGCCCAAAAACAAGGACAAGGAGGAAACTGCCAATGGGCGAAGAGACGAAGACCCCGAATAAAGGTGGTCGCCCGAAAAAGACCGTCCCAATTACGGAACAAGAACAACCGCAGGATTCCAAGTTGTTAATGACACAAAACGAACCTGTAACGGAAGTAAAAGATGTACTACAAAGCTGTACTAATTTCTTTGATTCGTTTTTGGGTAATGTTGACGCTTCTGGCGTACTTGGTCAGGGCATTTATAATTTAAATCAATACAATCCATTTTTACAAAATACTCGTTTAAAGACTTTGGCTGGCTTGCCGATTGAGATGAACAAAACGGGCATTATTAATGCTCTAAAGAATCCTCAATTTCATGAAGAAGAAATTCGCGGAGCTGCCGCCTCGCTGTCTTCGAGTCAATATTTGTATTACAAAATACTCCGTCAAGCAGGTGACATTCCTTTGATGAAGTATGTAAAATATCCACCTTTTCTTGAGCCGTCTGAATACAAAACAGACAGATTCAAGAACGATGATGATTTTGTTGACGAGTGGCTCGAAAAATTCGATGTAGTGAACACTTTTAAGCGTATTGCGATTGAAGTGAAGCGTGAAGGTAAACCGAGCTATTTGTTACGCAGTCACGTGACAAAGAAAGGTGGGAAAAAGACCGTTGATTTTGCAGCATTACAAAAGCTTCCGCCGCAATTTGTCAAACTTACAGCAATTGGTGAGCATGGTTTTGTTGCGAGTTTTAATCTTATGGTCTTTATGAACCCCGCGTTCGTACCCGCTCAATATCCGACATTCATTCAAAGGGTGTGGAGTGACATGATAAATAATAAAATTGCTGTTTTCGATCCAAAGAAAAAATCTTATAAGTTGGATGTGCAAAAAGCCTCTACTTATGTTTATAAAGACGAAGACGGCAATTCTTATGACACATTGATTGAACGAACCGAGCAAAAAACGTATATGTTCTGGGTTCAATTACCTCAAGATTTGTGCTACACTTTCTGCAGTGACACATCTACGGCAACTGCCGCTCCTGACACCGCAGGTTTGTTCATGGATTTGCAAGAATTGACAGACTATTCGGTGTTGGCAGGGCTTATCGCCAGTACGCCGCTTACGTCATTGCTCACGGGTGAAATTGAATTGATTCCGAATCCTTCAACAGGTCGAGATCAAACGGCAATGAACCCCGAGACAGTTTTGAAATTCCAAAACTTGTTTAATAGCATGACGAGCACTAATACGGAAGCATTTTTTGCGCCGTTGAAGAATTTGAAATTGCAAAGTCTTAATAATGTTCCTAACAGTAGTGAAATTAAGACTAAAGCAGTTTCAAACTTTATTAGTGTCGCGGGTGAAGGCGGTAATATTATCGCTACCGAAAAACCGAGTATTGCGCAGGTAAAAACTGCTAATATGCTTTCGGCGGCTCAATATGATTTTGTGGTGAAACAGTTCAAATCAGCACTTAACAATATCGTTCAAGATTGTATAGGTGCCGATTACAAGTGGAAAGTAGATATATTTGGTGATATTTTCTCTGAACAAAATCAGAAAAAGTATTTGAAAGAACTGGTTACCGCAGGTATGAAAGGTTTGGTTCCTAAACTTCTCGCTTACGAGGATATAACCGTTAAAGACTCCAAAGCAGCAGAATTGTATTTAGACTCAATTGGATTCTATAACAATTTAACAACGCTCACCCAAGTTGCGGCCTCAAAGTTAAACGCACAGCAAGAAAAGTCAGCTGATTCAAACACTAACGAAGACGGTTCAGCTAAGAAAGTTGGTCGTCCTGCATTAGAAGATGAGGATATAGAGTCTGATGAAACTGCTGCGTCACGCGAAAAAGGCGAAAACACAAGCGAGAATAAGGATATATATGCCGCAAAACGATGTGCAATTTGCGGGGTAGAATTAGAAGACGAAGATGATGTCCTTTGCGATGATTGTCGCGAGGCATATCTCGAAGAGCACAACTAAGTAAAGGGGGAAGTCAATTGTGAGATTACATGAAGAAACTTACAACGCACTGAACGAGTTGGTCAAGTTGTGCTTTGAGATGAACGCTGTTGCTGACAATATTTATTACAATATGGCGAACTTGTATTACAATCATTCAGCAGAATTGTTCCATCACAGTTATGCACATGCTTGGGGACAAGTGGCTGACATGATCAGTGATGAAATGATCAAGCTCAACGCAAGACCTATTCGTTTACCTGTCAATGGTTCAAGTGAGGAATATGATAGTTTGGAATTGATGATGGCTGTAAATGCAGCTGCCGTTAATAAGGTTTTTGAGAAGTGTAAAGAAATCGTAGATTTGGCGGATATGCTGGATGATGTGGACATCAGGATTTTTGGGGAAAATTTGCTTAATGGCGTGTTATTGGATTATGTGAAACAATCAGACGAATGGCTTAAAGTTACCAAGACCGTGCCAGCTTATCACTTCGATATTCATTTCAGCGACTATACGCACTTCATTCCGATTGTGGACTGAGGTGACCTATGGGTGCTGGTGAAATCATAAAATTAATAGTTGAATATGGTATATATCCTGTTCTAATGGGCGTTCTGCTTTGGATCATGCTTGCTATGCAAAAACGACAAAGCAAAGCGGCCGATGAGCAAGAGAAACGCCTAACAAACCTTATAGACAGTAGTATAAAATTAGCAATTCATGATTCTAAACGGCATACTGCCGAGGAAGAGGAAGAAAGCCGTAGAGTGGTAACTTACGTGAAGACACAACTTGATGCTATTGTAAACGAAACAGGAGCAAATCGAGCTTTTTGTGTAGCTTATCATAACGGTGGAACTTATCTCAATGCTCGTAATTTTGCTAAATGTAGCATCGTGGCAGAAAGTGTAGATAACCAAACTCGCCCTTTCATGATGGATTACCAGAATGTCCAGCGAGCTTTGTTTATTGAATTAGATAACAAATTAGCTACTGATGGAGAGTGTTATATCAACAATATTGGAGTCTTGAAAGAGAAAGCGCCTGGTGGTTATCAACTCCTTTCAAGATGGGGGACAGACGCGATATACTTCAAAGCGCTTGTTGATAACACTACCAACATGGTATTAGGATTTATTGCAGCCGAGTTTAATTCGGGAGTTCCGACCGACGAAGCTGCGTTAGAGTTGTGCTTGAGTAAAAAGGCACAACGTATTTCGGGAGCAATACAACTCTCCCATACTGAATTTACTCATACTCAACAAGGAGGAAGCGACCAATGAATCCGATGGTATTTAGCCTCGAAGCCGACAGGGTTAAGTTGAAGAAAATACTCGGCAGTAATTTTTTGCAACTTGAAATGAAAGCGGTATCCGAAGGCGATAATCGTAATAAAAGCAATTTCTCGTTGGAATCAATGCAGGATGCTCTTCCTAGTTTTAGAAACAAACCAATCTTGGGTTATTTCAACACGAAAGAGCAAGATTTTGAATCTCACAATGGTTCTTGGAAAAAAGATCCCGAGACCGATACTTCGTACTGGGATACTAACATGCCAAATGGTGAGAGAATTTTAGGATTAATCAGAGAGTCTGATTCTGTCTTTATAGAGCCCGATAATAAGGGGAAAAATTGGATTGTGCTTACATGCGCTCTGTGGGTTCAATACGCTTTACCTCAAATTAAAAGGTTGCTTAAAGATAAGAAAAAGAAAGTCTCTGTTGAGATCGATATTAAGGAATACGAAGATAGAGATGACATCAGATATGTCAAGAAATTTGAGCTTCTGGGCATCACTATATTAGGTTCGAAAAACGGGAAACCAGTTATGGAAGGTATCGAGGGTGCATCGGCGTCAGTCTTGGATATCATCGATAACGAAGTTTTCAACAGACAGAAGACGGCGCTGTGCTTTGCCTACAAAGAATTGGATGGCGACGCGGCAGAAGTCGAAAATTCTAACAAGGAGGATAGCGAGCAGTTGGACAATGAATTGACTTTACAGGAAGAAGAGCAAGTCGTTGATTCTGGCGAAGGAAAGGAAGAGCAAGAAGATTGCCCTATCAATCCTGAACAAGAGGAAGATCAATGCCAAGATTGTCACATGGACGACGATAAAGACGACGACGATGATGATGATCAAGACGATGATCCAGATGAAGATGATGAACCTTCTAGCAATCCTGAACCTGCATATTCGGAAGATGTCCCTGGTGAAGACGGTGCAGAACCTGCATATTCGGATAACTCCGAAGGCGAAGGCGAACCCGCTCCAAATCCAGAAGAAGAGCTTTTGATGAAGTGTGGCGAACTCGAAGCTAAAAATTGCGAACTTATGAAACGCATTGAAGAGCTTGAGTGCAAAATGGCTGAAAAAGAAGAAGCTTATTCTAAATATTTCGATTATGACGAGATCAAAGAACAACTCGCTAAGGCCAACCAAGCGCTATTTGCTATTGATTGCGAGAAGCGTGTGGCGGAAGCGCATGAGCTTTTGGATGACGAAAACGTCAGCAAAGAGCAATGTGATGCGATTTTCGAAAAGTGCGCACGTGGCGAGTATGCTTCGTCTGACGCACTGCGCACAGACGTTGCATTAGCAGTCTTTAATGCGAATAAGGGCAGCAAAACACACAAAAAAGAAACTTTTTCTGCACCTATCGCGAAACCCGTAGAACTCAAATCAAGTAAAAATATGAGTGCTATGGACAAACTTAAAGCGTATGTTGGAAGAGAATAATTCCACATACAAATAAAATTACATTTTTATTTCAATATATAAAGGAGAAAACTTATTATGGCAAAAGTGTTTAGAACGGCTGAAATGATGTCGGAAGACGTTCAGTCCTATGTAATTTCCTGCCAATACCAAGCTGATGGTGCTGATGCTCCGATCGAGGATGGCTCCTTCGTTAAACTTGGCGAACTCAAAGACGACAAAACTTATGTTGCAGCTGGTGACAAAGATTACAACGTTTATCTTGCTTCTCAACCGACTGCGGTGACTGACGAAGTCGTCGTTATCGATTATCCTGGCGTTTCTGAAGGATCCATTTCTGGTAATTCCTACAGAATTGGCGTCAAACTCTTCGACCTTGTTGCGCCCGCAGGCCGTCCTGTTCGCGCTCGCAGACTTGCTCTTCATGACAGATTCTGGCTCGGCGAAGGCAACTTCAATGGCGCTGTTGTGGTTGGCAACATCGCAGGTCTTGAAGCAAACAAAACGACTCTCAAAGACAGTGGTGCGAAAGATATCACCCCCAACCAACTCAACGTCAAGATTCATCTCGGCAAAGATTTCAACTACGGTCAATCCGCAAGTGACAAACTCTATCTTTGCGAAGTCGTTGGACTTTAATTTTAAGGGAGGACTACAGCAATGATGGAACATTTCAATTTTAATGCACAAGATGACAGCTTCAACGCGATTATCGACAGCATCGTCGAAAGCGCGTCCGCTCGTTATGAAGCAAAATCTGAACCCTCTAAAGAGGACCTCAGACTCCAAAACGAAGCAATCGTTAAATATGCACTCGAAGGCACTCGTTTCGAAGCAAAATTCGAACAAGAAGGTCTTGCTTGCATGAAGAATCCTCAAATCACGAAGAATGAAACCGTTAGAAGCAACTTCGAAGCAGTTGTCGCAGAAGTTGTCAACGCAATCGCACCGTCGGTGACGAGCGCTGACTATTCTAGATTCCTTGCAGAAGTTCGTCAAATCGGCTGGGGCGACACTGGTCGTTTCATCATCCGTTCTAACGAACTCTTCAAAGTGAACGAGATTGCAGAAGGCGTGAATCGTGGCGTGTTGCAACCGATCTTCGATAATGAAGTGACGGTTAACCCCTCTCCGATTGAAATCGCAACCGCTATCGACTGGTACGCAGTCGCAGCTGGTGTGTTCGATTGGGGCGATTTCGGTCTCCGTGCTGGTCGTTCTTTCGAAGCATACATCTTCCTCAAAGTTATCGCAGCGATGACTTCTGTCACTGGCGATATGATGGGTGCTGGCTATATTGCAAACGGTTATACTCCCGCAAACTGGACTGGTCTTGTTCAAAAGGTCTCTGCAGCGAACGGTGGCGCTCCCGTTTATGCAATTGGTTCTCTCGGTGCGTTGATGAAAGTCAACACCACGGGCGGCAATGGTCTTGGTCTCCAATACTTTGTCGGTGAAGATTACCTCTCCAAGGGTTACCTTGATAAGTTCCTCGGCGCAAGAATGATTCCTGTGGATCCCGCTCTTGTCCCGACGACTATCAACACCACAGCAGACCTCGCAGTTCCCGATGACAAGATTTATCTTGTTGCGGCAGACGCATACAAACCCGTCAAGATTGTCTTCGAAGGCACTTCCATGACAGTGGAAAGAATCCCCGAGGAAACCACCGATAAGAGATACGGCATCCGTATCCAAATGAGAGTTGGTATCTCGGCAATCGTCGGTTCCAAATTCGGTCGTATCGATCTTAACTAATCGATTTTGATTTGATAAGGGGCTCCAATAAAGGAGCCCCTTATTGGGACTATTAAAAGAAAATTTTAGATTTACAAGGAGAAACATTATGGCAAATAGCAAGGACGCTACTCAAGTAGCAGAAAAGGTTGAAAAAGAAGAAAAGGTTGTAAAAACTGAAACTAAACCTGACAAAAAGCAGGAAGAAATAGATTTTTTGCGTAATCAAAACAATGAACTTCAAGACGCAATGAAAGCACTTATGGCTCAATTTGCGGAGCTTAAAAATAATATGGCTCCGTCCGCACCACGTCAAGGCTACAGTCGTGATGATGAGGTTGTTATTGTCCACTTGTTTGACAACGCACCTGGCATTACCACGCACATCGATCTGTCAAATTACTCCATTGATATGGCAGCATTTGGCGAAACCCGTACTCTGACGGTGCAGCAATTTGAAGAGCTTGTTGGCAAATACCGTTCTTGGTTCGATCGTGGTATCATCGCAGTCGGAGCAGGTTCTGAATATTACGCAAAACGCAATAATCTCAAAATGGCATCGGAATCTCTGATCAATTCCGATTTCATTCGTAAGCTCGGCACTATGCCAATGGGTGATGTTCAAGACATTTACGAAAAAGTTTGTGATGGACAAAAGGATTTCATTGTGAGCTATTGGAAACGTAAATTTATTGAAAAAGCGCCCGATTTCAGAGATTTGAGAAAATTGCAAATCCTCAATGGATTTACCAATAATTCGTTCGAGTATGAGATTCTCGAACTTACTACTAAAAAATAATTTTAGGGGGTCGTTATGATTCTGTTTGAAGATATTTTTAATCGTGCGGTGAATTTGTTTGACGACCCCGATATACAACGTGCATATGAACTCAATCCCGTTGAGTTTTCACAAACAATGAGGCCTTATCTTATCAACGGTCTTGGCATGTTTGCAAACCCCACTACGGTTTCCTCGCGTTTCTCTGATTATACAGAAGCACAAGGCAAGCTGGAGGTTTTTGATGGTGACGGTGGAGCAACTTATACGTTGTCCACTGTCCCAATAGACAACTCTGTTATGAGTTTCTTCATCGGGAAAACTCCCGATCCGCTTGCTGAATATAACCCCGTAACACAAAAAGTCACATTTTCAACTAACGTTCCTGTTGGAACTAGTTGTAGCTGTGAGTGGTACTATGCGGGTGAATTCAAGGCGGACTTCACAGGTTTTTCTTCAAATATTTCACCCTCGTTTATAGCTTCGAGAACCAAAGATATTTTGGCCCATTGTTTGCTTTTGGGTTGGGCAGAAAACGAGAAAAACTTTATGCTTGATATCCGCAACATTTTAACCGATACGGATTTCAAGTTACACTCTCCCGCCAATTCGGTGAGGGCAAAAACAGAGTGGTATCAAAACATTAGAGAGGGTTTGAACGACCTTACTCAAAAATTATCCTGGGACTTGTGGTCAGGAGCAATTGGAGGTAGACAAATTGGAAAATAAACTTGTATTGTCCAAAGAGGCAAAAAAAGACTACCTTCAAAAATTGAGCAAGCGTTGCATTAAAATTCTTTATTTGATTGAAGACGAGGGAAAAGGAATTAACAAAGGGATGGCTGACGATTACATTGTTGGGCAACTTTTTGAAGTTAATTCTGCTAATATCCTTTTTGATGGCGAGCTCATTGATGTAATTGTTAAACTTAATGGCATTAGAGATTACTCTAATCAACCTTATAATTTAATAAGAAAACAAGTCTTTGAGACCAAAGGAATTATCGATCATTTGTTGAAAAACTTATGAACGGAAGGGGGTTTGCGTGGGAAAGGTTTATGACAGTTCTAATAGACGTAGTCCTTACTACTTAATTTCACAGACTCCGCGCAATCATGTACCTGACAATTATTGGCTTAAAGAATTACAGGACAAAGTTGATGCGGATTGGGATTATCGAGCGAACAGATTCTTAATAGAAAAGGAGTCTGTTTTTGGTACAGAGCAATTCGAACCCTTAGAGGTTGTGCTACAGTCGGTAAAGAATGACAAAAACAACACAGTCATTTCTGACGACTGGAGGCGAGTTGTGTTTCGCGACATTCACTATCAGTGCCCGTTGGGATTAAAATTTAGATTTTCATATGATTTTCTAGATAATGAGCCTCTTGAGGATAAAAATATTTGGTTGGCAAGCAACCGCAATACTATCGATCCAACGTCGAGCGTAATCATAGTGAGATGTAATGGCACTATTGGTAGTGAGTATGTTGATTCAAAAGGTGTAACTCATTATCATTATGAGCCCGCTGTTCAAACAAAGGATTTAAAATCGGTCAATTTATTTTACAACGAGACGGCAGTGGGGCAATCCTCGGATTTGGTAATTATTGTGCAACACAATAAGTACACGCGGAATTACTATGTTAACCAAAGATTCATCATCGGTTACGATCAGGTATATAGAATTCAAGCAATGAGTAAATTTGCTTCGAATTATACCTACAAGACTGACGACTTGGGAACAATAATTTTATATTTAGAGGTTGTCGAAAAATCTCAATATGACAACTTCGAGACTCGTATTGCATACAATCAAAAAGAAAGAGTCGAGGTTGAAGAGACGGGCAATGATGGTACTTATAGTATCAAAATGGAATTGCCTGAAACGATTCCCGAGATGTTAGGCACTGAACCGATTGAGTTTAAGCCTGTTGTATATTTGGATGAGGGAGCAACCGAAATTCCAGTTACAACCGAATGTAGGTTAATGAATACGTCGACACCTCCGCAACCTGTCGCTGATGAGGTTCGAGACAAGTATGTCAAATTTGAAAAGTTGGAAGGTAATACTTTTACTTTGCAAAAACTCAGGTTTTATCCAGGCGGCAATCTCTATGTTACTTGCAAGGCACAGCCCGAAGGCAGAGATGAGTTAACTTACACGTTTAATATGTCGTTAAGGGGGTTATAAGGTATGGCAGAATACAAGGGATCTTATGATGAATGTACCAATTATAACCGTCTGACGAACCTAGACAGCATTGAGTGGAAGATAATTTCACACTTGCTGTATAGCCAAACAAAAAACGCACAAAACATTTGGAAGATTTTGAAATATCCGACAATGGATTGCTTACTGCAAGACAATGTTTCTTTAGAGGACCGCTACGCATTGATAGATACGGAAGACGGAAAAGAAACAAACAAAAGGATGTTTTTGTCTCCATATGTTGATGATGCTTGGACGGAGCAATGTGCTCACGTTCACATTTATATAGACGGCATCTTCCCACAAAACCACGAAGTCGCAACGGTCAATGTGGCTATAGAAACGATTTCTCATAGCAAGATTATTAAGGTTTTGGGTGATGCCGACGGACGAGATATAAATCCATTGCTCCCCCCGCCGAACCCTAATGATTCGAACAAACAAGGGGAGCCCGTGGTTTTATATAAAAATCGCGAGACTGTTCTTTTGAAGAGCATGATCGCAGAGTTGAATGGTTTGTATTTGGATGGAGTTGGATATTTCCAATTTAACCAAAAAACGAATTATTATAACAACTCACAACAAAATTTGTGGAACGGAAGGACGTACATTGGCCACATCACCAAAATGGCGATGTTGGTATCGGGTGTGTCCGAAGGACCGAACCACAACTTTTAACGATTTCTAACAGTTGGAGAAGAGCGCAATATATCGAAAACTGTCGGAATACAAGGATGAGAAAGGAGGAAAGGAATGGATAAGTATGGGTGTTTAAGTGAGACGCTCGGCAACGAAATTCGTCAATACGACGCGTCTTATTTTACTTATGACGAACCTGTTCCCTTTTGTGGTTTGTTGATTTATCCAATCACAATGCGGCATTATAATGACTTTATGTTGACGAATCCGTGTTTGTTATTGAATAAAAACGAAACTATTGAAGGCCTCAAGCAGACTCATCTAGATTTTCTTATTGGTAAACTAAATGACCAAGAGGAAGGCCAACTTTGGACCCTTCGATTATCCAAACTCTTTGAGCTAATTTTCCACTTCAAAGACGGAGTGCGTTGCACTCAGTGTGGGAGCACAATGACTTACGCCGAGTTTATAGCCAAAAACAAAGAGATGTTGGAATCACAACAAGAAGGGAAAAAAAAATTGGCGGCTTGCCAGAACTGTGGGTCAACACAGATCGAGGCGATGATACGGTATGCTGCAAATCCAGAAACGAAAAAATATGAGTTAGTCGTAGCGGGACATAAGATCGACGCTGCGGCGTTTGAGCGTTTAAGGCAAATCGTCATGTATCAGAATTTACCTGATTATTATGATGACAGCAAGATTGATCCCGATTTGAAGAAGGACTACGCGGAACGTATCAGAATCAAAAGCCAAAAAAGTGGTAAAGCCACTACCGAAAAAAAGATAGTGTGTGTTGCCGCTAAGACCAGCTACAAGATGGACGAGCTGTATAATATGCCCATCAGAAAGTTCTTGATGTTGTTAACTGCTGTCGACGACGCTATTCAGTACGAGGCAACTCGTGTGGGTATGATGACAGGTATGGTATCAATGAAAGAACCCCCCGAACATTGGATATATAAAAAAGAGACGGATGTTCTGGGCGACATATACAAATCTCTTGATAACTTCAAGAGTGAAATGTCTCAAGTTTAAAATTTATTTTCATTTATATAAGGAGATACAATTATGGCAAAATATTTTTTGGGCTCCGTTGGTAGCGCTGAAGCTTTCCGTATGATTAATGGTCAACCGAAAATGGCTTTTGTTGCAAAGACCTTGACGGACTCTTCGATTTCTGTCACAATCACGAAAGACGAACTTCGTGGTGGTACTGGCGCACCTGTCGTGACCAACTTCTTCCACGATCCCGCAGTGGCAATCACGCTTACTGACATTCTCTTCAAAGAAGGCTATGTTGAAGCACAACTTGGCACCAATTTCACGGCATCCGCAAGTGCTTACCAAAGTGAAACTATCGAAGCAGCAGAAGCAGGCAAACTTACTTTGAGCAAGACTCCTGTTGACCTTGGCGTTTTGAAATGTAGCGACGGTGGCACTATTATCGCTTGGTATTCTGAGGAAGGCAAAGACAATTACAAAGCAGTCTTGATTTCTACGACGGATGCGGGCACTAAGACCTTGAGCGACAGTGGCATCGAAGCTAATAAAACCTATTGCGTGCGTTATCTTGCTTCCGACAATAACGCTCTCGAGGCGATTGTTAAGAGCGATATGATTCCTCATGAACTTGCTCTTGTCATCACGGTGCCGATTTTCGCAGGTGACGCTTGTGCGGCTTCTAAAGGCAGCAAAGCTGGTACGCTTACGTTCGAAGTTCCGAGATTCCAACTCGATGGCGGACAAGAGTTCACTTTCAACATGAGCTCGAACGCAACAATGAATCTCAATGGTACTGCTATGGTTATGACCGAGGGTTGCGACGCAAACAGCGGCAAGCTCTTCCGTATGATCGAAGTTATCGAAGGCAGAACAGTGGAAGCCATCATGATTGATGAAGCAACAGCGAAAGTGGGTGCCTCCAAGAATGATGTTGTTGTCTATGCGCTTTACAGCGATAAGACAATTGCAGTTGTAAACAATCCTGAACTTTCGGGCGTAGCGATTGGCGAAGACGGCATTTTGAAAGCTGGTGCGCTCACCGCTACAGCTCTTGGTAAGACCGCGAATTACACGGTTGCGTAATTATGAGTCAATATCATAATTGTGTTAACGCACAGGGCGATGGATTGGATTGTTTTAAATGCTCCATTTTAATAGAACAAAAACAAGATAATCCAACCTGCCCTTTTCAGCGTTATTGCCACAATAAGAAACGTTGGGTTTCTATAAATTGCAAAGACAACTGCAAAAATTTTCAGTCAAAAACTGAGTAATTAGATGTTTGGGGTCGTACATATTCTTATGTGCGGCCCCAATTTCTTATTTTACAAATGAACACTTGTTCATTATAAACTCGAAAATAATCCCACAGTTTGTGGGTACAAATAAAAATATCATTTTATCGCCATTAGAGCAAAGGAGAAAATAGTTATGGGACAAAGATATGAAGGAACTATTATAGTTCAAACCCCTGACGAATATAGTCCGACAGGTGACTATACTTTGATTTACAAACATGAGGGAGCTACCGAAGAGCAAGTGCTCGAAGGTTACACAGCATTTAACGCAAAAGGTGAATTACTTGAAGGAACTGCTCAAGTGGGCGGACAAGGTGGAGAAGATAATCCGATTCTCGGCAACAGTGAAGCTGAAATGATTGCGCTTCTTACTGCTGAGAACATTGGTAAATTCGCAAAATACGCAGGACCCGAAATTAGCAGACGTCCTGTCGCAAACGGTCTTGTGACTGATGAAATGGCAAACATTGTTTTCGATCAAACGATTTCAGAAGATGATATGATGGCTATTTATGCGATGAACGATGCGGATAAGCATTTTACTTTCACCTCGAACGGTGGCACAGATGTTTATTCCATTAAATTTGAACAACTCACTTTGAAGGGCGGTGTTGCGAAGGTATTAGACCTTTATAAAGGTGACGTCCTCGAATATGTCTTGTACAGCGATGTCCAAGGAGCAAACGATGAAGGTTTGACGGTTGCTAAAGGCTGGAATAGAAAAGCTGTGAATGCTGACGGTAAGCTTATTGTATTCTCGTATAACGAAACCTGGCCGATTACTGCTTACGACTTTGAAGTTGATGCGGACGCTTTGATTAAGCTCGAACCTTATGGTAGCACAGAGTCTTATGAAATTGTTCAAGGTGAGGGAGAGATTTATTTTGAAGAAAGATATTTCCTCGAGCCGTTAGCGGGCTCCGATAAAGCACAGCTCACAGCGGATGAAGTTCCTGTGGGAAAATGGTTCTATGATTGGACAGGCACGTTGAATCAAGGAACAAAGACAGAGTAAAAGGAGATAATTTATGAGCAATGTAGATATTGGTTTGATTATTGGTCTCATTGGTGTGATCATCAGCGCAATTGCTGCAATTGTTACGGCAATAATTAAACTCAAAGGAAAATTCGGCGAATTGGCGAAAGACGGAAATTGGAAGAAACTTTATCCGATGATTCTTAAAGCTATCGCAGAAGCAGAAGCAACTGGTAAATCAGGAGCCGAAAAGAAAGAAATCGTTATGGCGGCAGTTGATTCGTTTGCTAAGGAACTTGGTATTCAATATGAAGTTGACCAAATTTCAGATGCGATTGAGTTTATTATCGATTTTTCAAAAAAAGTTAACAAAAAATAATTAAATGTTCACTATCATAGTGCGTTGAGGAGGGAGTGGAGTGGCAGTTGTTCAAGATATTTCGACTCGAATTATACAAAAACACGATACCACAGAGCAATGGGAACAATCAAACACTTTCATCCCTCGTAAGGGCGAAATAATTGCTTATGACGCCGAGTATGGGGATGATGGTGCCCAGTTGCAACCCCCACGATTGAAAATCGGCGATGGAGTTCATATTGCTTCGGCGTTGCCTTTCATTGTAATAGACGAATTGTCCCCCGTGGCGTTTTCAGGGGCATATACGGATTTAACGAGCCGACCAGATTTTACCCTTGAAGGAATTGCCGCAATTTTGGGCTTAACAACGGCCCAGTTGCAGCAATTGATAGCTTTGGCAAAAATAACCACAGTTGATAACACTCAGGTAACGATTGATTCCAACTTAAAGACTCAGTCCTATGATACACAAAATTGAGGTGAGCAATTATGGAGTCGGGTTACAAAATTTGGGGGCAAGACATAGGGAATTTGTTAGAGTTTTTTACCATTGATGAACAAAACGCTTGTACGGTGGTAGATTCTCGATTTACAAACGGTGACGGAATATACAAGAAAGGTGGCGTTGATTTAAAAACTGCTATTGGTGGTACGTTCCCCGCTTCTGCAGGTGCTGATTACCCTGGCGGTTATAATTTGTTGCCGTCTTACAAAACCAATGGAGTGCCAATGGATGTCGCTCTCAAAGGATGCCGTCCAATTGGAGTCCCTTTGAAAGACGTGGGGGTAGGCTCGTATGTTATTTACCGTTCTGGAGACAAGACGTATTTTGTTTCGGGAGATCAACCATCGGGCGGAGAAGAGTTGGCTCACAATCCGCAATATGTGTTTTTTGAATTACAAGGTTCTGGAGGCGGCGGTGGCGGAACTCAAAACCTCTATTCAGGTAGTGGAGGAGCTTCAGGGGCTTATATGTTTGGCTGCTTAAAAATCAGTAGCCCCGTTTACATTACTGTTGGACAAGGCGGAAAGGGTGGCATTGGTGTAACATTAGGAAAGGGAGAAGATGGCCAAGCAGGTACTGCTTCTACCATACAGACGCAATATGAAGGTGTTACTTACACTCTAACTGCGGGTTCAGGAGCAGGCGGGGAAGGCGGTAATAATGGAGAAAAAGGCGGAACCGCTGGAACTTGTTCTTTCGCGCCGCAGCTAATCGATAATATTGAACAGTATAAAATTATTGGACAATATCCTGGTTCTCCTGGAGGCTCTCGACGAACCCCCGCTTCTGAACAAAACGGGAAAGAAGTTATTAACAACAACTGGTTAAAGCCCGAAGGTGGCTCTTTTACGCGACCTGGTGGTAGCGGAGGCTATTCTAATGATACCGCAGGATATGGCGGTGGCGGCGGAGCTTCGGTCTTTGGAAACGGCGGTGGCGGCGGCTATCAACACACTGGATACTCAAGTGAGGCATATGGAACAGGCGGCGGTTTTCACTGAATATCAGACGACTAATGACAAGGCTGTCAAAGCGGCGGCAGATGCGGCAGCAGCTGCTCAAACTGCGGCACAACAGGCTCAAAACACAGCAGATGGAAAATACTCGAAGCCCGAAGGCGGTATCGGTGTTGATGATTTGTCGGCTGGCGTGAAAGAATCCCTCAAAAAAGCAGATTCAGCAATTCAAGATATTTCTGGTAAGCAAGATAAGCTTACTCCTGGTGCTAACATCTCAATTGTCGACAACACAATCGGTGTCACTGGTCTTGGAACGGCAGCCTTCAAAGCAACAGAAGATTTTGCGACTGCGGCACAAGGTGCGAAAGCCGATAGCGCGGTTCAAGAAGTTGCGACAGGCTCAAAAGACGGTAACATTTCCGTTGATGGTACCGATGTCGCAGTTAAAGGATTAAAAGCACTTGCGTTCAAAGAAAGTCTCGCAAAGGGTGACGTTGGTCTCGGAAATGTTGAGAACAAGACAATGGATGCTGCTCCGACTGCAAGCTCCGAGAATTATGTGACCTCTGGTGGCGTAAAGACTTATGTTGATAACGCAATCGAGACGGTCAAGCAGTTCCAATATGAAGTTGTCAGTGCACTTCCTGCGGCTTCTGCTGATACGATGGGTAAAATCTATCTTGTCTCCGATGTCCATAGTTCGACTGATAATTACGATGAGTTTATCACTCTTGAGAAAGAGGGAGTTTACAGCTGGGAAAAGATTGGTAACACTGACATCGATTTGAGTGGTTATGTACAAGATACTACGACAATTGCGGGTGTTGATCTTAAAGATAATATCACCAAAACAGAGCTCTTGACGGCACTCAATGTTGCAGATGGTGCAACGAAAGTTGACGAATCAACGGTCTCTGGTTGGGGCTTTACCAAGAATCAAGGCACAGTCAATAGTGTTAAGATGAACGGCAAGGCTGTTGCAATCACCGATGGTGCGGTTGATCTCGGCACTGTTATTACGGCACATCAAAGCCTTGATGGCAAGCAAGACAAACTTGGTGATGCACAACTTGAAGCGGTCAATTCGGGCATCACATCAGACAAAGTTTCAACTTACGATGGTTACGCTGCTCTTATTAACGACAAACAAGGTGCTCTTGATGAGACGCAACTTGCTGCTGTGAATTCGGGTATAACCACGACAAAGGTAGTGAAGTATGATGATTATGAGTCCAGCATTAATGGCAAGCAAGACAAGATTACATCAGCTAGTAAACTTAGCTCCGATCTTATCGAGGGTCTTGGTGCTGCTGCTTCTAAGGGTGTTGACGCTACAATTGCGGCGAACTCTACAAGCACGAATCTTCCGACCTCAAAAGCGGTTGAGGATAGAATCAATGCTCACGCAGGTATCGACAAAGTTGGTACGGTGACTTCCGTGTCAGCAGGTGTTGGCCTTAAGATTACGGGCACTGCGGGTGTGACACCGAAAGTTGAAATTGACGAAGCTACTGTGTTCGTTTTCGATTGCGGTTCGGCAACGGTCAATATTGACTAATTTAAAAAACTTAAACAAAAGACGGGGGTTTAGCGACCCCCGTCGAGCTTTGAGTGAAAATTGATCTCAAAGCTTTATTTTGGCTTAATTTGAAATTGATAAGGAGGCCCAAATGGCTACTGAAAAAAAAATAAATTCGAGAATACAACAAAAACATGATGTCGCTGCCAATTGGGCAAAAGCGGCAAACTTTATCCCTAAAAAGGGAGAAATTATTATATATGACGCAGAATATAATGCAAGCGGAGAGGAGACGCAGCCCGTCAGGTTTAAGATTGGTGACGGTTCTAAAACTGTTAATAATCTCCCGTTTGCTGTAATAGATTACGGTAGTGATATTGAAACTCTTGAACAAGAAGTCGCAGATAACTCCACTGCTATTGGTAAGATACAGGGCGCTTTTGAAACTAACGGCACTACGGTTAAAAAAGCTACGAGCGCAGGAACGGCAGATAAAGTTGCCAATGGACTCACAATAGCCGATGCGACATTCGATGGCTCTAAAGCCTTAGAAATAGGAGCAGCAAGCGGGCATATTGAAATTACGGGGGGCAGTGCGGCTAATCCTAATTATGTCTCAATTGGCTTAAAATTAGGCAATCTTATGCCTTCAACTTACAACAAAGTAACTGTTGATGGTTATGGTATTGTAACAGGTGGAGAAAATGTCAACTATCTTACATCACATCAGGGTATTAAAAAATTAAATACTAATAATACTACGGCTCAAGATGCTAATGCAAGTGAAGCCATTGCGGGTAGTGGTACAATAAATCTCCATAAGGTTGCAAAGACGGGTAATTATGATGATTTGCTGAATAAGCCGACAATACCAAGTATTCCTACGAACTATGTTACCACTGATACTACACAAGATGTAGATGGTGTAAAGTCGTTTTACAAAACGCCCATATTTAAGAACGGTATACAAATTGGTGATGGGAATGAACTTGCTGGAGCATCAGATGTCAGCAATATAACTAATTATATGCCACAAAAAGATGGCACATTAGCTGTACTAGGAGATATACCAACAACGTATGATGAGCTTGTGCGTGTCAAAAAGCAGGGCTATACTGGCGGTGATAATACTGTTAAGTATTTTAAGTTAGCAAGTTTTCCCGTATATAATAATGGTGGGAACTATGCAAGTTTCATTATAACAGGTCGTATGGGTGGCTGGCAGGCTGACAATATGTCCTTTGTTAATATGATTTTGTATAATCGTAATGGCGAGGGTGGCGGTTATATCAATGTCGCAAATAGTGCATTTTTCAATCTGTGTGATATTGTTATGTACCGCGAAGAAGACGGAACTTCGACTGCATACCTAAAAGTAAAAAGCTATTATACATTTGACATTAACGTAAATACCTATCAAGCGACTAATGTGTATACAGGTACGGATGATACTCCAACAGGCACATTGAAGTGGACTGCTTCGGAACAAGCAGATAGGCTTGCTGTAAGTGGTGGTGTTGCATATGTAAACGGTTTTACGCTTCCGAAACAAGTTGAAATCAACGGAGAAACGGTTAATCCGAACTCCGCTGGCTTGATAAACTTGGGGACTGGTTTTGCAAAAGCAGCAGACTTACCTATAAAGTCGGCAACGCTTACGGGAACGACACTGTACCTAACATTATAAGGAGGGAGAACTATGTCAATAATCGTAAACGGAACAACGCTGACGGACGGAAGAGTTGGCGACGTGGATATCACGAAAGTGTATGCACGAAACGGAGAAACAGGAGCTTATGTTCTTGTATTTGAGAAACAAATTGGTACAATTTTGTACTTTGTAGGCAACTGGAAAATGAACAAACTCAAAGCGGATATAACTTCATTTTTCACTGCATTCGCTTCATCACTTAATGCAAACGAGCCGAAACCGATTTGGATATGCCCGCCCAACTGCTATATAAAACAAACATACGATGCGATTCCAACTTCACTAAAAAGCCGTGTTAAGGTGTGCGCACAAAACATTTGTCAGTCGACGACTTTAGTTTCTGGTGCATACACGGGGCAAATTTCTGCAGCTATGGCAAAAGATTGTGGCGCAACTATGGTTATGATAGGCAATTCAGAGGTTAGGCAGTATCTTGGTTTGACCGTAGCTGATAGTAAGAAACAAGTCGAAGCGGCTGCTGCACAAGGGCTTAATATTCTATTTTGTGTAGGTGAAAACCTCGAGGAAAGAAACGCAGGTCAGTCTGCCGATGTTATTTACAATCAGCTTGCTGCACTTAATGTTAGCCTTATCACTGATGTAAGTTATCTTATTGTTTGCTACGAACCAGTGTGGGCAGTAGGAACTGGCTCAACCGCAACGCCCGAGCAAGCAAACCAAATGTGTGCATTGATAGAGCCGTGGATAAGGAACAACATTGGCGGCTCTGTGGCGGACAAGACAAAGGTCATTTATGGCGGAAGCGTATATGGCGGAAGCGTAAGCGAAAGCACAATAAATTCCCTTGTGAACCAAGACAACATTATTGGTGTAATGGGCGGCGTTGTGTCACTAAACAGCACTACATTCGCTGGCTTAATAAACACAGCAACAAGGAGTTAATATGGCAAGATTACCAAAAAGATTTTTCGGCAATTGGAAAATGAACGGAAGTTTCAGTTTTGTTGACAGTTACTTCTCCGACTTCTTTTCCGCCGTTGATACAAGTGTTACAGATACAATCTGCATTATGCCGCCTGCTTGTTACATCGACTATGTAAATAGCACGATGGCGAATTTTGGGAGCAATGTGATTATGGCAGGCGCACAAGATATGAGTATGACTGGTGACAACTATGGTGCATTTACAGGTCAAATCGGCATGCCTATGTATGTTGACTGTGGAGCAAAATATGTTCTCATAGGCCAAGCAGAGTGCAGACAATATTTGGGGCTTACAAATGAACAACTAAAAAACCGCATTTACAGAGCATTAGAACAAGGCTTGAAAGTTGTTTATTGTGTTGGCGAAAATCTCGAAGAGCGAGAAACTGGTCAAACTGAAAGCGTACTAAACACTCAATTAACAGAGGGATTATCTGGTTTAAGCACAGGGGCGATGGTGAACATAAACATCGCATACGAACCCATTTGGGCAATCGGCACGGGTAAGACTGCAACACCAGAAGACGCTGATGCTGCTTGCGCTATGATTAGACAAATTGTTTCATCTATGTATGGTGAACAATATACCGAGAACACCTACATAATCTATGGTGGTTCAGTTAAACCAGCAAATGCAGCAGAACTTTGCGCCATGCCAAATATAGACGGACTTCTTGTCGGTGGTGCATCTTTAAGGCCTGCCGATTTCGTGGGGATTATAAATGAAGGTTCATTAGCAAGAAGATAATATGATACAGATAATACAAATCGACATTGACAATTATATCGACAACTTGTGGGCAAATGGCGACCGTGGTGACGACATAATTGTCACGCTCTATGACTGCCGCATTAACGGTATCGATTCCATTCCAAAAGCCGAAACCGCTTATGGGGAGTGGGCAAGGAAACGTAAAGGTGTTCTTGTGTTTTAGATGATGCAACTGTGCGGTACCTGCTCTCAGAAAACAACAAATAAAATCACTCTTTTATTTCCCCGTTTTTGGGAAATAAGAGTGGAAGAACAAGGATTCACAAGGAGAAAGGATGGAAGCAAGATTCCAAAAAAGGTTAAGTGATTACAAGTACGCTCTCGTCTGCGATTTGGCGCAGTACGAGAGCGGCTTTGCTCTTTTAGACGTATCAACAAATGCACTCGTGGAAGTGCAGCAGATTTCCGTGTCTAGGACTACTGACCAACCTACGGGTGAGATGTACGAGAAGTTCGACGATATGGTAAACAACTTCTTAAACAAGTATAATCTTCAAGTAGAGGACTTATTGATTATTAAGGAACAACTTCCTATAAACTGTGGACCTCATTCGACGGCTCAAACGTTGCAAGCACTTGCGGCGGCACATGCGGTTTTTAATATCAATATTTATTTAAGAAAACTCTATACTTATTCCAATGGTATACACTCGATTTCGGTTAAAACCTATTTCAAGAAACTTCTGGGAATCGAGAAGCCTCAAAAAGACGATATTCGAGCGGCGGTGTGCAAATACTATGACATCGACCCCGAATCTATCACTCGCGACGAATCGGACGCAATTGCTCTTTGGTTCTGCCTTCGTGGGGCGAAGTGGAATAAAGATATAGATGAACAAATTAAAGTAGAAAAAAAGCATCGCAAAACTTTGACAGCGAAGCACGCCATCAAAGAGAGCGATAAAGAAATAGAAAGATTGGAGGGACTCAAATGGGACGAACAACAGTTTACAATTCAAATCTCACTCAAGCTTGGCCTTCAGTCAGTAAGCAAAACAGACAATTGGTCAAAGAGTTTATAGATTATTGCAAGGCAAATGACCGTAGTGCACAGACCATCAAACAATATGAGGCTCAATTGAAAGTTTTCTTCTGCTGGAATTATAATGAGAATGAAGACAAGTTTTTTATTGATTTGAAGAAACGTGATTTTGTGAGATATCTTGGTTATTTGCGTGGGCTCGGTTTGAGTTCAAACAGAGTGGCTTCTTTAAAGTCGGCAATTAGCAGTTTAGCGAACTGCGTTGAGGTGTTGGATGAGGATTTATATCCGAATTTTAGAAATCTAATTAAAAGCCTCGAACCTGTGCACAAGGCGCCTGTTCGTGAAAAGACGGTTTTAACCGACGAACAAGTCGATGAGTGCTTGAACAAACTTTTGGAGCAGGATCAATGTCAAATTGCTTGTGCTCTTGCTCTGAGTTTGGCTTCGGGGATGAGAAAAGCAGAACTTACTAGAATGAAGGTTGAGTTTTTCGATGAGAAGCATTTGGTTTTTGATGATAAAATGTACAAAACAGGAATTATTAAAACCAAAGGACATGGTTCGAGCGGTAAGCAGATTCCCAAATATGTGTTAAGAGACAAATTTCAACCCTATTTTGATGCGTGGATGAAGCAGCGCGAAGAGTGCGGAATAGAATCGCCGTGGTTATTTGTAACCACCAGCGAGGGTAAATTTGTCCAAGCAACGGTGTCGCAGATGAATACTTATGCGGAAAAAATTGGAGCCTTGATGGATGTCCCTTTTTATTTCCACTGCATGAGGCATTTGTGGACGAGCAATATGCAACGAGCTGGATTCCCAGATTCGGTTATTGCTGAAATTCAAGCGTGGGAATCTCTTGAAATGGTAAAAAGATATTCGGATATTCCGACAGAAGAGCGTTTGGCTCAGTTCTTTAGTGGAGAAGACAAGGAGTAATTATGGAAAACAAGGTTTTGTTATCAGATATATTGATTAATTGGTTTAATTGTCGTGATGCTTATAAAGCGGGCACTACGAACGAAGAGGCTGAAAAAGCTTTGCAACAATGTAAGCAAGATTTGCTTGTGCAATCTAGACTTACTATGGGTGATAAGTCTGCCGCACTTTTGTATGTGGCTTGGAACTTTAAAAATGTTGAACGAGATGCGGTTGATGCTGTGATTCGTTCTGAATGTGCCAAAATTTTGTACTGTCTTTTGGCCTATTCCAATATCGAAAACGATATGGGGGAGACTGCAATGTCATCAGCTGTAATTGATGCCTTGTATGACAGTGGTATTATTGATGATATCTTAAAATTCTGTGAAAGGGATTATAGATATTTAGAGCAAATGGTTGACAGAATGTTAAACTACTCAAATCTTTTCCAAATGGTAGAAATGTTCGATGGGCTTGACGCCGATAAGCTTGACAAAACGGTTAAAGCCATGAAGAAAATGATACAGGGATTAGACGCCGAAACAGTAAAAAATCTGGCTACTATTACTCAACAAAACGATCCGATGACGGCAGCGGTTGCTGGTGCTCTTTCGGAATATGGCTTGCTCAAGAGCGATGAGCTGGTCAAAATGACAAAAAACACAGAAGAACAGAGCGCTACTGAATAACGTGTTTCTGGGCGGAGAAAGCCTCCGCCCAGTTTTGTCATTAAGAATGGGGGGCGTATGGAAATTAATTTAACTCAAATAGTAGGAGAGACTGTAATACGCAGCGCAAATTCTCCATCAGCGGCAAAACGGCTGGAACAAATGCGTCCTCAAATTATGAACTATTTGTCTGATAACTGTTTGTACATTTTTAGACAAAAGGTAGCAGAAGTTTATCAAATTAACAGCTTTAGAAAAAACATTGTTCCATTAGATAGATTTTTGAGCTCTGTGGTATCTCAAATTGACGGATGGAGCTGTAAAATATTTTTTGATGAGAAAATGATTAATTGGGAAGACCTTAAAGGCAACCCAATTTATAAAATAAATTATATGGGAAAGGAAGAATCAGAAGTTCGCGATCTCTATAGCTATTGGCAAACCCCAATTGAGGGGAAACGAGAAGATGATTATTACACCAGAGAGGCGATTGAGGCTATTGCGAAATTTGTAACTACTGATTTTGTGACTTTTATCAAACAACTAATTCGGAGGTAAGTTATGGCGGATGATATTAATATAAATCTTTCGATTAACGAAACATTAAGAAAGATACAAGCAGGCGAATCTGGGGTTCCGTTCCAGGCTACCTTGGATACTTCGGGAGGACAACACACTTATAAGGCTGTCAATTCTGAAATACAAAAATATCTAGAATCGCAAAAAGCGACGATCATTAGTGCTACTCAAATGGTAAATCTCCTAACACGGGGTTATAAAGATTATGACAGTGAAATTCAAGATATTACCAAACAACTTGTTTCGGCACAAGGTGAGACGAAGAAGCAATTGGAGCAGCAGTTACAAGAGATTCAAGATCTAAAAAAGTTTAGTGAAAGAAAGGCCCCTGTGGGGACTGAAATTCATAAATTACTTGAGCTGCAAGAAAAGGGAGAGATTAAACTAAATCGAGCAGTCGAGTCGGCGAAATACTTGCTTAATAAAATGAACTCCGATTCAAAGGCTTTCGAAGAGTTACGAACTCTAGTGGCACAAGGGGACGCTTCACAGACACAAAAAAATTTTGAGCGGGCTTTTGCTCAAGCGCAAAAGATGTCTCAGTTAAAAACAAAGGCTGGTTTGACAGGTGGTCAGGCGGAGAAAGCTCGCGCGATGACATTGGTGCATGACGGCAAGTTATACGTGGTTGCGGGCACAACTGACTGGAGTAAGGGGAGCAAAATTGGAGATTACAAAACTACTTCTCAATTTCATTCCGAAGGCAACATCATTCAAACGGCGGTTAACGCTAACCTTTTGAGGGCAGAGCAAGGACGCAAAAAAATGCCCGTGAGTGGCAAAATTGTAAATGTTCCTACAACGTACACAAGAGCACCAGGTCGTAATAAAAGCGCCGTGTATGATGTCGAGGTTGGTTCTTATGAGCAAATTGAGAACATGATGCACAAAGCTTTGGACATTCTCGAGGGGAAACAAACAACACAGGGAGTGTCGTTGCCTGGTGCAATTACAGGTTCAACCTTACCACAATATCATGCGGCTTCGGCCTATTATGGAGGACGTCCTTTGTCCCAGCTTCAGAAAGAATTTACAGCTGGGCAACTGTCTGCCAATAAATTAAGGGGTATTATTTGGAAAGGGATTGAAAAAGAAAAAACTGGTGGCACTTACGCAGATTTGGCTTCACGCTTATTCAAGGGCGGTGGTCAATTTTATACGAAAGAGTTTGTGGACGCAATTTATGGAGAGGGCGCATCTGGGGGAAGTAAGAGAACCAGCCAAGATTCGCTTTTTATCCAATCGTTAAAAGACGCAAGGGCGGAAATTGAGCGTAGGCAATATGCACAAATGGAGCCTGGGGCGCTTAGTGAGTATGACACTAGACACAATCTTGATGAATTTAAAGAGGTTTTTGGAGAGTGGGGGGCAAAGCAACAAGAATATGCCAAATATCAGTTAGAAGATAGTGACGAAGCTAATATTGGGTTTTATCTAGAGAAATTCGGTGATGATTTGTCCAAAACGGTGCATCAAAAAGACCCCGAAGTTATTGCTCATCTTTTGTCTCGTACTTATGCGGCCTCAGATGTTTATGATGCTGTTTACAAAGACGTGCTGTCGGAAATTAATCAAGGGCGAGGGGGCGAAGGGAAAAAGCCGTTAGAAATACAAGATATTCTGTCTGAGCAACAACGTCAAGAATATATTTTATCAAAAAATTTGCGTCAGCGTTTTGAGGACTTGCAGCCCTTAGACAAGGATCAACCATTTTCTTATATTGAAGAATTTGCAAAAATAGCAAACGGTGGAGTATTCCCTGGTCAAACAGAAAGTTTTAGCCGATTAATGAGTTGGATGAATCGTTTGGTAACATCTTATCCAACAATGTATGATGTACAGCAACAGGGAATGGAAGACATTTTCCGTCAGTATGGCCCTGGTAATGGGAAATTGTCAGCAGCTTTGCGTAATCCTAGCTTAATAGGCGAGATTTTTGAAGACAAGGGGTATATTGGTTTAACTTCAACCGCAAAAACCCCCGAAGAACAACTGACTCGCTTGGTTGAACAGGAAGCAAAAACAAAACAAGAGCTTGAAGATGTTTGGGACAAAATTAAAAGCGATCCCGATTTTGGCCTTGGTTCTGAAGACTCTAAAGTAATAGATGAGGCTGACAAGATTTTCACTAAGCTTTTACAGACTCAAAAGTCTATAGAGTCTTTAAAGGGTAAAATAGAGGAGAGCAAAGAAGCTCAGTCTTATGAAATGTTGACTTCTCAACAAGAAGCCACTTTACAAAAAATGAAACAGGCTCGTGCTGCCGCTTTCCAAGCGTTCGATCGGTTGCCTGCCGTAGAGGAAGATTTGGGAGAACCAACTCCCCTTCCTGAATACTTAACGCATGGTAGCAAAGCGTACAAGTTGGACACAGTATACGAGCCCGCTTTATCGGACGATACAGAATTACAACAGGCTTTTGAACAATTGGCTACTTCTTCGCAAGAAGAAAGCAACCAAGTGGTGGTTGATACTGTGCAAAAAACAGAGCAAAACATCAAGAAGCAAGCTAAAAAGATAAAGAACACTCCTTCGGACACTGGTCCCACCGTTGGGGGCGGTATGACACCTGTTCAGGTTTTCGGAAGAAGTCAGGCGGACTTAAAAGGATATGTTCAAAAACAGATATTAACGGATGAAAACGGTAATATTATAGGTAAATTCTATCGTTCTCAACAACCAAAACAATATGTTGATTACGGTCCTTATGGAGACCTACAGGGTTGGCAGTCTGCTTTCAGTGGAAAAACACGCGAAGAGGCTGAAGTCGATTTGCGCAACAGGTTCGCGGCGCGTCGCATCAAAGAAAGCGGGGAATTGTATGCCAATGACGAAAAAACTCTCCAACAAATTTTAGATAAAGTTTTTGGAGAAAATACTAAGAACAGTCCTTTGTTTGAAGAAGTCAAAGGTATTCATGAAGACACTTCTGCAATTAAAAACAGTCTAGAGAATTTGCCTGAAGATTGGAATTCCGAAGGAATGCGCCAACTGTTTGCTCAAGTTTCTGGCGGTCCCATGAATACAAATACGTTCAGTGGATTTGCTTTTAAGGGTTCGAAGCCTAAGAAGCCAAGCACCCCTCAGCAAGGAACGCTTTCTAAAGACCTGAATGCCTATAGGAAAAATACAAAATTAATTACCGATTATCAAAAAGAAATTGAATCATTAGAAAAAACACTCGCAACGACGCCTTCTATGCTTGGGAAGGGGCGTGATGCAATTGAGCAAATGATTCTAATGCGTACTCAAGACAAGCAAGCTTTGATCGAAGAGAATGAGTTGATGCTGACGCAAGGTAAGTTGACCCAACAAGAGGCTTACGCTATTGAAGAAGCAGCACAAGCTCAGCGGGCTTATAATTCGGAAAAAGTAAAGGCTCAAAAGGGTGGCGCTCAAAGTATTTTTGATGTCATTAAAGGCGGGGTTAAGCAAACCATTACCCGTATGTTTGACTACACAGGGGTATACCGTGTATTAAATAAGCTGATGGCTTCGTTCCAAAATGTTATTGGACTTTCCAAAGAGCTCGATACGGCTATGTTTAACCTACGGGTTGTTAGTGGTGACTCTAGAGAAGAAGCTCAAGGATTGATTTCAGATTATAATGATTTAGCTAAACAACTCGGCGCTACCACGGTTGAAATTGCTAATGCCGCCAACGAGTGGATGCGACAAGGTTATGAAGCCGAACAGGCTACTAAATTAATTACGGCTTCAACCTATTTAAGTAAATTGGGTATGATTGACGCTGGACAAGCAACGCAATATCTTACTTCAATGATTAAGGGCTTTAAGCTCGAAGTTACCGATGCTGTCGAAATAGTGGATAAACTCACTAAATTAGACATGGTCTCTGCGACATCTTCGGGTGGCTTGGCGGAAGCAATGCAAAACGTGGCTTCCAGTGCCCAGTTGGCGAACGTAAGTATGGATAAAACCTTGGCTTATGCGGCAACGATCATTGAAACCACCCAAAGGGATGAATCGTCCGTGGGCATGTCGCTTCGCACGATTTTAGCTCGTTATGGCAACGTCAAGGCTGGTGCTTATTCAAATATGAATTTGGAAGCAACGGGCGATACCGATTTGGAAAACCTCAACGATGTTGAAAAAGTTTTGAAAAAAATTGGTATTTCAATTCGTTCTTCTGCAACAGAATTTAAGTCTTTTGAACAAGTTTTGGATGAAGTTGGGGATAAATGGGAAAGATTAGATTCTGTTAGCCGAAATGCAATAGCAACTGCTTTCGCTGGTCAAAGACAGAGAGAATCCTTTTTGGTCCTTATGAACAATATGGACCGTGTTGAAGAGTTGGCAGAAATTTCGGCCGAAGCCACAGGAACCGCAACAGAAAAATATTCTGCTTATTACGAAACAGTTGAAGCAGCAACAAAACGTTTGCAGACTGCTTGGGAAAACCTTTCCCACTCGTTTGAGGTAAGTGGTGTAGTAAAGGGGATGACGAACTTCTTTGCGATGATTGTTGAGAAAGCCCCTCAAATTATTAAGTTATTATCTGCTATCGCTACTCAAATGAATGCGTGGAGAATTCCCACTTTGTTGAAAGCAGGAGTTAACGCATCTGGATTGGCGGCCTTGAAACAGTTTAGACAGTCTAATTCCGATTCTAAACAAGTGCTGCAATATCGTTATTTAAGTGATAAGCAAAAGAAACAGCAATCGTGGAAAGAAAAAGTCTTGGGAGAAAGTGAAGGGAGAGATTTTTTTGGTATTAAAAAAAATTTGAATATCGTCTCTTCAAACATCGATAGTCTTGTTTCTGCTTTAGATCGTAACACGGTAGCCGTTTCATCGCAAACTTCGGCCACACAGGTTCAGACTGCATCTTTAAGTCCCGTTTCGCCATCACAATATAAAGAAATGGAGACTGTTGCGGGCAAATCTAATCTTGCGATGAAGTCTCGAGAGCCCAAGTTTAATCTGAAGAATATACGGGCAGGCAAGTCCAAGAAAAAGGGGCTGTTAGGTCCTTTGAGCGGCATGATAAGCGATCAGGAAGACACTCAATTGACACTTGAAGAAGCCGAACAACTAAAGGCACTGAAGCGCCAAAATGCTAAAGCGAACGCCATTAGCTCAGTGGCGACAGGTGTTGTCTCAGGTGTGATGGGCGGCATTATGCAAGAAGGTTCAACAGAAGCAAAGGCAGCTTCGGGTGCCGTTCAAGGTGCAGCTGGTTTGCTTGGCGGGATTGCCTCAATTTGGATTGGTCCATTGGGTACTATGTTAGGTAGTGTCATTGGAGATGTACTAGGTCCGATTGTTGCCGATGCGGTTGATAAGGAAGCAAACGACAGAAAAAAAGAAGTTGAAAAGGGACAAAAACAACTTGATTTGTTGTCATCAATGGATTCTTCTTTGAGTACGCTTGATTCTACTTCTAAAATTGATCAGTTGTCAGCTGATGATATTTCTTCAATTCGAGATATAGTTAATTCTATTGATGAACAAATGGCATCAGAGGATAGTAATCTTCAAAACTATTTAGAAGATGCTTTTAAAGCTGTTGGGGCTACTGAATTTTTCAACAATTGGGAAACCAAATTGGTTACTGGTACACAAGAGGAAAGACGAGCAATTACTCGTGCTTTGCAGTTGGCAAAATCAGAAGCAGAAACAGCGGCATATGAAAGCTCAATGGCGGAAAAGAAATATGCGGCGTTAACCACGGCAGAAGCTAAGGTTTATTATAAAAAGTTGGATCAAGCCGAAGTTGAGAGAGCTTACATCCGTTCGGGAGTATCTGAATATTCTAAATATACGTTGGCTCGTAAAGGGGTTGACAAGGTTATTGAAGAAGTGGCGAAACAATTAGAAGGAGTAGATCTTAAGGGAATACGTCTTTACGATAGTTTCGGCAAATTAACCGAAGAGGCAGATGCTTATATTCGCACTATGATGAAAGCAGATGACCAAATGCAAGAAATGCTGGCGGGGCAAACGCTGACTCTCCAAGAAGCGTTTAGTCAGGAAAATGCCACATTATTGGAACAATTTTCAACAGCTTTAGGCGTATCAATTGAACAACTTGGCAAGTTCAAAGAGACGCTTGGGACTTTAACTCTAGGAGATCTCTTGGCTGGTATGGGCGAAACTCGTGAGAAAATGTCGAGCTACAATACTTTATTGACAGACTTTTTCTCCACAGGAACTATTAGCCCAGAGAATTTGGAGAATATCATTGCGAGTTTCCCAGATTTAATTAACAAAATTGGAGAGCCGCAAGATTTGCTTCGTGCGGTTCAAACCAAAGTTTCTCAATTGGGCACTCAATATGTCAGCGCGGGTATTTCCTCTTGGTTTTTGAGCGAAGCCGTTTATAAACAATTTAAAGAGGCTTTTGAGGGGAAAGAAGGATTCGGAGCAATTTTTGAAAAGAACAATCTCTTAGGAAATATAAAATCTCTTGACGAGGCCAAAGTTACTATTCTTAAGATGCTTGACAACGATGAGCTTAAGGACAAGGCGCAAGAAATGTATGACTACATTATTGATGCGGGAAATGCGGTTCAAAAAGAATTTGAATATATTAAAAAACAATTGGAAGACACCGCTGAACTTGACGCAATAATGAATGTGGTTGATAAGAATTATGAAAAACAAATCAGTGCTTTAGAGGAACAAAAATCAGCGCTTGAACAAATCAACAATCAACGAGAGTATGAGAACAAGCTTATTGAAGCCAAACTAAAGCTTGAAAATGCTCAAAATGAAAAGAAAAAGGTTTGGCGAGAAGGTGTTGGTTGGGTTTATGAGGCAGATACATCGGCGATTGCTGATGCTCAAAAAGACTTAGAAGATTTAGAAAATCAAAAGACCATCGAGGAGTTGCAAGCACAAATTGATGAATTGCAGGCACAAAGAGATTACGTGGCCGACATTCCCGATCGTTTGGAGCTCGAACAGGCTAACGAAAATTTCAAAGCTTGGACCGATAAGTTGGGTCTTGTCAACGATGACCAGTTGAGTGTGATCACAAAACTCCAAAAAGTTTGGACCGATTTGAAGACTCGCTCTGCTAAACTTGAGGGAGAAGACCAAACAAAAGGACAGTTCAATGAGGGCACACAAAAATTGGCTAGTGCTTCTCAGACATTAATGGGTGTTGGGGGAACTGCCGCTGCTCCTGCTGTGGGTAGTGCACAGGCCAATTTGCAAGAGGCTTACGAAGCTGTCAAAAAGTTTGATCAGTCAGACAATTCACAAGAAGCCCAAACAGCTCGTACTAAATTTGCCGACGCTCTTGGTAATTATCAAACGGCTTACAAGAGTTATATTGATGCAGGTGGAACCGCTTCTGAAGAACAAGAGAAACTCAATGCCTTACAGGCTGATTCTGACGATTTGAGTTTTGCTCCAAAATGGGAAAATGTCCAATTGCCTGGTCCGTTAAACAAAGGCATCACACACACCTATTATGCTTCATTTGAGGATGTGACTGATAAGGGCGGTTGGAAACAAGGAGGGATGAAAGACGTTGTTTTACTGTCCCCTGTTCAAGGTAGAGCAGATAAAGAAGGAATTAGTGGTTTTGACGGTATCAAGAATAAAAAATACAATGGGCAATTATTTGTAAATACAAAGGGCGATGATCAGTTGTTTTGGGTTTATGACGACCATGTCTATCGTGCAACTGGGTATGAAAACCAATATAAGCAATCAAGAGGTGTGAATGATTCGAGCGAGATATGGGCAACTTCATTGACAAGAGCTAATAACTACAAGTGGCACGCAACAGGTACTCTCTCAGCTCCAGGCGGTCTCTCTATGGTCAACGACGACCCGCAATACGGCCTCGAAGGCATTATCACTCCTCAAGGTACTTTGACGGCTCTTCCGTCGAAGTCTGGCGTTGTTCCTGCCGATATGACACGCAATGTGTGGCAACTCGGCGAAGTGGCTCCGAACCTTATCAAACAGCTTGTTGACATCAACGGCAAATTCAATTCACCGCTCGGCTTTGGCACCGACGAATCCTTCAACGTCGATCACCTCGATGTGCACATGGTTGCGCAACCTGGTTTCGACATGGACGATTTTATTCGTAAGCTTCGCGCAGCGCGTGATTTGAGTAAACATTCTTAATTAATTTTAACTAATTCAACGCAGATTGCTACGTTTCTGGCAGTTTCTGCGTTGGAAAGGTTAAAGAGGTATAAGTAATAAAATGACAATTTTATTTGTCGTATCTACCGAGTTTTTGGCGGCGTTCTCGATAAAAACGTCTCTTCCAGAAATATTTATGGGACTTTTGTCCCGAAGGAGTTAGTTTATGAGTTACAAATTAACATATACGGGACAACAGGTTCAGGGCTATTTGGATAAGGTTGCGACTGGACAGGTTGGCGGGACTGCCAATTATAATGATTTGGGAAATGTTCCTATTGTTAACCAAGATCTTTTAGTAGTTGGTTTTTCACCCGTTGTAAATACTTACTACAAACACTCGGGAGAAACGACAGACGCGTTTACACAGGGTGTCATTTATTTATACGATGGGACTACGTATAAGGCACTAACAGGCGACATTCCGTCAAAAACAAGTCAGTTGGAAAATGATAGCAATTTTGTAACAGAGGTTGAGCTCCCTATCAAATCGGCGACGCTCGATTCAACAACCAATACATTGTATTTAACTTTGTAAACAAAGTCAAACAGCCGAGGATTCCTCGGTAATTAAAGGAGGAGTTTATGGCAGTTTATAAACCGACCTATTGTTACCCTTATCTTGAATCTGTTGATTTAATTATCCCCGATGGGGAAAAATATTTCACTTGTCAAATTGATACGTCGAATATTAAAATCACGGGTTATAGGGTAGAACTTTATAATGAAAACAACGAGAAGGTATTCCCGCTGGACGAGGGGAAAATTAGTCCGTTAAGCGAGTTAAATGACGTAGACGGGACTTTAGGACTCAATGGTAGCGAATTGAGATTCCCCTTTGTACAACACTGGAATTCGAAAATTTATCCCTCATACAACGCTATTTATTTTAAGGCAACAAACTATGTAGACTATTATCAAAAAACTAATGGAAGTATCGATTTAGAAAGAGCCCAAATCAAAAACGGGTGTCTTAATGACAAAAACGGAGATCCTATCTTTATAGACGGTTCATTATTGTTTGTGGGCGACGTTTTTATTTTGGTAAACAAGCTTTACAAAGTTGCTCTCGGCGAGCACGCGGTGATAGAGGATTCATCATTGAGCACAGACGCCATTATTTATGTCAAGGGCGGCGACACCAATGCGGGCTCCATCTTGTCTTACAACGGATCTGAGTTTGTAGATGCCTCGGGAAGTGCTTGGTGTGATATCTCAGGAAAACCTCTCGCAATATCGAACAAAGGCAAAACTTATAAGTGGCAAATTACTCTATATTCGGGGGAAAGAGGGGCGATAAGAACAACGGGAGCTAATGGAGCCGTTGAAATTAGTTATGACTCGATGGCTGACAATGAGTTTAATACCGTTCTTACTTCGGGCACAATTTTGGGTTCAACTGAGGACAGGATTCAAGGGCCGATAAGTGATAAGATTTATGCGAAACAATGGTTGCAGCTGTTGCGTAAAGGTAGTAATAATGAATGGTTACAAGTTGGCACGCGCACTTACATAGAGTCATATAGTCAAAGTTTAGGACATATTTATCCTATTTCTGGCGATTCTCGTGGTTTTAGCAATAGTGATTTATATGATACTAAAACCGTGATAGTAAACGACGAAGAAAAAACGATTCCGCCTGCGACTCATTTTGCAGTTTACAAATACTCTAACGATCCTAATTCTATAACTTCACAAAACTCGGTTGATGAGTCGATCAACTTTGTTTTAAAGGGTTCTGGAGCTTCTTATGTCGATGGTAGTTATTCCTATGAAGTGACTGGTAATACTCAAGCAGAGGCCTCAGCAAACATTAAGAAATTTAATGAGCAATGTATCGCAGACGGGTCGACCCCGCTCTGTGAAATTAGTGATGATGGAACTTCTGGGACTTATAGTGGCAAGTCTGTACTTATTTGGAACAAATCGGGCACAACGGGCACAACTGGGAACCCGCTAACTGGTTATTTCACTATTAGTTTTTCCCTTGTAAATGGTAGTAATAATGAAAAAATCCCTAAATTCGTGTTTGATATGGCTTATGCTTATCGCAAGGTTTCTTCTTATATTGGCAAAGTGTTCTTTGTCAAAGGGGGTTCTTTCGCGAACGAGAATATAGTATCAAAGGCAGAGGCGACAGGGGAACAAGATGTTGCATCTTTGGGCTTCCCAATTACTTTCGTCGAAGAAGAGCCTTTAAAAATTTATCCCGACGCATCCGACGCAACTGAAAAACTCTATGGTAAAATTTATAAAAACAGTGTTAAAGATGGAATAGGCACTGTTTATGTCTCTCCGTTTGTTGGGTTACAAGCGGGGGCAAGACTCTATGTTTCCGACGGGACAGTTATTAAAGCACAAACTGTTGACACAACAACTTGGGCAGTAACCTATGATGCCACCGCACCTGCTTCAACGAGTGCTTATTCTTCCACTAATCCATTGAAGTACGAAATTCGTACCAATTTCAAATCAAGTGATGAAACGCCGTTTTACGCTTATGATACTCCAAGACTTGTTCCTTGGTCGGAACAAGCACTATCTGTCGTTGGCACCAATGGGTATGAATTTCTATTGGAGTTTTTGGGGCAAATTCTTACAGTTCCAACAGTGTTTTCAAGTGAAATACACGCTAGATATGTCCACGTGACGGGGCAATATTTGCAGGCACAAAATGTTTCATGGACGAGTTATCGTTGGTTGTTGGTTGACGAATATGGACAGGTTATCCAAGATACAGGTAAACAATATGATGGCTTGATAGAAACCACTTTCTACGGATTGAATGGCCCGACGGTGAATGATGTTGAAGCTGGCAATGCGGTACCAACAACATATTATCCTGTTTTAATTGTCGAAGATGAGCTTGACAATTCGTTAATCATGGGCATGAAAATAGAGGTTTCTCTTAATCCTCGTAATTTGCCGATGGAGTTCTCGGGCGGTTTTGATTGTAAGACTCAATCCGTTGTCATGAAAATAACAGACTATGGTTATCCAAAATTCTCAAAGGACTTGGACAACAAAGCAACGATATTAAGTGCGTCTGAGGGTGTAAGCTATCAAATTACAGAAGAAGACAGTGGCGGAGCTCAAATACCTGCTAATCCAATTGAAGTTGGTGACACGTTAACAGAGCTTTATTTTGACACGACGAAAACACCCGATTTTTCAAAATTTGATTGGGACAATCCCACCTATTCTTCAGGTAGGTTCAAGGGGATTTCGTTTATCGACTTCACAGTAGGGGGGATTGCTTATAATCTTCTTGCTATTATTCTAAGCGAGGATAACTTTACAACTAAAGGTTATAGCATCAATTTAAAACAAAAATCTACGACTGATTTGGGGAATGTTTTATCAACTTTTTATGCAGACTATTCGGAGTTGGGGTTTGATCCTTCTCGTTATGGTTATGAGAAATGGGGCTGGCAAGCTGAAAAATATCTTCCAGAATCAAGTGCTTCGGTCGATGCTCTTAATCATCAAGATATTTGGGGTGAATATATTTCTAAAGACGGACAATGGAAGTCTGGCGGAAGCAAAGTCGTTTCTGGAGAGGTCAAAATTTTGGGACTTGATCAACAAGGGCAATTGTCTCCTTTAGCGGCTAATCGGGTCAAAATTCCGCCTGAAGGCGCACAGCTTAAGCACTTTTTCGCAAAAGATACTGAGGAAATTCCCGATTTGAGTAAAGCTCCCAAAAAATTGGCAACTAACGATAAGGGTAATATTGAGTTCCACACCAAAGTTAACCTTGATGCTAATTTCTGTGGTGAGATTTTGAAATATTCGGTTGACATTTTTGACACTTTTGGTAATACCGATAAACTAAACATTTCATTGGAGTTGCCGAATAACTTTGATCAGAAGTCTCATGATGAGGATGGATTAAACAAAGAACGAAATAAAGTAAAATGTACAGTTTCGACAAAAGGCTCGTCTAAGTCTGCCTCGGGGGTTGAATTGTTTACTCTTCCGAGTCAAGAAGCATATTATTTACAACCCAAAGATTGGATTGATGCTAATGGAGATATCAAAGTTTCTGATAAACAGGGTTTGGAATATTTGGATTTTGTTCATCCTTTTGACGCTTCGGGTACAGAGCAAAAGAATTATACCAACATTAACGAATCAATCAATACCAAAGATGAACGCAAGATTGGCGAGTGTTGTTTACAAACTGGCGGTGGCAATTATTTCAACAAGTGGACAGATCTCAAACGAATTCAAATTGAAACTCCTGCTGGATATCGAGTGGTTCAGACCACAGAACCCGCAGTGTGGAAAGACGTGTGGGAAGATGTTGATGGAAGTAAAGTTCCGATGATTTGGACAGAGGGCTGGAATGATGATTATGACACCAAAATGGTTCAAGTTAAACGTCACGCAGAAGTGGCACAATTTACTTGGGAAATCAATGGTTATTTGAGAGAAATCGACGCCCTGTATGGGCAATCATTGAAAGTGACGGCTTCTTCCGATGGTGTTTGGGAAGTGTATAAAGAAACTCAATACAAAGATGGCACACTCATAGAGGGAGAAAAGCCATATGTCACTATTCAAATGAATGAGGAGGCTTGAACATGAAAGACGGTACAAACAGATATTGTGAAATTTCATACTCTGGTCGTCCTGGCGATTCAACAGACTACGACACCAAGCAAACAATCTCTTATTTCTTTCAAAAAGAATGGGATGGTAAGGCGACAAACTCAAAGGTGGCCCCTCCGACAAGCTATGAAGCCTTTTTCAACAATCAAGGCGAGATTGGCTATTTGCTTATCAATGACGACCATTACAATATGGAGTCGCCGACTTATGGGATGTACAAGATTCCAGCAAATGAGCAAGGCAACAATTATTCTATCTATAAAAAGGAAGTTGCTGACGGTATAACTTACTATTCACCAGTCGCGGTTAATACGAGCGAAACCACAATCATTGACTTTAATATTTCTGCGGGGCGCACATATCACTATGTTGCATATGCGGCGGGGGATGTCTCTGAAGGTGGTGACGATACTTATACGACCGAAACCAAAAATTTGGCAGAAGACCAAAAAGTTGATTGGGATTGCTGGAGTCTAACCGAACTCGTTCCGACAGCGATAGCGGCAGACAGCCCCGCTATTAAGAAGGCTTACACTGCAGACACACGGAATGTGTGGTTATTCAAGTATGATGTGGAATCGGGCGATCAAACACAGAACATTTCCAAAACGGAACAAAAGACGCTCGGGCAATTCCCGCGTTTTGCACACGGTCGCCAGAACAACATATCGAGTTCGGTGAGTTGTTATTTGGGCAGTGAAATTATTAATTTGGGATGCTTATCTGAAAGCGAAAAAATTCCCTACGCACAAGGCTATGTGGAGCGATTGCCTTGGAAAACCAACTTGACCACCAATCAAAAGGTGGCGATGCTCCAAGAGTGGCGCAAAATCGTTGCGTCTAAAAATCCAAAACTTATTAAAGACCGCAAAGGACAAGCCTTTATTGTGCAGGTCACTAGTGGCTCAAATAAACCGACCGATAATATCGGTTATCAACCCGACAAAATTAATTTCAGCTGGACGCAAATAGCGTCGCTGGATGACACGATCATTACGGGTAATAAATAACATAAAACTCCCCTCGTATAAAACGAGGGGAGAGACTTTAAAGGAGGCGCAAAATGGCTCGAATAATTAAAAACGTCGGTTTGGCGAGCGGAGATGTTTTATCGTTGAGTGTTATGAATGGTGATACTTATTTGGATTCTAATGTGAGTATCACCGAACTCAATGAATTAATTAATTCTCCGATTTTGCGCCCCCGATACAGAATTTTTCTTCTTCATCCTGATGAGACAATAGATTATCAAATCCCTGATGAAGATATCCTATTGAGCGGTTCGTCGTATAGCGAACAATATCAAAACGGGCAACGCCGTTCGTTATCTTTTTCGCTCTATAATACGGACAAAAAATACACTCCCTCTGTAAATACTTTCTGGGCAGAATCTAAATTTGCCTTAGATTTGGGTATTGAAAAAGACGACGGCAGTATTGTGTGGAAACGCAGCGGCGTGTACGTTGCGTCCACTCTTACTCCATCCGAAGGAACAGACTCCCAGACTGTTGCAGTACAGACTGGTGATAAGTTCTCTATTTTTGAGGGGAAGCCTGGTACGCTTGAGACCAGTTATGAGATTCCTAGTGGAACTGACATAGAAGACGCAATAAGGGGTATTTTGCTTGGTTCAAAGGGTAATGGATACCCATTAGATCCGTCTCCTATCATTTATCATTCTAGTTTCAAAGGGAAGAAAACTCAAGCTAAAATTAGCAAATCAGCGGGGGAAACTCTTGGTAGCATTTTGCTAGAATTGGCTAATCAGTTGTCAGCAGAAATGTTTTACAACGCCAATGGCAACTTGACAATATTGCCAACTCAAGAGACCACGCTTGATATAGACAAACCTGTCATTTGTTATTTAAATGACGAGAATGGTGATTTCTCGGGGCTCTCGTTTGGACTTCAAATGAGCAATATAGTTAATCGAGTTGTTGTTATCGGCGCGACAGTGAACGGGAAAGTGTACACTGCCACTGCGGTGAACGATGATTCGGCATCACCATTGTGTTATCAGCGTATCGGTTATCGAACGGGGCAAATTATCAATGATAGCAACATTATGTCACAAGATTTGGCTGATGACAGGTCAAAATACGAGTTGCGAAAACAACTTATTTTGAAATCATCGGTGAGCGTGAGCATTAGCTTTAATCCGTTGCTGTCGGTCAACAACTTGATAGAAATTACTGACGAGTTTTTCGGGCTTGACCACGAAAGATTTTTATTGCAAGGTGTTTCTTGCAGTCTGGATTATTCTGGATCGATGTCGATTACGGTATCTAACGTGCGCAATTTGCCGTTTGCTTCAAGAATTTAGGGAGGATAATTTATGGATAAAACAAGTTATGATTTCCTGGATATCTTGCGTGGGACAATCGAAGACAAAGTTTCAACGCTCGATCAGACGATTTATTGTAAAATTGTCGGTATAAACGAAGATTACACATTGGACGTGACTGTCATCCCTGATGAGACTACTCGTATAAAGTCGGTGGTTAACGCATCGAAATACGAGTTTAATGTCGGCGATTATGGTATTTTGTATAAAATTGGCAATAACTTAGCTAACGCTTTTATTATAGCCAAACTCGGTCCTTCTTATGAAGACAATCAGCCATTGAGTAAACAGGTTGTTGGTGGCGGCGATGAGGGTAGTTCTGGTGGAACGGTTGTTAATAATTATTATCAAACTATTCAAGAGGCCTCGACTTATACTCATTTACAAAACACCCCTGCGGCTACTTGGACAGTTAATCATAATATGGACAAATATCCAAGTGTCACTGTTGTTACTAGCGCTGGTGATATTGCAGGTGGTGCTGAAATCGATTATATTGATAAAAATAACTTAACTATCAGCTTTGCGGCAGCCTTTAGCGGTAAAGCATATTTGAATTAAAGGAGACTAACATGAGTCAAAAATGGTTTAATAACATAGATTTACAACAAAACGAGCTTCAAAACGGCGTTATTCAAAATTTGGCGGCTGACCCGACAAGTGGCAAGGCAGGTCAAATTTATTATAATACTGTTGATAAAGGGTATCGTTATCATAATGGCACTGCATGGGTGAGCATCACAGCAGAAGCTGTAAAATCCATCATAGCGGGCAATGGTTTGACAAGTTCGGGAACAGACACGGTCACCATTAGTTTGGGAACTCCGTCAGCGTCGGGTTCTGGTTCAAACACCTATGGTTCTAATGGTGTTACGGCAAATAGTCATACTCACCAAATTAGTTTGCCTGACGCGTCAGATTCGGCGAAAGGCGTGATTGAGTTGGCCACCGATGCGGAAGCTACAGCAGGTACTGACACCACTCGTGCCATCAATGCGAAACAACTCGCGGCGGCTAAACAAAGTGCAATAGATGCTGCAAAGGTCACGATTCAGACTTCTAATGGTATCACGGGTGGTAGTACGACACCAGGCAATTCTTTTACTTTGAGTGGTGTCAATGCTTCTGCAACAGAGAAAGGCGTTGTTCAGTTGGCCACTCAAGACGAAGTAAACACTGGTACTAACACCACAAAAGTTATTACTCCCGCGACTTTGGGGAAGGGCAAAGCGAGCGGTGTTGCGTCATTGGATGCCAATAGCAAGATTATTGCAAGTCAGTTGCCTGACTATTTACTTGGACAGGTAATGTATGGTGGTAACGTTACGAAAGATGACAGCGGCACAGTCGGAGCGTATATAAGTGCTTCGCTTAAAGAGAAATTGGGAATCACAGAAGGTTTGATACAGCTGTCTGAAGAAGCTACGGGCGGAACCGCAGCTGGTACCTATGGCTACGAACAGCTTGAGGGCGTTTATTTTATCTGCCAAAAATCGATGTCTTTTGGTGGAATCGACGATTTTGAAGTTGGCGATTGGTTAATTTCAACAGGGGAAAGTTGGCAAAAAATTGACAATACCGATGCAGTAAAGAGTGTTAATGGTCAAACTGGTGCCGTTAATATTACAAGGGTTGACGAAGCGGGAAAGGTCGCTAATAAATTTTCTTTTGGTGCTTTCCCTACTGACACTTCGATCGATAATGCTTTTGATGGTTCGGCAGCAACTGCTTTGCGCTTTGCATCTCCTTTCCAAGTAACAAAGAGTGGTAACACCACTACTGTTACGTTGCCGTCGGTGGTTCAAAAATTTACGACAACAATCACAGGTGATGGAACGACAACTGATTTTACCGTACAACATGGGCTTGGGGCCGATGTAATGGTACAAGTTTATCTCACGGGTTCGACAATAGGTCGTCGCACAGGCAATGAGTTGGTATTTGTGGACACTTATGTGGAAGATGCCAACACACATCAAATTCATCTTGTGTTTGCAACAGCGCCGCCGACGTCTCAAACTTTCAAAGTGGTTGTTATAGGCTAAAACGTCAGAATAGGTTGACAAAACACTAATTTTAATATATAATATTTATACTATATATAATGATATGTTTATAAAAAAAATAAACTCAGCACAAGCGAGGTGGCTTTATGAAAAACTTTAGTGGTATAACTGATAATTTAGATATCACAACAAAGAAATACGTGGATGATAGTCTTGCGAGTAAGGCCAACCTCGCGGGAAATAATACTTTTACTGGTGGGCAAAGAATCACTGGAGCAGATGGGGGTTATTCGATTAATGCGTCTGGTTATGTCAGAGGCTCTTGGTTGCAATCATCGGTGATGCAAAATAAGGGTTCGAATACTGGTAAAGTGTGCGTGTTTGACGATGCAGGCTGGGTATATTACCGAACGCCGAAAGAGGTGATAATAGACGCGGAATGTGCGGTTAAGTATGAGGTGAAGAAGAACATTGATTTCGGCGATTCTGGTGCTTTATATATCGGCAAATTCAAGGTTTACGATACAAATGTTACCTGTGAGATAACAAGCACGACAAGTGTGACATATAGCGGGAAGCTCGTTATTGCGACACAAAACTATGCTATAACACAAATGACAGTATATGGCGATGCGGCTAACACAGTCACACCAAACATCTTCATTAAGCCGAGTTCAGAAAGTGATCCATATATAGAGGTTTATTTCAAGCCCGCAAGCTGGAGTAAAAATGTCATACATATTTACGGTTCGGCTATTATGGAAGCACCAACTGACGTGTGTACAAATGTGAGTGCTGTTCCAACAACAGCGACACAACAACCTATAAACGCTCTTAATAGCAAGGCGAATTTGAGCGACACAAATAATTTCACAGGCTCCAACGCTTTTATTGGTCAAAACGGACAAACATCAATCAATGGTTCAAATGTTTCTATACAAGCTGTTGGTGCAATGGGTTCGGCAGAGTTTTCTGTGAAAACCGATAATAACAACAAGGTTTTTGAAGTAATATCAGATGCAGACAATGGGGCTATCTATTTGAACCGCGTGATCAACATTGACAATGAGCAACAGGGTAATGTCCCGTTGTGCATTGGAGGTACTAACGCAGGCGCGTCTGGGCAAGTTCTCACATCACAAGGGACAGGGGAAACGCCTAGTTGGACAACGTTACCCATCACATCAGCAACGTTGGATGTGGCAAACAAAACCTTGTATTTAACACTACCTTCAGGAAGCTAAAATAAAAGAAAATATTATGAAAACATTTAAAACAATTATTTTTTGGTTCTTATCGCTCACTTGGGGTCTCCCGATGACGTTGATGGGAGCCGTTGTAGCACTTGCTCTGTTAATTACGGGGCATAAACCCAAACGTTTCCTTCATTCGATTTATTTCGAAGTTGGTGAGAATTGGGGAGGTTTTGAGGCTGGTGGCTTCTTCTTCACTGACAAGACGCCCTCGCTTCATACAAAACAACACGAAAGCGGGCACGGTCTCCAAAACATTGTTTTGGGACCGTTGATGCCGTTTGTTGTCAGTATCCCGTCGGCCATCAGATATTGGGTTAGAAGAATAAAGAAAAGGAGAAATCCCAACGTGGTTTTGCCTGCGTATGACAGTATATGGTTTGAAGGACAGGCAACCAGATTGGGAGAGAAATATTTCAATGAGAAACAAGATTGACACGAGCCGCGTCGGCGGCAACAAAACAAACATTTTATAGGAGGTGTGGTATGGCTATTATAGAAAATGGTTTAGACGCAACTTTAATGCGCAATAAAATGGAAAGCAAAGACGCTCTCGCAAATAAAGGTGCTCTCTATGTTGGTACGGGTGACGTGACCCCCGTTATTCATAAAAACAAACAAGGGGCAGACGAGACTACTAATGTCCCTAAAACCACTTTTATCGCTCCCAATGGCGGAGTGGACGATGGGAAAGTTTTAATTGCGGATTCTACTAAAACTGAGGGATGGAAGATTGATAAGATTGGACCCGCTAGTATTATGCCTAAGTCTTTAACGGGGGCCCAATTAGCAGACGGAGCCATTGGTAATTCAAAATTAGATATTACTGACCAAATTAAAATAAGTCCTTCTTTTACTGCTGGTTCTTCTTCTTATCCGACTTTTTTAAGTGCTTACAATGCTCCCTTCGGAAGCTCCGAGAATGTTATGTTGAGACTTCCGAGATATTCTGGCACTTTAATTACCGAAGACGATGTAGCAAAGCAATATGTTAAAAGAGATTTAATTACTACTGAATGCAATGGAGATTATAAACTGCCCGACGGAACGATTGTGGGCTTAAATGGTATAAATATAACCTTGCAATTTATTGGTCCTGAACATATGAATGGTGGCGATTTCGCGGGAATTGTTACCAACGTGGTGAAGGCTGAAAATGCCATTTCTTGGGAAGGAAGTGTAAAAAGTTGGGATTCTAGTGGTAAAATCGTTTTAAATTTAAAAGATTCTACTCAGATGCTAACTCGGTTACCTTGGGATATTATTGTTACTTATTATCAGTCTGCTTATTCAGCGACCAATGCTGAAAAAACAAGTTTCTCAAATAGTGTATGGCAAGATGGGGGGAGTGGTTCTTCTATAAAAGAAGCCGCAATCGAATTTGGTTCCTCATATCAAATACGAATGACTGTTATATCTCCTGATCTCCATTATAATGAATTAACTAACATAATATATATTCAAGAACCTTCGACAACACAAAATTCGCTTGGTGAAATTAACGTGGGTTCAAGTTGGTATCTGTTAGATAAAGGAGATAATACACATGATATGTGTTGTTTCATTGGCTCTGTGCGGATTGATTATACTAATAGAACTATGAAACCTCAGGTCAAGCTTTACGATCTCACGAATAACCAAGTGGACGATTTTACCGCTACTCATTGGTGGTATAGGAAAATTAATTAATCAATTTTAAAACTCCACTTTTATTTGTTTAAAGAGAACCAGGAAAAATCCTGGCTCTCTTTTTTTTATTTTTTTTTGAGAAAACGATTTTGGTCGTTTTCTTTTTTTTTACTTTTAAACGTCACAAAAGGTTGACAACTTTGAGGGAAGTGTGGTACTATTCTAACAAAGATAGAAAAGGAGTAGATTATGAATACCGAAATTAAGCCCAATGACCAATTGTTCATCATCATGTCAGTGGATGGTGAAGATATAGAAGCCGTCCCACACATAAGATTTATCACGGCGAACAAGGAACTGGCGAAGAGAAAGCTCCAAGAGTTCCGAAAAAAAGTAAATTTGCGAAATGAGGAGTATGAACGTTGTCGGGAGTGTCCATACGCAGACTGTGTAGACTGGGATGAAAATCCCGAGAGCTTGGCTCCTTTGTGTTTTGTAAAAGAAGTGGTAGATTCCAATGGGGAATATAGCTATTGTCGTGATGCTGTTAGTGGTTATGACACTGATTGCTATTATATCGACTGTTATTTGTACGAGAGCGATAGACCTTGGCTTTCGTTGGAAAATTAAAAGGAGATATCTATTATGTATGAAAGAGTAACGCCACGTGATTGGCACGATGCAAAGTTCGCACAATTGGACCAAAGGGTTGTCCTTAAGAGATTGTGGGATTTGGAAAATCAAATCGAACAAAATTCAAAACAGCATTACTATGTTACGTTGGGTAGATGCAAAACGCGCGACTTTGTTATTGATGGGCAACCTTGTACCGAGTATACTGAAGTGTACGAGGTTGCTGAAGGGGTGCCTTCGGAGGTCGCGATTCATTTCGGGATATATGACACTAAAGAAGAAGCTGAAGCAAGAGCAGCAACGCTGAACCGACTCCCGCATGTGTATTGGGGACAAGGTGGGAGTTTGTATGGGGTGGGCCTATGAGTACGGTCTAATCGATGCCGAATTAAGAGATAGAAGGAAGCGAGATTTTCCTCATCCTATGTATGGCGTTGTGGCAAGTCTTGAACACGTTGAAAGTGAGTGTAAGTGGATTGTGGATCAATTAGAGGGAAAATCAAAATGAATGCAAAGCAGATAATGGATTTCGCGGATGAACACGCGTATGAAAAAAACATGTTCAACGAACTGGAGCAAACTCTGGACGAAGAGAAATTCAACATTCTCATCGAACTTGAATCAAATCCAGGCGATAAAAAACTCAATAGGCAATACAAAGACGTTTGCGAAAAATCGAGAATGCTGCATATAATGAGGCGCCAACGTCTTGAGCTGTTCCGCGAAGCCGCAGAACATCAAAATGAGGGCTTGATATGATGAACGAATTAAACCTTATGAAATACAAATACTATTTTACCCGTGTTTACGTCGACATGGAAGAACACACCCTGTTCGGTCGTCTTGAGGGTATAACAGATTTGGTGACCTGGGCTACCGAAGGAACTCTTGTTGACGCGGAGAACGAGTTTCATGCCGCAGTTGATGATTACCTTGAGTTCTGCCTTCAGAATGGTAAAATACCTCAACTCACCAACTTGTCAAAAATCTTTTCGGAAAATTAGTCACAATAGGTTGACTTATTCGAATTCTTGCTATATAATCAAATTACAAAATATAAAAAGTTGCAAATAAAACTACCATTTTATTTGCGGAAAAGGAGCAAATTTTGAATCGTAAACAGCGCAGAGACTTGGAAAAACAAGTAAAACGCATCAATAAGGTTGAACGCAAGTGCAATAAGGCTTTGACGAGCGTTCAATCTCTTTTGGGTATGATGGCTATAAAACGTGTACAAAATGGCACGGCGGATTCGAAAGATATCGAAATCTTGCGTAATAGCGATTTTGCCCATTTGGACAATGAGATGGCTTGTCCGAACGGCACGAAGTGCAAACTCAATGTTGAGGCAATTCAAGCCCGCCCACAAGACGATCTCACCGATAAATTCAAGAATTGGATTGAAGTGAACAAGGACAAGGAGTTTACAATCACTCGTGAAGGTGCTCGCAATTCTTTGGTGTGTCTCACCGAAGACGAAACCGAACCGAAATGGTTGTTTGACCTTTATACTGATTTGCTGATTTTCGATGAAGCAACAAATTCCTATTTGCCTTTGGAAACAATCGCAGACCGCGAAGAAGAAGAAATCTTCACGGGTGTAGGAACAGCCCACGAACAAGTAACTGACAGTCAAGATTCGAGCAGTGAGAACGAGCAAGATAATGACGAGCAGGACAAGAATAATTAACAAGGAGAAGTAACTATTATGAGAAGAGTTGCTAACAAGGTACAGATTGAAGGTTATTTGAGAGAGAACAATCTCGAACTTACTCGCAATGACAAGCAAGAAGAAGTCATTCGCGGTTCACTCGTTGTCGCATTGGACAACGTGAGAAGTTGCAGAGCGCAATTTTATGTCAGCAGATTCAATACGTTGAAACCTGGCGAAACCACCAGACAAGAAAGCAAAGCATACGGCAGACTTGTCGAGTTGTTGCCTGGTAATACGATTTCGATCTCGTCGCTCATGAAAGACCAAGCTGCGATGACATTTGATGTCGCAAAAGAATCGGCAACAAAAGTTTGGATTATCGGCGCATTGCAAGAGTATATTCGCAAAGATGAAAAGGGCGAAGCAATTTCTTCAACCACAATCAGAGGCTTGAGTGCAGGCATTAAGACCGAAAGCGACAAACATCCACTCACTCAGAAAGCAGAGTTTGAAGTCGAGATGTATATCGAAGGTAAGAGACCTGAAATGAAAGATGGCGAAGAAACAGGACGTCTTGTTTTGACGGGTCTTGTCCCCGAATATGACGATAGCGTCAGCAGAATCGATTTTGTCACCGAGCCTGGTGATGCAACTGATTACATCGAAGAGAATTATAATATCGGTCAAACGGTCAAAGTTTACGGCGATGTGATTAACACTTACGTTCGTGTTGAAAAAGAAAGCGGCGGTCATACTTTTGGTCGTACCATTGAACCCCAATACGAAACAACGTTCACAAGTGAAAGACAAATTTTTGGCGGCACGGCAACACCGCTCGACGAAGACGAAGAAGACGCTTTGAAGAAAGCAGAAATCAAGGCGGCTCTCGCTAAACGTCAACAAAAGATTAATGAAATGCCTGCAAAGGATGACACTCCCAAGGCGGTCAATCCGAAGAAAGGATTCACTGAAACTCCCGCCGCAACATCCGCGCCGAAAAAGAAATTCACTTTTGACAGCAACAATTTTTAATAAATTGGAGGAAATAGATTATGGCAGTTGATATTTTCAATCCCGAAGTATCGCAAGTAACAAAGGGCATCGAAGGAAAGCTCATCCTCATTTACGGCACAAACAGAACTGGTAAGACCAAAAACCTTACCAAGGCTCCCAAGCCGCTTGTGTGCTGCTTTGAGAATGGCCTCGGTGCTATCAACGGCATCAAGAATGTCAAGATTAAGAAATGGAGTGACTGGACGAGCTTTGTCAAGCAATTGACGAGCGAGAAAACGGTCGCCGAGGCGAAGAAACTTTATTCTTCAATAATCATTGACACAGTTGATGGTATGGCAGACCTCGCTGCTGAATTTGTGTGCGGCAACTTCGGTGTCGCTCGAATTAATGACGGTAAACACTATTGCCCCTTGTATTGGTGACAATACTTGTGTACGATGTGAACCTTGAGGCTCAAGGGTGTACAATTCACGATTAGGAATCGCAGGAAATGGCGATTAGGAATTGTGCTAACAGGGAACGACTGAACGGATGACCGCCGAAGTCAATCCTGTGCCAAGTTGCAAATTATGATAGTAGAAAAAACAGTTTTGGTAAAAGTAACCGCTTCCAATATTTGTGCTTTGCGTGAACAGCAAAATGCGGATATTAAAATGGGAGATGTAATAGAAGTAAGTGTCGATAAACTTTCTAAGGGAAGTCATGCGATGATTACGGCGATATGCGATGATTGTGGTAATAAAGTTCGTATGGAATACCGCACTTATCTACGCATCTTCAATAAGGGAAAAGGTTACAGATGTGATGCTTGCAATAGAAAAGAGCAACAAAGACTGTTTCAACAAAAACACGGTGTTGCAAATCCGTTTCAGCTTGAAGAAGTCAAGGCGAAGAGTAGGAAAACGAATTTGCGTAAATATGGACATGAATATACAATGCAGCGTCCCGAGTGTAAGAAGAAATTTCTTTTGGGAGAGGCGAATAATTCGTATATTGATGGACGTAGCAAAAATTCAGATTATCGCAATTCAAGTGCATTAAAAACTTGGAGACGAGAAGTTTATGAACGAGATGGTTACAAGTGCCAAGTGTGTGGAGCCACTCGTGAAGAAACAGATATCGAAGCGCATCATCTTGAAAATTTTGCTGATAACCAAGACAAAAGACTTGATGTTAATAATGGAGTGACATTGTGCATTAAACATCACAAACTCTTTCATCAAATATATGGTTATCATAACACAACACCAGAGCAATATCAAGAATTTGCAAAAGGTCAAACGACTATTCCCGATGAGTGTAGGGAAGTACGGTAGAAGATGAGCTACTACTGGAAGTGCATCGCAACTTATTTGGAACTACTGAATAAGTTGGTGATATAGTCTGACTATTATAGAAATATAGTAGGTTACTCGAATAGAGGTTATGGTCTTTGGAAAGAATATGGAGCAGAAATCAACAAGTATCTCAAGCTCCTTACCAACGCAGGTTACACCGTGTTCTTCATTGCACACGAAGGCGAGCGTGCTTTCCAAAATGAAAAAGGTGAAGAGTACACCAAGATTTATCCGAGAGGAGACAAGAGAGTTGTTGACCCGATTTGTGACCTTTGTGACATTATCGGTTATGCTCAAATTCAGCCTGAAACGGAAGACGGAGACGAAACTCTTTCCACCTTGTATCTTGTAAACAATCCTGCTTATCAAGCGGGTAGCCGTTTCACCCACATCGTGAAGTCCATTCCTGAATGGAACATTGAAAAACTCGACAAGGCTCTTAGCGATGCAATCGAGGCAGAAGAAAACGAAAGTGGTATGAAAGCGGCAACAATTCAAGAGGCTCAAAAGAAGGCGGCAAAGGCAAGAAAAGCTGAAGCCGAGGCAAAACTTCCTTTGGAAGACTTGATTGATAGCATTGGAACAAAACTCCAAGCAATGAACGAGAAAACAGGTAGCATTGATGAGTATGCTCAACTCATGGATGACTTGGGCATTCCCGATACCTTTAAGGCAACCAACGCAAACGAATCCCAGCGTCAACAACTTGAGATGTTGCTTGGTGGTCTCGTAGAACTTGGTTATTAATTGACAGCTTATGGCGACCGCACTTCGATGCGCTGAATGCGGTACAACTATTGTACCGTCTTCGAAATTAACATTCAAGGGCAAAACTTACTGTCCGAAGTGTTACAACAAAGCCATCAAGGAAGCCGAAAGTGCTGAGCAAGAACTGGAAGAGCTCGTTGAGTTTATCAAAGAGCTCTTCGGTCTAACTGAGTTTCCACCTGAATGGCTTGAACAGATTCAAGCTTATCACAAGGAAAAAAAGACTCTACGGGGAATGCAGGCCACTCTATATTATTATTATATGATATTAGGCAACATTCCCGACGTCGAGCGCGGTTTGTGGGCAATTAAATTCTATTATGAAAGCGCAAGCAACTATTTTAAAGAACAAAAGGAGCTTGCAAAGAAAAATAGCGAGGTTGATTTAACACCCGTTAAACGTACCATAATTATGGCCCCGCCCCAAAACCAAACTCGCAAGCCAAAATTTAACATTGAGGATTTATAATATCTATGGCTGATAATAAAAAAAAGCTTACAAATAAACTTGCCGTACTTCAAGTGCTTGCGTGCCTTATGAAGAATCCGTTGCTTTGTAATAGACCAGAGTATACTCTTACAATGGACGATTTTACCGAGCAATTCCATCGGATTCTTTTTGGTGCGATCAGCAACTTGGCGACTTCGGGTTTGAAAACAATCACCCATATCGATGTGGACCAATACTTGGCTCAATATCCGATTCAATACAAGGTGTTCACAGATAATCGTGGTGTGGAATATGTTATCAAAGCTCTTGAAATCGCAGAAGAACGCAATTTTCCTTATTATTATACCACCCTCAAGAAGATGAGTCTCTTGAATAAGCTTGTAGAACAAGGTTTTGATATTAGCGATTTTTATGACGATAATGTCGTAGATCCCATCAAAACCGCAGAAATGCAAGAACGTTTTGATTCATATTCGATTGAGCAAATTCTTGCACTTTACGAAACTAAACTTATTCGAGTTAAAGATGATTTCTCCAAAAATCGTGGTATTGTGCAGACGAGGAGCGGTGACGGCTTACGCGAAACAAAAGAGCGTTTCAAAGAAACTCCTGAAGTCGGCTTGCCGCTAACTATGTCTAAACTCACGACTCTTTATCGTGGACAGCGTTTGAAAAAACTATATCTTGAATCGTCGGCACAAGGTGTTGGTAAATCTCGTCGTATGGCGGCAGAGAGTGCTCACCTCGCCGTTCCGAAGATTTTCGATGTAGAACGCAACGTTTGGAAAACCACCAACCTTTGTGAAAGCGTGCTGTATATTTCCACAGAGTTGGAACTTGAAGAAGTACAAACTATGTGGTTGGCGTATGTATCGGGTGTCCCCGAACATAAGATTTTGAATGGTAATTACGGTCCTGGCGAAGAACAAAGAGTGGATATAGCGGTCGAACTTCTCGAACAAGCGAATCTTTACTTTGTCCAAATCAGCAACTACGACATGGACGACATCGAACAACTTATTCGTAAGTATTATCAAATTGAGCACGTCAATTATGTCTACTATGACTATTTGAGCACTACAATTAAGATAATGAGCGAAGGTGCTTCGAAGTCTAAAATCAGTAATCTGCGTGAAGACCAAATCTTACTTATGTTCACCACTCGTCTCAAAGACTTGTGTAACGAATTGGACATTTACATATGGTCGGCGACACAGTTGTCAGGTGACTGGAAGAACGCAAAAGAAGCAGACCAGCAACTGTTGCGTGGTGCAAAGTCCATTTCTGATAAGATTGACATCGGCAGTATTATGCTCCCTGTCCGTGAATCAGATAGACAAGTCATTGATTCTTATGTTGCTAAGGGGTTCCAAATTGAGCCTACTCACGTTATTCACGTTTACAAAGTAAGACGTGGGCAATATAACAACATTAAAGTCTATATCAACTTCGACCGCTCCACTTGTCGTGCAACGGAGTGCTTTGTTACCGACAATAATGGCAATCTTCTCACGATTGAAGATACGAGCGTTGAAGTTGTCCTCGACAAAACGTATGAGGAAAAATACGGATTTACTTTTTGAGGTGAGCTATGGACACTTCAAAAGTAAAACAAATGCTCTCAACTGAAGATATCATCTGTCTGGTTACCGAAGGTCTTGGCTCAAATGGTAACCTTTGGGATGCTTCAGGAGCACCAATTTTTCAGACTGTTTGTCACAACTCACCTGGATATGGTAGTTATAAACTTTACTATTATCCCGATTCTCAAATGTTTTATTGTTACACCGAATGTGGTTCGATGGACGTATTTGAGTTGGTGCAGCGGGCAAAGGGCTTTGACACGTTTATAGAGGCTTACAAATATGTGATCAACTTCTTCCACCTTGACACGAAACGTCGTGGTTTTGAGGAAGGAGCAGAAAAAGAATTAACAGGTGATTGGGACATCTTGAACAAATATGAGTTTTATCAAAAAGTTCAAAAACCCGATGCGACTTTGCCGATTCTTAACTCCAATATTCTTGAGTGTTTTGGGCCGTTGGCGGCTCCGACCGAATGGAAAAAGGACCACATTACTGCCGAAACGATGCGCAGATTTGGAATCCGCATCGATATGGCAAATCAAAAAATTATCATTCCCCACTATGATATGGACGGAAATCTGGTGGGAATCAGGGGGCGTTCTTACAACATTGATGACCTCATTGATGGTCGTAAGTACATGCCCGCGTACCTTGAAAAACAATGCTTTAAGCACCCGCTGGGTTCGTGCTTATATGGCTTGCATGAAAATCTTGAGGCAATCAAAAAGCACAAGAAGATTATGTTAGTAGAAAGCGAAAAGAGTGTCATGCAATGCTATGGCTATTATGGAGAGAATTGTTTTGTAGCTGCGACCTGCGGTTCATCAATTTCTCCTGTTCAAATAGACTTGTTGCTTAAACTTGGAGTCGAAGAAGTTATTCTCGCTTATGATAGAGAAAACGACACCAATCCTGAATCTGAACAAACTCGTGAGTACGAGCAGAAGTTGCTTAAAGTGGTTTTGCCTCTTACAAAATATATGAATGTGTATATTGTAATGGATTATGAGGGATTGCTTCCTCCGAAGGGTTCTCCGAGCGACATGGGGCAAGAAACTCTTGAAAAATTAATGAAGAAGAAGATCTACATTCCGTCCCCTGAAGTGGACTTCAAAAAGGAGCGCAGACGTGCCGCAAAAAAGTAAATTGGAGAGATTCTCCTATACAAAAGTAGATACCTATAATCAATGTGGTTGGAAATACAAACTCCAATATGTTGACGGAAAGTATTTTAGCGCCGAAACAATTGCGTTGTGTTTGGGTACTTTGGTACACTTGATTGAACAGCGCATTTCGGAAGCTTATATCAATGGGCGCGAGCCCGACTATCCATCTCTTATCGAGGATTTTTGGAACTTGGACATTCCCAAGAAAGACAAATACGATCGAGAAGGTGGAATACAAGGGGTAAATTTTATCAAGAAGAAGTTCCCTGATGAGTATTATGCGATTGACGAGGACGGCGGTTCTTATGCGGCAAGGTGTAAGTATTATGCCGAAAAGGGGATCTATCGTCAGAAAAAATTTCTTGAAGAGCATCCTGAAATTGAAATAGTTGATGTTGAAAAGTATTTTGAGTACAATTTCAAAGGCCATTTGATGTCAGGATATATCGATAGGGTTTTAAGAAACAAAGAAACGGGCAAATATATTGTCGAAGATTTGAAAACATCTAAAAAGCCTTATGATTCAAGCAAAACAACAACGCCCCTTCAGCATTATGTCTATGTTAAAGCGTTACAAAATTGTTACAATTTGAAAGATACGCCTGATGAGTGTTACTACAATTTCCCCCTGATTGATGTTCGTCAACAGGCTGGAACGAAAGGTTGGCTCAAAAGAGCGGAGACAAAATTGACGAAGTTGTTTGATGGCATTGAATCACAAGATTGGACACCTCACCCGTCGCCTTTGTGTCACTGGTGTAACTTTTGTGGAACCAATCCTGTTCAGCCTGAAGGTGCCAGACATCTATGTCCTTACCAATGTCAATGGACTAAAGAAAATAAGACGTTTGACAAACTCAATGAATGGCAAGGAATCGAAAATCACGAACAGGTGATGAGACACTATTTGCTTGAACAATGTGTCGATTTAACCGACGAAGAGCGTGAGAACATTCCGCCCGACCGCCAAAAGATTAAGAAGAAATACAATTTCGTATTTTGAGCAAATGCCTGTCACAATAGGTTGACAGGCATTTATATCTGTGTTATAATCAACGTAACAAATAAAAGGAAGATTTTATCATATGGGACTTTTTTGGGACACACTTACAGCTCCGTCACAAACGATGACACGCGAACTCGGTTTGCGTATTTGTTATGCTTTCAAGGCAGCATTTCGTGCCGATGAGTTGGACATGAACCCGTACAATTTTGATTATGCACATGCGTATCGAGTCGCAGCAAAGCAACTCGATTCTATAGTCACTTCAAAATCTATTGGGCAAAACATCGCCGCTATGGTTGGTGACGCTCTTACCGAAGATAGATTGTTAGGACGCCAAGATGCAGAAGAACGCGCAGAGGCATTTGTTGAACGTTTTAATACGTTCTATCCTGGATTGATTTAAGGTGTTTTATGGCAAGAAAAAAAGTAGATGCTTCGCAAGTGGCGATTCCTACCACATATAATAAAGTGATTTGGACACCCGATGTCACAGTTTGGTGTCAAGCACGAGATTATTTTGTGGCGCAGTTGGGAAACAAGCTACAGCGTGTGGTGGTGATTTCTACAATTGAATATGGACTTCTAGAGATTCTGATTTATGAAGAAGATGGGGTTCAAAAAAATATAGCAATAGCAAGAGGCGATGTCCCTGGCACGAAGAAGCCAAGTAAATTTTGGACATTGCCGAAGGAGTAATACATCCTTATGAAGCATATAAAGAATATAACTTCTAATTTAATCGAGGAGGAGTAAAAACTATGCGACTTTGGCATAAAGATACAATCGAATTCCTACCGCAATCACAACTGGTTGCGCAATGGAGAGAACTCAACTCAATCTATCAAGACCAACCGAATCACATACTCATAAATTATGTATATTTTTACCCCAAATCGTATTTGAAAGCGTATTCGGACAAGGTTTTGGACGAAATGCGTAAACGCGGTATATCCGTTCGCACTATGGATAAGTACAACACCTACTTCGCAGGCGTTGCTGACGAGGACGTATCCTTCCCCGAACACGATCAAACATACTTCAAGATATGCTATTACAACTTGTACGAGAAATATCTTAGAGGCCAAAAAGATTTCTCAACCGAGAGAATGAACGAATTGAAACGGTATATGAGCGATGTATTCTATTAAGGAGAAATAATTATGACCAAACAAGAACAAATTGAAGAAATGGAAAAAGTGATTAAGGAAGAACAAATCCTTATCGCAAATAATTCCAATGAGTTTAAACAACTTATGCAAAAGGGCGTCGGTTACTGCCACGCAAAAGCCTTATATGATGCAGGCTATCGCAAGGTTCTGTTAGATACGGAAAACGGAAAAGCAGTTGATGTTTCCCAATACGCTCCGTGGGAGTTGATAGAAGGACATACAGAAAGAGAAGTCGAGAAAGCACGCAAGGAAACGGCAAGAGAGATTTTGGATATGCTATATGATGAGGGCATCGATAAAGAAATACTCGAATGTTGTAGAATATGTGACGTGAACGGGGTTTCGCTTGCCAAACAAATATGCGAAAAATACGGTGTGGAGATAGAAAAATGACTAAACAAGAACAAATTAAAGAGATGCAAGAAATCATTGGTGATTGCTTGGAGTTTGATTCTATCGATGCTAAACTTGGCAGCGGGGACGGATACATATACATAAACACTCAAAAATCAGCAGAAGCACTTTACAACGCAGGTTATCGTCGTGAGGCAACACTGACTTGCGATTTTATTAAAATGGCGCAGAAACACGCCGTACAAGAGTTTGTTGATGAATTGAGAAACAAATGTAGTGAAGTTAAAGGATATTATTATTCTTTCGGGAACATTTCAGGTGTAATCGAAGAACTTTTGGAGGAGTACAAAAAATGACGAAAGAAAAGATTAAGGAAGCATTAAGGTGCTGCAAAAACCAATGTTGTAGTTATTGCCCTCATTGGTGCGAAAAAGGTTGCCAATACCAAACATTGTCGAATGCCCTCGACCTCATAACCGAGCAGGAAAACGAGATTGAAAAGCAAGGACAGAAAATCGAGAACTTGAATGGGCTGATTGATTACGCAGACAAAGAGATTAGAAAGTTGAGAGCCGAAAACGAGAAATTGAAAGCCGAATTAGGAGAGATTAATTGATGGATCAATTTGAAAGAAATCTTTATAAAGCGAATATACTCATAGATTCAACCCTTGAGGATAATATAATCTGTCCTTATTGTGGTTGTGAAATAGATGACAGTGATAAATTCTACATGTATGAAGGTGAAGGTATTCTGGAATGCCCTGATTGTGGGAAAGACTTTAGATACTATCCAGATGTCGTAGTCAAATACAGCACTCGTAGAATAAATGATTAAAAAGGGTATTATTTTATGAAAAAATTTATGTATGTTTTGTTACAATTTACCTGGGGTATTTTGCAAAATATCGCAGGCTTAGTATTATTCCTTGGATGTAAAATTCTTGGTCGCAAATCAAAGAAGTACAAAAACGCAGTCGCAACCAAATGGAACAACAAATACGGTTCTGTATCTTTGGGTATGTTTTTGTTTGTGACGAATGATGAGGATGAAACTCTTCTTGCTCACGAGTACGGGCACTCAATTCAAAGCCTTTTCCTTGGGCCATTGTTTTTCTTCGTAATTGGTATTCCTTCGATCTGCTGGGCAGCGTTCGGCGACGGTTACAGGAAGAAACATAATAAAACTTATTATGAATTCTACACCGAAAAATTCGCTAATGACCTTGTGGGTTTGGACAAATATCGTCGTTTCATCGTAAAACCTGAAGTTGCGGATGTGGAGAAAGAAACCAATGAGTAAGAAGTTCTTCGTAATAGCCGACGTTCATTCGTTTTATGACGAAATGAAACAGGCGTTAGACACGGCAGGATTCGACATCAATAATCCTGAACACGTTTTGATTTCTTGTGGTGACGTGTTAGACCGCGGCCCGAAATCGATGGACGTGTTGGAATTTCTGATGTCTATTCCGAAAGAGCGTCGAATCTTTGTCCGAGGTAATCACGAGGACTTGCTCGAAAGTTGTGTAAAACGCCGCGAGTTTTATCAAAACGATATCTCTAATGGCACCCTTAAGACAATCTTTAATCTCTGCGGAATGAGCGAAGATGCCATTTGGTACGGTGTTCGAGGGAATATAGATTGGGATTACCATGACGTGTTTTTCAAAATAAAAAGCGTTAAAGTCCTGTGGGATTATCTTGCAGAATGTATTGACTTTTACGAGCTTGGCAAATATGTTTTTGTTCATTCCTGGGTTCCGATTGGCACTCCCGATTGGCGAAAAGCAACCAAGGAAGAGTGGGACAACGCAAGATGGGGTAATCCGTTTGAAATGTGGCGTATAGGTTACAAAGTCCCCGACAAGACGATCGTATGCGGTCATTGGCACACCAGCTGGGCACACAACAAGCTACATCAAAAAGGTACGGAGTTTGGCGATAATGCCTGTTTCGATATCTTTATAGATGAAGGTATTGTGGGGTTGGATGCTTGCACAGCACATAGCCACGAATGTAACTGTTTTGTTATAGAGGAATAATATAAAAATGAAGAAGGGTGTCGTTGAAAATTTGGTTTTAAACCAAGAACAACGTGATTGGTTTTCTGCTGCTAATAACAAAGTTGGAATTTATTTAATTACTAACATAATTAATGATATGAAATATGTGGGGCAATCTTTGAACATAGGAGGCAGATGGCAAGAACACTTAAATCAAGCTAGAAGAAACAAAGAAAAGATTTCTCCTTTGCAAATGGATTTGAGAAAATATGGAATAGAAAATTTCAAATTCGAAATTTTGCAAGAGTGCTCGCCTCAAGAGTTGGACGATTTAGAGATTTTTTATATTAAGCAATACAATTGTCTTTCTTCTTTGGGATATAATATTCTCAAGGGAGGAGCAGCTGGTTTGGAGGGAGAAAATAACACCAATGCCAAAATGACTGAAGCGCTAGTTTACGAAATACGTGAGCTTTACACGACAGACATTACAAAATCTCAGGCTTATGAATTATGTAGAAATCTTATTTCGCCGAATACATTCGCTGATATATGGAATGGGAAGACTTGGAAAAAAATTCATTATGATGTTTATACGGAAGAGAATAAGTACAAGCACAAGCACCAAAAGACCCGCAATCACGCCTGTGTTCTATCAAAACAAGATGTTGTGTTTATTAGAAAATGTAAAGAACAAGGAATGCGCAAAAAAAATGTGCACGATACTTACTTCCCTACGGTGAATATAAACACTTTTTCTTGTGCATGGGATGGTAGGACATACTCGTATTTATAAATTTTGCAACAACTTAAATATAAAGGAAGTAGAATATTATGAATTTAGATTTGCCAAAAGTAACAATCCTCAAGCACCCAACTGATGAAGATTGGATGATATGTAAAAAATGTACTCTGATAACGATCGGTAAAGACGCTAAGCAACCACCAACGCCCGAATGGAAACATAAGATTCTCGCATCCGAACATAGCCCCATTAGGACTTTGCAATTTGTATTTGAAATCGTTAATATTCCGTATTATTGTGCTATGCACCTTGTGAGACATCACGTGGGTGTGACGCCGTTCGTGAAAACACAACGCAATGACCGTCAATCCGAATATGATAGGGGCAAGGCTCCACAAGATGCACCTGTTGATATGTGCTGGTGTGTGAACGCCCAAGCGCTAATGGACATTGCTCACAAGCGACTTTGTACACAAGCAAGTCCCGAAACCAGGGCAGTTGTTGCCGAGATTTGCCGCCAAGTGGAAGAGGTCAATCCCGAATTTAAGGGGTTGTTGGTTCCGAACTGTGTTTACCGCGGCGGGAAATGTACAGAATTTTATCCTTGCGGAGCGGCAGAAGCAATGATGAAAAAATATCTTGAAGAAAAAGTGTCACAATAGGTTGACACTTTTTTAGGTTTTGTGATAAGATAAGTAGAGAATGTAAAAAGGAGATATAAATGTTCTGTTCAATACACAACCATACGCAGTATAGTAATCTACATCTCAGAGATTCAATTAACCGAATCCCTGAGATGATTAATAAAGCGATTGAATATGGATTTAACGGCTTGGCCATTACCGATCATGAAATTATTAGTGGCCATATTGAAGCCTTGAATTGTGGAGATAAGATACGAGAAGAGCATCCTGATTTTAAGATTATTCTTGGCAATGAAATTTATCTTATAGACGAAAGCGAGTATAAAAATGCCGACAAGTATTGGCACTTTATCCTTTTAGCAAAAGACGAAGTTGGTCATAGACAATTGCGCGAACTTTCAAGTCAGGCTTGGGAACGTTCTTATATGGAACGTGGTCAACGTCGTACTCCCACATTCTATCAAGATTTTGAAAGAATCGTCGGCGAAAACAAAGGACATTTGATTGCTTCGACCGCTTGCATCGGCGGTCGTTTAGGCACGAGCATTTTGCGTAGAGATTCGGATTCAATCAACTTCATGGTAAATTGGATGGTGGACACCTTTGGTGAGGGAAATTGTTTCTTGGAAATGCAAGATTCTGATTCTGACGAACAACGAGATGTTAACCGTTATATTATAAAGTTGTCTGAATTTTTTGGCATACCTTATATTATAACACAAGACGCTCACTATCTTAACAAGGAAGACCTTCCCATTTTTGAGAAGTTCTTAAATAGTAAGGCGGAGAGTGACCGTGAGGTCAATGCGTTTTACAAGTACACTTATATGAAGCCCGAAGACGAGATTCATCAAATCTTGTCTTATCTGCCGAGCGATGTTGTTGACACCGCAATTAACAATACTCAATTAATTTATAATCAAATTGAATATTACGATATGCGCTGCCCCATTATCGTTCCCGAACGTAAGTTGCCTGAATTTCAGGTGCGTCACTTACTCAAAGATTGGTATGAGAGTTGTCCTAATATTAAGTTCTATGCGTACAGCGAATTCCCACAAGATAGATTTTTGTTGTATTCTATTGAGCAAGGTATTATTGATAAAAAGTTTGTTGTGGGCAAAGAACAGGCGGATAGAATAGAGATTGAACTTTATACTCTCAAAGTGGTTAGCGAGTCTCTTAATCAACGCTTGAGTGCTTATCTTAACTTGGTTAAAGAGATTATTGACATTGCTTGGGAAGTTACGTTCGTCGGAGTCTCAAGAGGTTCTGCGATGTCTTTCTTGATTAATTATCTCATAGGCATTACTCAAGCCAATCCGATGATATACAATGTCCCTTATTGGCGATTCATGAATGTCGAAAGTGGTGCTGCTCTGCCTGATATTGATGTCGACTTCAATCCCGAACTTGCTCCTGAAATCATGGAAGCTTTACGTCAACATTATGGTTATGATTGCATATTAAACACTTTAACTTATAAAAAAGAATCGTTAAAGTCCGCAATTTTAACAGCTTGTCGAGGTCTTGAAATTCCCGTGGACGAAGCGCAACCTTTATCTGCTATGGTACCAATGTCTCGTGGGCACGTTTATACTTTGGACGAGTGCGAGAACGGTGACGAGGAAAAAGGTTATGAGCCCGCTCCCGAACTTATTAAAGCTCTCAAAGCTTATCCCAATCTTTATGAAACAGTTTGTAAGATAGAGGGCTTGATTTCGGGTGCTGGAGTTCACGCCTCTGCTTGTTACGTGTTTTCTCACGGCTATCTTGAACATTTGGGGATGATGCGAGCTCCGAACGGCACTCGTATTACTTGCTATGATTATCGAGCAGCAGATCAAGTTGGTTCATTAAAGTTTGACTGTCTTTATACTGAAGTTCAGAGCAAACTAATGAAGTGTATAGAGCTGTTACTTAAAGCGGGACGAATTCAATGGCAAGGTTCTTTAAGAGCAACTTATAACAAGTATTTACATCCTGATGTGCTTGATTATAAAAATTCTCAAATGTGGGAAGATATGCAGAATGGTGAGATAAGCAATCTTTTCCAATTCGAAACGCAAGTTGGGGCCGTTTGTATTAAACGCACTCGTCCGACGTCGGTTGCAGAACTCGGAGCTGCTAACGCCGTTATGAGACTGATGGGAGAAGAAGGCGAAGAACGTCCTTTGGATAGATATGTTAGATTCCGCAACGACATCACCGAATGGTATGAAGAAATGGACGAGGCTGGTTTAACTCCCGAAGAACAACAAGTTCTCAAAGAAGAGCTGTTATCCAAATATGGCAACTCTGTTGAGCAAGAAGACATGATGCGTTTAGTTCAACGCCCTGAAATTGCAAACTTTACTTTGGGCGAAGCAAACTTGTTGCGTAAAGCAGTGGCGAAAAAAGACGCAAAGAAAATTGAGAAAATGAAAAAACGTTTCTTTGAGGCGGTTGATAAAGAGGAGAATAAATAGATGGCTAGAAAAGAGTATCTTGATTATTGCTGGAACCATTTGGTTAAACCACAAATTGGTTATAGTTTTTCTATTCCTCATGATATTGCTTATAGCATCGAGGCGGTTCAAGAGGCGAACCTCGCAACGCGTTATAATCCCCTCTTTTGGGCTTGTGCGTGCTTGTGTGTTAACGCAGGCTCGTCTGCAACCGATTTTGAGGGCAATAATGCCGAAGATTTTGGGGACGAAGAGGATGTTGGTTCTTTCGACGAAGAAGTTGTCGAAGAAGATATTGATTCGCCAGAATCTGCCAAAAAGTCGAAGACAGTCACCGTAAACTATCCCAAAATTGCGAAGGCTATTAGTGACGCTCAGTTGAACGGCGTAACGATTGCTTTGCCCGACATCAACTCCGCACAGCTCGACTTTATTCCCGATGTTAAGCACAATGCTATTGTTTATAGTCTTTCGACGGTAACGAATATAAACCAAGATTTGGCTAATACCATTATTGCTGGTCGTCCGTATTCATCGCTCGAAGACTTTATGAATCGCCTAACTCTCACTCCTGTCCAAATGATTTCTCTTATCAAAGCGGGTTCGTTTGATTCTGTCGAACAAAGACCCCGTCAGGCGATTATGCGCTCATATCTTGAATCGTTGGCTCGCACAAAAGTCACTCTAAAAGAGAAGGTCACAGCGGTGCACTTGGGGAAAGCGATTGACCTCAACATCGTTCCCGAAGATTTCAACTCACAAATTCGCATGTTTAACTACAAGAAGTGGGTTGATAAAAATGAGAAACAAGCAGCACAAAAACTTTATGTTATTGTTGATCCCGACAGTGTTAAATTTTTTGAGATTTATCTTAAAGACAAACTGGCACTCGGAAAAGAATATGACGTGGTGCCCGCAGGTTACACAGTGAAACCTTCTGCATTCGAGAAGAAGTATAAAGAATTTATTGCTCCCCTCATGGATTGGTTTGGTTCCGAGGAAGGGCGTCAACTTCTTTATCAAGCCGAATGTGATGCAGTAGTACAGGAAATGTGGGACAAGTATTGTCAAGGAAGTTTAAGTGCGTGGGAAATGTCATCAATGAGCTTCTACTACAGTGGACACGAATTGGCAAGTATGCAATCTCTCGCGTATAATCTCCGCTCATTTAAAGACCTTCCCGAGGAACTCAAACCCATTCGTATGAAAAAGCTTAAGAGCGGCAAGTATGCGCCCGTATACGATATCGTTGGAATAGCAGGAACCGTTGTGGGAGCAAACAACAATAAACACATCGTTTCTTTGCTTACCCCCACGGGAGTTGTCGATGTGAAGTTCTACGCAGGTTCTTACATTCATTATAATAAGAATATAAGTACGGTTGATAGCAAGGGCAAGAAAACGATGATTGAAAAATCGTGGTTTACTCGCGGTAACAAACTTCTTATTTATGGAGTACGTCAAGAGAATATGTTCTTGCCGAAGACTGATTATGACAAGGGAATCCGACATTCGGTAAACTTGATTGAATCAGTAGGAACTTATCCCAAGCTCAAGCTTGAGCGCGAAAATTAAAAAAAAATTAGTCACAAAAGGTTGACACAAAAGCGATTCTGTGTTAATCTTTTCGTATATTAGAAGAATGAGGTAACAATGGATACTAGATATGCTTTGGCAGATGAAGAAATAATGGATAAGAAAGTGAGACTAAAGGCGCGATTAGACCGTGTCATTTACCCCAAAACTGGACAAACCTCGGGTACATGGACTATTGCTGCATTTAATCTTTTAGAGGTATTAGATGGTGAAATGCCACCTGTTTTTCTATTGTCCAATCACTTTACAGCCAAAGGAAGAATGCCCGCACTCAATACTCGTGATGAGTACACAATCAGCGCTCGGTTGGTAAAGGACGAGAAATATGGATTGCAATATGAAATAGACACTATGTGTTTAGACTACGACATGGATGATGAAGAAGACCAGAGAAAATTTTTCTCTTTCTTTTTGACACCCAATCAAATCGAATCGTTGTATGAACAGTTTGACAATCCAGTTGAATTGTTGCAGAATCGCGACGTCAAAACTTTAATCAAAGCCAAAGGTATCGGCCCTGTGGTCGCTCAGCGAATGATTACAAAGTATGAGGACAGCCGCGACAAAGGTTATGCTTATGTCAAGTTTCATGATTTGGGTTTGACCAAGAATGCAATAGATAAACTCGTGCAATTTTATGGTTCGGCCGACGCTGCTGTAGCAGTAGTTGAAAAAAATCCTTATACGCTCATTATCCAAGTTCCTGGCTATGGCTGGTCAAAGGCAGACGATATTGCTTTGGCACAAGGAATAGCTCTTGACTCCGAAGAGCGTATGGGAGCTTACCTTGTTCACTACTTAAGAGAGCAGGCCGATTTGAATGGTAACTCATGGGTAGATGTGGATGATTTGTGCACAGCAATCGGTCAAGTGTGCGGAGATACGGACGAAGAGAAGATTTATAACATTGTCCGCAACGGTATCAAGACCAAAGTGTTGTACTTCGACCAAGATAATGGACGCGTGGGCTTGATGGAATATCGAGAGCTTGAGCAAGAATTGGCAAATGAGATTATTCGCATTCAAAAAGGCAAAGCAACTATCGAAATTGATAAGGATTACGCAGAAAAAATCTTAGAAGACATCGAAGGCAAGCAGGGCTTTACTTTTACTGATGAGCAAAACGCGGCCATTTGGAATACTATAAACAATCAGTTTAGTGTGTTAACGGGTGCTGCTGGGTGCGTTGATTGTGATACTGAATTTTTCAATGGTGAGAGATGGAAGCGGATTGCCGATTATCAACAAGGCGAAAAGGTTCTACAATATAATCCTGAAACTGGTAGTGGCGAATTGGTAACGCCAGAGCGGTACATAAAACAACCTTGTTCACGTCTCAATTTAGTGCACACGAAATACGGAATTGATTTTTGCGTGAGTGACAATCATGTAATGTACTATGTTTCGTCCAAAAATAAGATTTATAAAAATCAGTTCGCTAACGTGAAAGAAAGCCATTCGCAGACCGTTGGTGGGTTTGCTGGTCGGTTTTTTACGACTTTTTCATACGGCGGGGAAGGTATTTCTTTGACTGATGAAGAAATAGAACTCATGTGCGCTGTTATTTGCGATGGGCATTTTGCTTCTTCGTCTAACAGGTGCAGATGTAACCTGAAGAGAAAAGACAAACAAGAGCGTTTACAAGACATCCTACATCGTGCAAATATTCCTTTCAGTGAACATTGTTGGAACAGGGTGGATAAGGCATATAGAAACTATATGTTTAATGCACCTATTCGAACTAAAGAGTTTACTAAAGACTGGTACAATTGCACACAACATCAATTACAAGTGATAGTAGATAACATTCTTTATTGGGATGGTTCTGTACGAGATGGCCGCAAGTCTTTTTTCACCACGGTAAAAGAAAATGCTGATTTTGTACAATTTGCTTTCACTGCTTGTGGTTATCGGGCTGTGATAGCAACCTACGACCGTCGCGGGCAAAGTCGAGGCAAGTATATACGGAAATCTCTCGAATATAAGGTTACCATAACAGACAGAATTTTGGTAAGTATGGGTGGTACACACCCTGGACATAAAACACCTATACAAGATTATATCCCCACTGACGGGTACGAGTATTGTTTTACCGTGCCAAGTTCTTTGTGGATCCAAAGACGCAGTGACCGCATAATGGTTACAGGTAACTGCGGTAAGACTTCGGCAGTTAATGGTATAGCTCATATCCTCAAAGAACATAATTTCCGTGTTGCACAAGTGTCTTTGTCTGGTCGTGCGGCGTCGAAACTGACCGAAATAACGCACATCCCAGGTCAAACCATTCACCGCCTGTTGAAATACGATCCTGACACAGGGAAATTCCGTCACAATAAAGACAACCCTGTGCCCTATGATATTATCATTGGCGATGAAGTCTCAATGTGGGGCGGTGAAATCACTCTCGACCTTCTTCGTGCTATACCAACGGGTGCAAAGGTTTTGTTCATCGGTGACGTTAAGCAGCTCGAGGCGATAGGGCTTGCAAGTGTCCTCACCGACACTATCAAGTCTCACACCATTCCGACTGTGCAACTGACCAAGATTCAGCGTCAAAAAGCTGACAGCGGTATTATCACTCAATCTCTCAAAGTTGCGTGTGGTGAACAAATTGTGTCTACTGCGACCACGGGAGAGGAATATCGTGGGGGTAAACGAGACTTTAAACTGGTGACGTATGTTGACGGCGCCTTGACCAAGCAGAAGGTAATCAACGAGTTCAAAGAGCTGTATATCAATAAACATGTTCCTGTTAACGATATTCAAGTCTTGGTGCCAATGAGAAGCCGAGGAGATGCAAGTTGCCGTGCAATAAATTTAGCTATCCAAGAGATTGTCAATGGACTTCCTCAACCCGACGAAGTAACAGTCCATTATTGCGACAGTGGAATTAAGTATGATTACACATATCGTAGAAACGACCGTATTATCATACTAAAAAACAACTATAAAACGCTGAATGTGGAAGGAGAGAAAGAACCTATTTATAACGGCAATGTTGGTTACATCAAAGAAATCGGTCCCGATTACATGATAATCAATCTAACCGAACAAGGTGATATTATCCTCCCCCAAGAGAATTATGACAATCTTTCTTTGGGTTATGCGATTACGGTCCACAAAAAGCAGGGCGATTCCTCGCCATATGTCATCGGAGCAATTGACAGTTCGTCATATGCTTTAATATCGAAAGAACTTTTGTACACAATGATAACAAGGGCAAGGAAATATTGTGTTATTGTGGGACAAAAGAAGATTTTGCAACAGGCGGTTAGAATTAGCCGTGTTAAAACTAAACAAACGTGGTTGTGTGAGTTGCTTCAAGAAGCCGAAGCCAACCAAAAGGAGCCAATAAATGAACAACAAGTGTGAAGATTTTGCCAATCTTGAAGACCTCCTTATAGATTTGGGGAAATTGGGGAAAGCAAGTGTTCTTCCTGATTTCACAGAATATGAGACTTACCTCGATCTCAACGAGCGTATTCTTTATTTGGATTTTGACGTAAACGATGCTTTAGTCGACTATTCTCGTCGTGTAATCCGCTGGAACCGTCAAGATAAGGACATTCCTGTGGAAGAGCGTAAACCTATTAAGTTACTCATTAACTCCTATGGTGGTAGTTTAGATTCTTGTCTACATTTTATCGATACGCTGTTATTGAGTAAGACGCCCGTGTACACTTATAACGTGGGCGTCGCGATGTCAGCTGGTTTTTACATTATGCTTGCGGGTAGCAAAAGATTCGCTTACCCGAATGCACAATTTTTGATTCATAGCGGCTCTGGCGGCGCTGCTGGCACCTACGAACAAAGCAAAAGTCAAATGGAGCATTACACTCGTTGTATTGAGCTTCTTAAAAAATATGTTCTTGAGAGAACCACAATTCCTGAAAAGACATACAACAAAAAAAGAAGCACTGAATGGTTCATTTGGGCGAAAGATGCGATTGATATGGGCATTATAGATGGACTCATAACTTCGCTTGACGAAATTTAAAAATTTTTTTTGTCATAAAAGGTTGACTTTCTATCGAACCCATGGTATTATGCTCTTGTAAAAAGCAACAGGAGGTTTTCAAATGGAAAACAATAATGTAATAAAACATGGCTTCGATAGAGTAGTCGAGAGATCAAACAGAAAAGACGCTGCGGCGTTTGCAGACAGAGCTTATCGTAACGGGAAGAAACCCGAAGTGTTTACACATCCGAAGTTCCGCAACTATTTGCAAAAAGTTGCTGTACACTCTTGTGTTGGAGCAGAACTAAGAGTTTTCAGTAATCAAATTTTTGTGTTTAGCCCAACTGCGGAATTGATTACGGTGCTTGACATTCCCGAAGTTTACGACACTCGTAAATACAGAAAATAAGGAGAACAACATGAACGAACTTAGAAAAGCGATGAGACAAGCTGGATGTTCTTCAGAATTCATTTCATTCGCGACAAGACTTCTTCGTGAACATGTTATCATTTGGGACGATACGAAAATCGAAGCCACTTGGATCAGTGTTCGTGTAGAAGATGGTTATAGGATGGTAGAAATTTATGACTGATATCGAGAGAAAGGTAGACGAAATCACCCACAACAATAGTTGGGGGTTCCAAGTATGGCACAAAAAGCGAGAAGAGGTCATTAACGAGTTTGACAACAAAGAATCTCGCGATTGGTTGCTTCGGGTCTATTTCGCGCACAATATAAATGCAGAATATATCACGGCTTGCCATGCAATAAGTTATTTTATAATGTGGCTAGACCGTAAGGGACAGCATTATTACGAAATAGAAGGCGACAATAGATGGTTCCGAAACTATCACAGTGATGAATTTGGCGATATTGTGGTATGGGAAGATGGAACGAAATACGGAATGATGTTAGCATCAGAATTAAGAAAGGAGAATAAGTAATGAATACAATCGTAAACGCAGAAGAACTTCAAAATGGTCAAATGTTGACCGAAGAGATGTGGGCAGACATAGACAAAGAAATTGCGCTTCATTCTGACGAGGAACTTAAAAAGGGTTTCATTGTGCGCGACTTTGGCGGCAAGATGTTCCTTGCAATAAAACGTATGACAATGGGTGTTGACGCGATTAAGGTTGAACCTGCTTTTACTACCGAAGATGCAGAGAGCAAGTTGTCCGACCTGAATGTTCTTGATATCGCTCCTGGCGGCGTGTCGAGAGCTACGGGTAAAATTTGCCCTGATAAGGTTTGGCTCATTGATAAAGAAGGTAAAATTACCAATCCAGCGACCAATCGTCCGTGCCAATTCAACAAGAGCAAACTCGGCAAGGTCATTGTCGCTCACGACGGAGTGTTTGGACCGTTTTATGTAGGTATTCCAAACACTGACGTGAATGGAGACGGCAATTTCGATTGCGCAGGATTCCGCTATGTTGACGAAGCTATTGATTTTGTGGAAAACAAGAGATGGCTCGATAAAGAGTTCATGAATGAATCTTCTGAACAGACTGATGAAGGAGAAGCAAAATGAGACAAGAAAAGGGTTTGTGTTTTGAATTGAAAGGTATTCAAGAGGGGAACCAAGAAAGGAGAGACTTCTTTGAGTTTATCAGAATTCTCTTGAATCAAGAACAAGACATCAAGATTTGGAGCGATGGCATGTATGTCAGTGTTGAGTACGATTATTCCGACAGGGATTTTGGCGGCCCTATTTTGGAGTGGATCGATCCTACGAAAGAATATATTGCCGAATATACCGATGACGAGAAAGGAAATGAAGTGCCACAGCCTGACAATGTTGCCTTCCTCGAAAATAGCGAAAAACAATTCGTCACAATAGGTTGACAAAAATAAGAGAGTGTGATATATTATAATCACGAAGCGGCGATGAGCCGCTGATATCGGAGCGTGTTGGAATGAGAAGACAACTGGCACTTAAAATGCCATGGGTAGTACCCGTGCTCGTGCAAGTCGAGTCGCTCCGACCATAATGCCGAACATACTTTCATGTGTCGGGGAAGAAAGAAGAGAAAGCGGAGTTTAGGCCCGTTCCTATCACGGCGGTTACTCTGGTTAAAAACAAGACCGCAACTAGTATCTTTTTTTTAGTGGTCCAATATCTTCTTTGCAGGGTATTGGCGGAATTGAGAGTTTCCGTTAGAGAGTCGGCGGTTGCACTAAGCGACTTAACGCTGGCTCACTCTCACCACGCGTGTGGGGCATAGAAAAGTTTCGACCGTACTTAAACCCGAAGCGGACTGCGCAAGACCTCGGAGCGTTACCGAGATAGCCCTCTGATTATCACAACACGTGTTTGACGGTGTTTGACGTGAACAAACAAGGAACCGTACGAAGCCTATCGCGAAATGGGGTACAGAGAGGTGATAACGCTAGGCCTCTCAACACATTGCAGGTTAGAGGAGCGGTTCCTTTTCAGGCTCATAACCTGAAGACGCAAGTTCGAATCTTGCACCTGCACCCAAAGCTTAACTTAACCTTTTGATGTACTATACGCTAAGAACGTATAGCCGCGGCGAAATTCATCCTATTGCCACACAGCAAGGGTCGCAACCTTGGGGTTAAGAGAGGCGGATGAAAATAAGGGGGAATTATCCTTTCGCTCCCACCGTAACAGGTATAAGTAAAGGAAACCTATAGAAAACAAGCTATACCGAGCGGGAGTCAAGCATTGGCGTGAATGTGATGCTTTCGGTGAAATGGGTTTGAATCCCGTTGCTTCCGTTAACCATTATAGCTTGAACCGACAAGAGGAGTTGGCTCTTTCATCCTCGTCTATTCGCGATAAGGGCAAAAGTAAGGAGCATATCTTGCTCGGAATACAGGTGAAACGAGACAAAGCGCGGCGGACTTGTCCTAGGTGAAGAGGCGTATAGAAAGGTGATGCACTATTCCTTTCAAAATGCTAATATGGCGCAATCGGTAGCGCAACTGATTTGTAATCAGTCGGATTATTAGCTCCAAAACTGCCAGCGGGCAGTATAAAAATAGAGCATCACCAAACCTTGTATGCGAATACAAGTGAGTCCAAAAGCCCTGGCAATAGGACTGCGGTTGAACCATGTACACAATGGTGTGCAGGTAAAAGTTGCCTGAGAAACCGCTGGCAAACCACAGACTTTCCACATTAGTCTGCAATTGGGAAAATGTGGCACTGCGTAAACCTCATTAGAGTTAGATGCAGTGAAACGAACCGCACCTTACGCTATATGCCAGTAAGGTCACCTGGAGCCGCCGCAGGTAATCAGGCTGCCAAGAGCTCTGCCGCTCCCAGCTTGCTCGCTTTCCGAGTCGGCGTTATGAGGAGCGCGGGGCTTTTTACAGTCTAAAACAGTACGAGGACAGAATTTTATGAAAGCATTTAAGACCAGGATATACCCAAATGCGGAACAAGCCGTTTTAATCGAAAAAACTTTCGGTTGTTGTCGCTTTGTCTATAATAACGGTCTCAAATGCAAAATTGATGTCTATAACAAAGATAAAATAAATTTATCTGCTTATGATTTAATGAGAAAAATTACAACTCTCAAAAAAGAGCTTGAGTGGTTAAAAGAACCTGAAAACAAAGCCCTACAACAATCACTTCTTGACTTAGACAAGGCATACAAAAACTTTTTCAGAGAGCATAAAGGTTTTCCCAAGTTCAAGAAGAAGGGCGATAAAGACAGTTTCAGGACGTTCGGTATGCGTTTTGTGTCATGTCACTTTATTTATCTTCCTAAAATCGGAACGGTAAAAACTGCTGAAAAGATAAAGAAGAAGTGGAATATACATAATGCAACGATAAGCAAGAGAGCAGGACAGTATTTTATTTCGCTTTTAATCGACTATGAGCCGCCAAAAGTCCAAAAGACGGGTGAAGTTGTCGGAATCGATTTAGGCATTAAGACATTTGCGACCTTGTCAGATGGAACTAAATATGAAAATCCGAAGACATTACGCAAATACGAGGACAAGATTGCAAGATGTCAACGGCAATTAAGTCGAACTCAAAAAGGAAGCAACAACAGCAAAAAGGTTAAAGAAAAAATAGCCCGATTACATTTGAAAGTATCTAACATTCGGCAAGATTATCTACATAAAATGAGCCACGAGATAGCCAATCGTTATTCGTTTGTTGCGATAGAGGACTTAAACGTTGCAGGAATGGTTAAGAATCACAATTTAGCCAAGAGCATATCCGATTGCAGTTGGGGCGAATTCGTCCGACAACTGGAATATAAATGCGAATGGTATAATTGTGAACTGCGTAAAATCGGTCGATTCGAGCCCAGTAGCAAATTGTGTTCGAATTGCGGATATAAGATGAGCGAAATGCCGTTAAATATTCGGGAATGGACTTGTCCTAACTGCGGAGCGCACCACGACCGAGACGTAAACGCTGCAATAAATATTTTGAATATAGCACTCTCAGGCAGAGAGGAAGAGCCTGTTGATACTGTGGACATTGGTTCACTTGAGCAGGAAAATCTCGAATAGGTTACGACCGAAAGAGAACCTTAATATTATCGAATTAAGCGTATGCCGATGTTAATCAGTAGGTCAGAGATGGCATATTTCAGGAGGACAAAGTGAAAGTATATCTCGCAGGAAGTTTTGCTTACAAAGATGAAAAAAAGACCAAAACCCATCAACGCCAGTTGGAATGGGCAGCACACCTTCTCAAAGAAAAAGGGCTTGATGTGTACTTACCCCAAGAGCTTCACATCCACAACGCGTGGGATTATACTCCCGCCGAGTGGGGGCTCATGGTCTTTACGCACGATGTCATCGAAATCGACAAAGCCGATGTTCTCGTGATGCTGTCGTGGGGCAAAGAGAATAATGCAGGAGCTGCTTGGGAAGTTGGTTATGCCTTCGGAACAGGAAAGAAAGTCGTAGTTGTTGGCCTAACCGACGAAGTGGAAAGTGCGATGATTTTGCATGGATCGTATGCACAGGTCAAAGGAATGATTGGTTTGGAGCAGTATGATTTTGCTACTATGCCGAAAACTCGCGATTTGATCGGCGAACAAAGTTGAGGTGACATATGAAATTAGAGCTTGTTCAGTATCCTTATTCAAAATCAGGTCCGACAGTTTACATTGACGATATGAAAATTGCAGGACCGAAGGCATTCGGCGTCGGTCACACGGTCGCAACCTACGATGTTGATGAAGAAGTTTTAGAAACGATCGTAAAACAGTCAAAAAAGTTGCAAATAAAATTCTAATTTTATTTGCGATTTTTTCATCATAAAAGGTTGACAATTTCCTTCCTCTTGTGTTAAAATCAAGATAATCAAAAAAAATGGAGTGTCCTATGACAAAACAAAAAAGAATTTACGCTCGTCCCTTTATCAAATGGGCGGGTGGCAAAATACAACTTATATCGCAACTCGATTCCCTTTTGCCTTCTTCGTCCGATGGAGAAGACTTTTACACACTCGTGAAAAACGGGTTTTACACGACTTATATTGAGCCGTTTGTCGGTAGCGGAGCAATGCTTTTCTATATGCTCCAACGTTATCCGTTTAAGCATGGCGTGATTTGCGACCGCAATGAAGCTCTTATCAATGTCTATCGCTGTGTCAAGAGAGACCCTGAGAAGCTCATTGACGAACTCAAAGCACTTCAACTTCGTTATGATAGTCAGGCGACTTTGGATGGCAAGAAAGGTGTGTATCTTTTGGTGCGCCAATCTTTCAATACCGTAGCAATTGATATCTCTAACTGTTACCAAAAGGCGGCGGAATTCGTTTTTCTTAACAAGACTTGCTTTAACGGCTTGTACCGTGTCAACGGCAAGGGCGAGTTCAACGTTCCTTTTGGTCAATACGAATCAGCGACAATTTGTGATGCCGACAATATTAGACTTTGCTCGGATGTTCTTCAAAGAGTCGATATTTACTGCGGTGACTTCACGGAAGTGAAATGGGATATGGGTACACATTCGTTTGTGTATTTTGACCCGCCCTATCGCCCGTTGAAAGGTAAGGATTCTTTTACGGCTTACGACAAGAGCGGCTTCACCGATGCCGACCAAAATCGTCTTTATGAGTTCTTTATGAAAGGGGCTGTTGAGGGTTCAACTGTCATGCTCTCGAATTCGGCAGACGATAACGACACCTCTCTTCGTGACAAGTACGAAAAGAACCCTGGCATTTATGTGAAAGAAGTTAAGGCACGCCGTAGCATCAACAGCAAGGGTGACGGCCGCGGCGAAATCAAAGAATTGGTCATTGTTAATTTTTAAAACAATGAAAGAGTTTCGTTTTAAAGTAGGGCAAAGGGTGGCGGTTCGCACAGAAAAGTGCGGAATCGCCTACCCTGACAATATAACAACGATTACAGAACAATCATCGGCATCATATTTTGATGGTGGCTGTAACTGGTATCGAATCGAGGACTGCGACGACGTGGTTCGTGAAGATTGGTTAGAGGAGATTCCCGATAATGGATGACTTTTTGTTGATGATGTTGGCAATGGAAGACGACGAGATGGAAGCGAAGGACGAACTCGACGAACTTTGTTTCGAGGACGATGAGGACGAGGAAGATTCTTATGATGATTATCTTGAGGATGAGGAGGAAGAGCAATGATTTTGACTTTATTATTGGTAATCGGTAACCTCATTGGAATGATTATGTTTTTCGGCGGAGGCTGGTTCTAATGACGAAAGTTGAATTAGACAACGCTTTGAAACAAGCAGTGGAAGAGGAGTTCCAAAATGCCGTATTCCCTTGTCTGCATTCTTCAAGAGATGTTTGGGGACAATATGCAATCGTGGGATATTTTGAAGAAGGTGTTTATCAACAATTACGTGGTAAGATAGAAACGTATAGCGTGAGATTACCCGTAGACGAAAACACCGATCTGAAGACCATTGCAAAGTGTTTTGTATCACAGGCGGAAGAAATTGAACAAGAAGCTTATAAGAAAGCTCTTCTAAAGTGGTCGTTGACTTATCCCGTGGAAGCATTACGCTGGTCAATGATATGCCACGAACTTTGTGGATGGCGCTTTATTGTGGACGATTACGAAGGCATAGTTCGAAACGGAAAAGCAACTTTGGTACATTACGCAGTATATCTTCCCGATCCCAAAAAGGTCGAAGAGTTTTTACGAATAAAGGAGCGAACTGATGATAACCCGTGAGTGTCAACTACCTAACCCCTAAACGAGTGTGGGCTTGCCCGCTAGTTGATCAGACTAAGTGCTTCGAGCACTACGTTATCAAAGAATATATAGGCACCGTAGGATGTACTCTCCAGTCTTACGCTCTGCGGTATGTGATTAAACAGTTCTGATGGGTAGGAACAGTGTTGCATACGAAAACCTTTGAATAACATTGTCGTGGAGTAACCACTCTAACATATAGGAGGCTATAAAAGCAATGGTATATGTATTAAATAAACAAGGTAAACCGATAATGCCTTGTAAAGAAGCAAAAGCAAGAAAACTATTAAAACAAAATAAAGCAAAGATAGCAAAACACGAACCGTTTACGGTTCAATTATTATTCGATTGCGAAAATCAAACGCAAGAAGTAAATCTCGGAATTGATGCGGGAAGTAAACATATTGGCGTTTCGGTAACAACAGAAAAGCAAGTTTTATATGAGGCAGATGTTGAGTTGAGAAATGATATTGTCGATAAATTATCTTCTCGTAGTGAAGCTCGTAAAACTCGTAGAAATAGATTAAGATACCGCCCTGCAAGATTTAACAATCGTGTTAAATCCAAACATAAGGGTTGGTTGGCTCCGAGTATTGAGCAAAAGATAAATGCGCACATTCAAGTTATAAAACACTTATACGAAATTTTGCCGATAACAAAACTTATTGTTGAAACTGCTCAATTTGATATTCAAAAAATAAATAACCCTGAAATTTCAGGAGAAGAATATCAACAAGGCGAACAATTAGGATTTTGGAATGTGAGAGAATATGTTTTATTTCGTGATAACCACGAATGTCAATGTTGCCACGGAAAGTCGAAAGACAACATCTTAAATGTACATCATATTGAAAGCCGTAGAACGGGCGGAAATGCACCAAGTAATTTAATCACGCTATGCGAAGCTTGTCATAAGACATATCATAAAGGCGAAATTAAATTAAACCTCAAACGCGGCAAAAATTATCGAGATGCGGCGTTTATGGGAATTATGCGTAAAACATTACTCAGTCGGTTGCGCGCAATATACCCAAATGTTTGCGAAACGTATGGTTATATAACCAAGAACGTTCGCATCGAAAACAGCTTGCCAAAAGAACATTATATAGATGCTCGGTGTATAAGCGGCAATCCAAAGGCAAATCCGTTAGATTATTATATTTATCAGAAATGTGTTAGAAGACAGAATAGGCAAATTCATAAAAAT